AAATCTTCATCAGAGTATTCCATCTGTAATCCGAAGTCCTCTACCATACCAAAGTCTTCTGCTTCTACTGATTCGTGATAGCTGTCTTTTTCCTGCGCAAACGCGGGAGGTGGTTCTGCGGGAGGCAGAAAATCAAATTCGTTTTTATCGTCGTTTTCGTCTGACATTGTTTAATCTCCTACTCGATTCCAAATTTTTGCTTGCATTTATATTTCTTCATGCCCTCTTCGGCGCTCGTATAAGTCCAATGCGCGCTGGTATCGGTCTCGATGTTGCTCCAGGCCTTCCTCGAAGCTGCAGATAGCTGTTGACAATTTTCCTTGGTGGAGTTGGCGGCGAAATCTGCCTCGTTGGCTTTGGCATTCTTGCGCGCTAGGTGGCGTTCTTGGTTCGCCTTTTGTTTTGTCCCCATTGGTCCTGATGCAGTCATATCTTTTGCTTGAGCAGGCAGCGTAAACCTTTCGTCTAATACCGCCTCTAGCTCTTCTTTGATAATTTGTTTAAGTTGTCTCTTGGTTACCTTCATTTTGTAATCTCCTATTGATTTACTCTTGCGTATCCGTCTTTTTTATCTATCTCAATTTGCATATCAACACAGTCTTTGAGCGAATCAAGGTGCGAGATCAACAAAACATTCTTAAAATACACTTTAATTAGTTCCAAGATCCTAATAAAACCCTCCATATTTGTTTCATCTAAGGCAGTTCCTGGCTCATCGAGGGCGAAAAGATCAGATTTAGGCAACGAAGATACTCCCAACAAGGCCAAACGAATGGCTATGGCAGCCAAAGATTTCTCTGCTCCTGATGCCATTTCAATTGGGCGGGGTTCATGCCTTGGGTGCTTGATAAATATGTCAAATTTCTTTCCACTATCTTCGAAGAAGACTTCAAACTCGACAATATTGGCAAGGACTTTCGCGACTTCTTGGTTGATGACCGGTAGCTTCCGTTTAATAATATCATAAGCAATCCCAGATGTATGCATACAACGCATGTAAAGATCATAAGCTGAATATTCCTCCTGTAAATCTATGTATTCTTGTTTTTGATTTTCGATTGTCTCGACCTTTTGTTCGAGAGAGCCTACACTCTTATATAGTTCTAGCGTTTGCTCTCGGCACTCAGTACATTGCAGTCTTGCGGATGTAAGATTCTCTTCACAAACGCCCAGTTCTACATTTAGTTCTTCAAGGTTTTCGATCGCTTCTTTGTTCTCATCATATTCTTGCTTTTTGCTCTCCAACTCTTTCAGTTCATAGCCTATACGATCGATAGAGGACGTATTTCTTTCTATTGATAGGTTAATACTCGCAATATCATTTGCGATATCGTTTCTCTTCTCAACTATTAGTGTGTGTTGATCTATTTGTCTTGCGACTTCTACTGGCCCCAAGTCGTTGATGTCGCTCTCTATTTCCTTGATGTTCTTGGAGATATCGTCTCTATCGTTTTCAACATGTGATAAATTTGCGACAGCGACATTCGCATCACTGATAAATTTACATGTTGAAAACTGCGTTCCGCATGGAATATCATCAAGAAGATGTGATTTCTTTTCAATGTCATTGATCTCCGTGATTAATATGGCCAGGTTGTGTTCGTGTGTTTGCTTATCGCCTTCTAGCTTATTGATATTGTTCTGGGTTTCAGTAAGTGTATCAATATCTACACCCGCTATAAACTTCTCGACCTTCTCGTATAATCCGTTCTTCACTCCAAGATCTATTTCACTCTTTTTGTTCTCGCTGGTTAATGATTTCACTCTCGCTTGTTTCTGTTTGATATCTTTTCTTGTCGCGACGATGTCAATGATCTCCGCAGGTATTGACTCGATCATATCATTGAGCTTCACACATTCTGTTGTTAGTTGAATGATTTTCTGGTCTAACACCTCGCAAGTTCCCTCATGAACAAACAATGTTTGGCGCTTTGAATCCAATTCCTCAGTCGCTTCTTTCGCTTCTTCTTCATACTCACGTGACTCCAAGCGTTTTAGGGCGCCTTTAAGATCAGAACTGTCTTCCTTAGCCAGCTTAAACTTTTGCTCAAACACCTCTAAATCTAAGAACTTAGCAATGATTTCTTTACGCCGTGTCGAGCCTTCGTCAATAAATGCTAATGCTCCGTGTTGAGACGCTAGTGAAGACACCAAGAAGTCGTCAATGGTGCCGAAGTGCTTGCGGATGTTTGCGTCTGTTTGGGGCCGGCTGAGGCCGTTTAGTGAGCGGATTTCATCGGTGGTTTTATCAAGAACTTCGAAGTTCAGATCAGTCTTGGCTTCTTCAGTCACCTCACCTTTCAATTTCTTCGTGTATTTCTCGGCTGTTCTTTCGATCGTGTAGATATTATGGCCAACCTCAATTGTTACTTTTCCTCGGCACGAAGGCCGATTCTGGTTAATAACATTAACATTCTTCCTTTCATTTTTCGAGGTTGTATTAAAAACAGTCCAAAGCAGACCATCAACAATACTGCTCTTCCCAGAATAGTTCTTTCCAAAAATGCCCACGATCCCATTAAGTTTATCAAATGAAACACTATTATCTTCTCCGTAATTGAATAAGTTGTCGAACTCAAAATTAGATAGTTTCCAATTCACATTCCGAGATATCTCCTCTGTGTCCTCTACTTGCTTCTTATACTTTCTATTTAACTCATAAACCATTTCTATCGTTGATGCGTCGGCTTGATAGTCTTTTAGATATTCATCCATCAATTCTTCTTGGACATCAATATCTCGCAAGTTTTCTGTCTTTAGTGTGTCTGTGATATCCTCAACATTTCCACGCTCTCCCGCCGCTCTGTTTAAGAAAGTGACTACCTCCGGTTTAAAGCGATGCTTCGCAATATCAATTGCTCGCTTCATCGTACTAAGTGGCAAGTTGTTATTACTCACCAAACGCAAACGTGCGCCCTTTGGAGGATCTGCTCGGCGGGGCATTTTGCCCTTTGGAGTTAGCTGAATAGTGATGAACGGTTTCGGGTTTTCAACCTGATGATGCTTACACGTGAATGTATCTTTATCTTCAATCTCCCATAATAGGAAACCCTTATCTGGAGTCTCCCCGTGGTTCTGTTGAATCAGCGAACCAGGATAAGCGCACTTGCCGTCGTTATCAATCTTCTGGTGTGTCTTGTGAATGTCACCTAACAAACCATAATCATATTTGGCAAGTGTGTCTATGTCGATGTCACCGTGAGTCATCACCCAACCGGTGTCAGTCGTTGAACCCGCGATAGATCCATGATAGAGTGCGATATTTACGCGGTCATCTGGTAGTGTCTCGGGCCAGTTCTCTGGATCAACAATAGAAAGCACACGCAGGTCGATGCCGTCTGCGACTTCAATGGTTTCTGTATTTTTGATGAAATGTAAGTTTGGGTGTTTTAAGTTCTCGACGATCGGCGTGATAGCATCTAGCCTAGCACCGTTTTTCAAGTTCATATCGTGGTTTCCCAAGATCATATAATACGGAGCAATATCTGCCAACTTAGCAAACAACTCGCTCATCATGCGTATTGCTTCCGGAGATAAATCCAACTTAGTGTGGAAAGTGTCTCCGGTGTTGACAATAATATCTGGTTTTAACTCGCGTAACTTCTTGTATAATCGTTCGAATACTACGCGGTACTCTTTGTGGTACTTTAATTTCCGGACGTGAATGTCCGATACGTGTGCGATTTTAATGCTCACATACTCTCCTTATAAACAAACACCTCCACTAATAAATGATAGTAGAAGTGTTTAAATTAGCTTGCGATGTTACAAGCAACAATATAGCTTAATGTATTCACAACTAAAACAAATCCAACAAACATAGACATCAGAATACCAGACTCCATCAAAGTCACGTTACCTAATACTTTTTTGTCGAGAAAGGTTGAAACAGCATTCTTAAAGTTAAACATAATTGCTCCTTATACATTAAATATACTCCCTTATGGGAGAGATGTCAAGTACTTTCTCAAAGTTTCTTTCCATACACCTATGCCAGAATCTCCAAAAATATTCAAATCACTGTCGTTTTTTTCGGAGTTGCCGGCCCGGGCTTTGTTCTTTTGAATAACTTCATAGGCAACCGACCACTCTGGCGGCAACCACATATATTGTCCGGAGTCGTCGGCAAATGAAAATAGTTGTCCGTCTGAGTCATAAGCCCAAAATACTGCTTGGGTTTTTTCAGACGTCCCAATAAACTTCTCTAGTCTCTCTCGTCCGTCGGTATCCAGTAACCACGTTCGGACTATGGCCTCCCATGCTTTTTTTGTCATTCCAACAAATGGCATCCACTCTTCATCGGTCATGGTGTCTGCTGGTGTGTATACAAAGTCGTTTGTCCCTGTTGTCAAGGCTATAGCATTATCTGCAATGATTGGGGCGAGTTCTACACCGCGTTTCAGAAACTTTTGTTTTACGTTTTTGATACCCTCGGCATCATTTTTGTCAATGACAGAACCTTCTGATGTTGCGGCATCTCTAAAATGCTTAATATCTTCGACTGTACCAAAACGGTAGTCTTCGTATGCCTCCTTATCTTTCCTAAGTTGAGTTTTAATTTCTCTCTTCTGATCATCATGAGCGAATTCGGCCGTCAGCTGTGTTCCAAGAGCGCCGAGGGCGCCCAAAATCATGATAACTGTTTTCTTTTTTATGGATGGTAGTTCATCAAAATTTCTTAAAGCATTTTTAACTTTCGTACGAAATGTTTGACTGTTCTTCCATTTGCTTTCAATATCTTCATCACTTTCGAAAAGAACGCCATACAATTCTTCTTCTATAATCTCGTTAATGAAACGGACTTGTGCCTCTTCTATAATGATCTGTCGCAATCTGTGTTCTGTGATCTGCATTATACCTTTAAACCTTTCCTTGCCGGCCAGGTCATTTTAATATCCTGCTTCTTCAGCCGCGGGATCATACGGACCCCCATCGTCGATGCGTTCATCATTGTATTGGGGGAGTTCACGCTCGGCTGCTTGCTTGTGTTTATGCCACAACGCTGAAAAGACTTTACTTTCGAAATTTTTAAAATCTAGGGTAATGTTGCGATCGGTCGCATCTCCCCAGCTATTGATCTCAACTTCGGCCTCATCGGCAATGATTTGAGCGATACGCTTTTTATCGTCGGAGCTAAGCTTCGGCTCTTTATTGGGATCTCCAAAATCTATAATTCGTATTCCATCTTCCCAGGCAAACTGGGCTATCATCTGTGGGGTGATTTCTGATAGGGACTCTTGGCGGAGTTTAGCATTTGCCTCTATCTCTTCTTTAATGATCTCTTTTAATCTTGCTGTTGTAATTTTCATAAGTTCCCCTTAGACTGCTGATAACAAATTCAACAGTAAATAGTCGTCCCTATCGATAAAGGAAGCGTTATTCTTTCTTTCCCGGAAGACATCTTTTGGCATTGAACCTACATCTTCATAACCACTTACATCTATTTTATACATTTCAATATCATATTTAAGAAGCATCTGAATGATCCTGTTTTCTTTCTTTCTCGCGTCTGGGTCGAGGGCGATGTAAATGGGTGTGTCGTTGAGGACAATTTTGCGGATAAGATCGGAGTTCGATCTAAGTGTTGAGCCCAGAATGGGAACAGCATTTCCTGCGACCAGTGCATCAAAGACTCCTTCTACAATAGTTAGGTCTTCGTTCCAGTTAATAAATAGCTCATTAAATACAATGTCTTTTGATACGGGTGGGTTCTTATATTTATATGAGTCACCGTTATATGATCTCGCAATGAAATAGGAGCAGTCACCATCGTCGTCGAAAGACGGGATAATGATCCTGCTCCTATATTCGCCACCGAAACAATATCCGATCTTCCATTTGAGGATGTCGGCTTTACTTACTCCTCTTTTGTAGAGATATCGTAATGCGTAACTGGCTGTTGCTGGTTGGTGTTCTGAGCAGAGGGTTGTGAATTCTGGCGGGAGTTCCACTTTCTCTCGGCGTTCTTCCACGCCTCCCTCCATAAAGAGGTCAGCAAACCTTTCAATATCTTGACGCCCGAATATTGCGTCCCACGCCGCCAATTGGTTATGGCCGCTAAACCGACGCACAACACGCCTAATATTCCGACCGCGATAATCACAAATCCAGCATTTAAAAACATTTTTAACAATGTTAACTGAAAATTTACGTTTTCTATGATCACATGACGGGCACGCGAAAAGAAGTTCGGCGCCTTTGTTTGTGCTGTCTCCAAGCGTTTCATTAAGAATCTTCTTTGCGGCTTTGATATTCATGTTTCCTCACAATAAACATTATAACATATTCGAAACCGACTGTCAAGACGCTCTACAAAGCTTGAAGAGCTTCCACGATTTTAGCTTTGGTTGTTTTGGTGGTAACATCAAGATTGTTATCTTTTGCGATTTGCAACAATTCTGCTTTCTTCATCGTAGCACTCCAGCTTGATGCAGCTGTTGTTGTTTCGCTATTCTCCACCGACACCACCTCAATCTCAAAGGTTAGCTCTTTGCCAGCCAAAGGATGATTCATATCTAGAACTACCATATCATTTTCAAGTGCGTGGATCAGAGCCAGAAACGGACCTTGTGGGCCGTTACCTTGAACTGGTTGGCCAACTTGGAAGTTAAAATCCGGCCCGAAAGCATTTTTAGGTACTGGCTGAAGTGCTTTTGGATTTCTCTCTCCATAAGCATCCGCTGGGTTTATCGAAACTGTTTTTGTTTGGCCCGTAGTCATGCCAACACACGCTCCATCAAATCCGCGGATCATTTTTCCGGAACCGACCTTGAAATTTAATGGCGTCCCTCGCGTTCTAGAATTATCAAATTCTGTTCCATCGTTTAGTGTGCCTTTGTAATGCACGCTTACTGTATTTCCGTTTTTTATTTTCATTTTATCTCCTATATTTATAATGAAATTTTATCTAATATAACACAACCACTTCTGGGTGTCAAGTATTTTCTATCGTATAGCCGGCTTTTGCTATTATAATAGCGTCCGCCTTGTCGTATGAACCGGCAACCGGGTTGCCGTGTTTTGTGTATTCTACATTGAAGGCTGGCTCATGTTCTATAAGATGCGCTAAGACCACTTCCTTGGCTTTTTGGCCTCTCTTCACACTAATGCCCGCCTTCTTCCTTGCAGACGACGCAGAGATGTATTCTGGCTCAATCTCGAACAACTCATAAACAAGCCACGATACTATGCCATTAAACGCTGTCAAGGTTGCAATGACACTTGCGGATGAGCGGCCTTTAGCAAACATCATTAGTGGTTGTTCAATATAAATTTTATCTATCGGAAACTTTGCATCTCCCACAAAGGAGTCGTTGTCTAACTGATACATCTCATATAAATCTTCGATGTATTCTTTTATCTTTTCTGCTTTAGCAAAGGTGCCCTTATGTTTTCGCAGGTCACATGCACTATAGTGGAGGATTTCACCGTCACCCACCAAAGCAAAACCAGTTATACTGGTGGAGACGTCAATACCGAGGATCATTTTACGCCTTATATTTACGCCAACTATGGCGGCTTCTGTTTTGTAAATATTTTTTATTGTGCATTTGTGCGTACGCTTCTTGTTCGAACCTGATATTTCTATATGCAAGTTCTTTATCTCGAAACCTAATTAGACCTTTTAAATAATCCCAAACATACAACATATAAAAGAATACCACAAATAGTTCTTTTTGTTGAGCGATATGTATTGTTTCGTGATTTAAAATTTCATCTGATAACTTCTCACTACACAGAATGAAAGGGAACAGCGTTATTGCTCTTATATCGATAACAAATGATAAGAGCCTTGTTAGGCGGGGTGTAACCAGCACTATTGGATTCATTACAGATCCAATTTTATTTTAAATGTATAGTCTTGCTCTTCTTCTTTAAGGACCGGACTGGATAATGTAGCAACACCTATTAAATTTTTAGCAGCGTCATATACCGCTACTTTGGATATATACACTTGTCTCTTAAAAGAGGCGCTATAACTACTGTAGCTAGAACTAACTGTATTCTTGATTAACCTCTTTGAGTTCTCCTCATATACGTGTGAAGAAGTTTGTTGTAGTTGTTCTTGACCGTATTCTATAAACGTTGGGTTATTGGAGTAATTAACTTTGCCTTTATCAGCATGAGCATACATTGTAAGTACTTGTGTTTTTGTTGTTCCTTCGAACGATAATTCAAACGCAGCATTCGTAAATGTAATACTTCCACCACCACTATTTACTGTGCCCTCATTAACTCCATCATGAGCACCAGCACCCCAATAAATCCACTGTGGCTTTGATGCTGTATCTCCGGCTCTCAGATGTACATTGGCGTTGCTAAGATCCCACGAACCTGTCATCAGCAACAGCCCCTCATCATATAAAGCCACACCTGCTACATTTCCGATGTTTGCCGCATTAACATCGCCGACACCATCGTAGGTACCAGAAACTTGAATTAGCTCTCCGTTCTGTTTAGTGTCTCTTAGCTCTCCTATAAGAGAACCAGAAAAATACCACTTCAGCGATAAGCTTCCGGGCCTTATTCGTTGGCCGTAAAAGATAGAAGGAATATGAATAAGATTTAATGTTTGTTGGCTCTTATCTCCGTAAGATGAAGTTACTTTATAGTGTCGCGATCTAACTCCATATAAATTTAATTTGTTTTTTAAAGCCACGAAATATTGGTTATAAACTCCTGTGGTGCTGTCGTGTGGGGTCGTTATATAATCTCTACGTATAGAGGCGGTCATCGGATATATACCAGCTAATGTATCGCCAAAATCAAATTCATTGTTATATATTGATGATGCCTTGATTACTGTCTTGAAGCTAGCTTTTGAACCATCTTTTGTCAAATACGGATATATGGTCTGATTAAGCGTCGGTGCCGAGGGCGATATTGATTTAATACGATCGATGTTATATTCGTATAAACTAACATTTCCAAGTGGTGCTACAACACCAATTTGAACGTTAGTATCGCCAGCGACGGCATAATAGCTTAAGCGTTCGGGCCCAAACGATCCAGATTGCACTGGCTTATCGTTATAATACACGCGCGATTCATAGATAAAAAATGTGGTCTTAGGGTGAGCCACCAAAGCATTTCGAATGATATCGTTCGGGCCAAATTTTCTAAACATATGATTTTCTCTTTTTAGAAGGAATCAATAGTCCAATCTAACACGAAGAGTTAGCTCGTTACTCGGCGTCTTCTTAAGTGGCTCTGAAAGTTTGGCTACTGCTAACAGCTCGTTATTCGAGCTATAAAGACCAACTGTTGTTATATATGAGACTGATGGATCTCCCGAAGTGTTTTTAACTCTCAACTTGCTTCCGGTTATATACGTTGGGTTTGTACTGTAGTTGAATTTATTGTGTGGTACGCGGCAGAAGTAGATTGTTGAATTAATCTCGGTTGTGTTATTAAACGAGACGCTTTGAATTCGTTGCCTGAGAGCGTCACATGAAGCGCTGATTGCTCCGGTCATCATGGATTGTGTTACACTCCATGAATTGCCTTCGTATTTCCAGTAATCATCTAAATTCCCATTCGAAGAAGAGAAAATCGATGCCGTCAAAACCATGACGCCGGCTTGGTAGAATATGATTCCTTTTCCAATGCCTGTGTCTGTCGCACCAGCGCCGCCGGCGTCATACAAAACACCATAGTCTCCCCCAAGAGTGTTAAACGTTCCGGTATCATCCACCGAAGCTGAGGCGTCTGTCAAGGTTATTACTTTCGAGTTAGAGCCTGTATCAACAAATGCGCAGCCGGCATTACCGTCAGTGCCGCGCATCGCGCCGCGGCCAAGTTTAATCTCTACGGATCCTTTCTTGATTTGATCCTTGGTGAGCAATCGAGAAAAGTTAACAAAATACACCTCTTTCATTGAACCCGTAAGGTCTAAGACCAGATCACTTTCGAACACTCTGACCGTATTATCAGAACCCGTGTAGCCCAATAACAACTGCGAGAATTGATTATACATATTGATCTTTTTGCTGTTTTGCGTTGAGGCAGAATGCGATAGCGCAGAACTCTCGTCGTAGCCCATTGTTATATCAAATATATGGTTTGCTGAGGAACTTAAATATGGATAGTCATATACAGATTGAAACTGGCCATGAGTATAATTTTTAATATTGTTTTCTGTCGTAAATACACCATATGTTCCACTAACAATAGCACCTGTTACCGGCACCACCTCATGCAAGAAGGTTCTTGTGGTGGTTATATCCGTATTAGGATTTAGGGGTTCAAAACTTTTTATTGGCATTTCTTTTCTCCATTTATCATATTATGCTTTTTTAATTAACCTTAAACTAATTTGTTGGGTTGCGCCCGAGGACACTCCGGAAACATACACTGTTGTATCGATATAATCATATGTGTTACCATCTCCAAACAGGTCTTGTGAAGTTTTACCATGTCGACTAAAATCGTCGTTGGTGAGGCTCTTAGCATCAAAGTTTAATGCTGTCGCGCTGGCGCGGGGGCCATTCATCACTGATGTTGCCGTGTCTGCTCGGTTGTCGTTCTGTCTAAACACAACTTGATTTCTAATTGCTTTCACTGTGGCTATCCTATGGTTTGGAAGATTGCGATCCGTTCGGCCGGCAGCGGTGCGGGACATGTTAATTTGAATTTTTTCGCGGCCCTCAGTGCCACCATTACTAAATATACTTCCCCTAGCGGCCCCTAGTACGCTCGATAAGAATCTCGTGTCAATCGAAACAGATATTCCGGTGTCTGTTAGGTTGTTAGAATCCAGATAATTATTTCTGTTCTGCGTTGTGGCCGATATTTCTTTTGTATCTAATCCTATCTCGGAGATAATCTTTGTTCCAGTGTGGGCTCCGGATTGAAGTACATACTGACCTGCGTTTTCGCAGGAGCCTCCCAGGGCAGCAATGATGGCGTCTGCAGTGACTCCATCAGCAACAGACAAGTAGTAAAAACCGGATTCACTCTTGATAGCCGCGTTTGGCACTTTTTCGTTTGTTTTCATAACCGGCATATACATCAAGTTGGTGTTACCGTGGGACAAAAGGCCATAATTAATTCCAGCATTTGTCTCTGTGAAGGCCTCCAGTATCGGAGTTTGTAATATCTCCAGATCATAGTAAGCTGAACCTGACGGGTGGTTTTTGTTATACAACTTATAGTTGATTTCATCGTCGCCAAGAGCAAACATTTTAATTGAAAAGTTTCCTTTAGCCATTTTTCTTCTGCCGATCTCTGTGAGCACGGCGTCGAGAATGATGTCTCCGGAATTGTCTAAGAAAGCCATTTATTTACCTCTTTGTTATAATAATTAGTGTTTTTGTTATTAAATAGATTATAGCACTATAATAAAACTTTTTAAATACTAAGTTCCTGAATATCTTAATAATCTCACAGGTACCTGAATTGACGCATGTGAGATTGCGCCTACTATGTATATAGTTGTTTCTATATAATCAAACTTGTATTGTGTTACGTATTCTTCGCTAAATAATACTTGATCGATTTCGCCGTATTTAGTCCATCTTTTGTCTCTTTCGCCATCGGAATTTGTTCTAAGGCTTGACACGACAGAATAGTTTGTGGCCATGACGGTGCCGCGCGGGCCGAGAATATTCGAAAATTCAAGGCCTGGGGAAGTGAAAGATTCATAATCTGTCATTAAATTAGGGATCATATTACATAAATATGTTCTATAAAATCTGAAACCATTATTGTGTGAGGTGGGTGCGGCAGCCGTCAGTGTCTCGAAATTAATTTTATAATCTCCGTTTGGAAAATTTTGAAATTTACTGCTTTTATCTGATGCCATCATAGAATCTATAAATCTAGCATCACACATGACATATGAGTATTGGTCCAACAAACCTAAATTTAATAGATACTTATCTCTATTTTTAAGTTCTGGGCGAATTTCAGGTGTGTTTAAGCCGCTCTCAATTACTAGTTTAGATTTTTCTGTTGTACTTGATTCCAAGTATTTAAACGAATTTGCGAAGATCAGATTTATCTTTTCGGAAGTTTCATCATTAACTGATAGATAATGAACATCATGATAGATATCCGGACAAAAACTTAATCTATTATTAACCTTAAGCTCTGGGAGATACAGTATATTTTGGCTTATATGTGTGGTTGGACCGTACGTAATGTTAGAATTTTTATTTGAATATGCTTCCAACATTGCCGCTATCTTGGTGGCTTGGATCCCGTCCTCATCATGTTTTATAATTTTATCAAATAGGCTATAGTCAATTTCATCGTCACCTAAAGCGAATTTCGAAATTAAAAATTCTCCTTTAGCCATTTTTTCTCGACCTAATTCGGTTAAAGTTGCGTCAATAACAATCGTGCCGCTTGTCTTTTTAAAAGCCATAATAATATCCGTGTTTAACTATTTTTTTATTCCCAGTCATGATCCCACTCGTAATATGTCATCTCGGCGCCTGTGAAGGTATCGTCGGGGCCGGTGTAAGGGCCGACTTCATAAAAGGAAGGGCCATCGCTTGAACCATCATAAGTCGAGGGGGCGGTGTAAGGGCCGGCTTCATAAAAGGAAGGGCCATCGCCTGAACCATCATAAGTCGAGGGTCCGGACATTCCTTCGGGGGGGCCGGTTTCATAAAATCCATAATCTGTGTCGGTATCTGGCCATGGCAAGACCGGGTCTGGCTCCATCGTGACCGGTGGGTATAGCGCGCCGTCGCCACCATAACCTTCTTCTGGTACATCTGTGCCTTCTCTGTAAGCGTCTGTATCTCCCAAATCATCCCACCACTCTTCCTCTTCCTCTATTGTCACTGTAACCTCAGTCTCGTGCTCCCAGCGCGCTCCGGGCGATGGCTCTGGCGCCACAGACATTCCGGGTGGGGCGGACTTGACGGGCGCTTCAGGGTCTTCTTGCATTTTAAATTTAATATTCAGATCTACTTTCTTTCCGGTTTTCTTAGAAATCATTCTAATTTTAAATCGTTTTCCCCAAATCAATTCTTTAGCAACCCCAACATTGACTTTGTTTATTTGAGTGGCTGCTTTTTTATTAAAATCAACGTCGGTTGTGTCAAGTGTAATTTGGCTCATATTAGGTTGTATCTGCAGAAGTTTCTTCATGGAGATTGTTGTGTTCTTTGGTGGTGCGGTGCGGAGATGCTGCTCATATAGTACGCCAAAAATAGCATATTTGTATCCTCCATCATTAACTAATTCACATTCCATTATTTCAGATGGGTGGCTTATCATCATATGTTCGTTCAGGAATCTAAATAGATAGTAATATTTTTTGTTAGTGTCAATTTCCGATTCATAAACTGTGTCAGCAAAGACGTACTCTGTATCTTCTATTCTAAGATCGAGAGTGCTTAAGAGATTTCCTTCAAAATCTCCGTAACTTGTTGGTTTGACAGATGTTCTAAAGACTTCTACATATCTTGCTCGCGAGATCGTTTTTGCGTTTATGATATCTTTTAAAAGCAAATTATTTGCGAACAAGTAGTCGTCTTTCTTAACCTGATCTTCGGCTGTTATAACTGTCGGGAATTCTTTTGGCACATGACTCTCATATGATGTTTCAAATCCTACTCTCTGCGAATCATCTATGTATTGAAATGGATATATCGATGCTCCATTACCGGGATGATCTAAAACTTGTTGTGTTTTTGAAAACATGGGGATCTCTATAACCTTAAAACACGGCTCTACATGGAAGTAGAAGTCTGCCACGTGCGGACTATCACTCATGTCTTGCTGGCTTGTAGCATATGCATTTCTTGTAGCCAATATTGATGTTTTACAGGTTGTGATTGCTGTAAATCCTGGCATAACTGGGGAGTAAGGCACTGTTATTGTGCCGGTTGTGCCGCCGGAAGTCGTGCCCGGGCCAAACGTGCTAGGGTCGGGTGCAGTGTAATCAGGAGGTGCGCCCGGGGTCTCATAGAATGCGGGGCCGCCGCCGGGCATGGATGACCCTGGATATGGGCTACCGCCGGTAGTGCCCGCGGGGGCTGAATATCCAGTACTGGACATGGCTTGGACGTTAGAGTAAGGGCTGCTACCATACGGGTCTCTTATTGGTCGAGTGGTTGTGCTTCTAACAATGCTTCTTGAGCCGCCACCGGATTCTCCTCCTTGCGTGAAAGGACTTGCTACTTCGACTTTGTTGCCGGGGGTATTGGCCTGCCGGGCAGCCCACCAACGTTTATCGTATGCGGCCTGGTCGGCGTCGGTCCAGTCTCCGGCTTTCAACCAAGACCCCTTGACTACGGCGGCGACGCCATTGCCGGGGACTGTCCAGTTGGTACCAGGAACTGTAAAACTATAGGGGACGCTCGTTGAAGTGGCCGCATCGTTGAAGTGGCTGCCCGGGAGGCCGGCGATGCCGATGCCCCATGTGGCGCCGGTGTTCTTGCGGACGTACGGCGCAGGTGTTTGCTCGTCATCTGGAACGCCGTCGAGGTTTTCATCGGCCCCGGGGGCTTCGTACCACTCGCTTTCGCTGCCGCCGCCGTCGCCGGAGCCGCCTGAATCGTGGCCCGGGCCATCTTCGTCGCCGCCGCCGCCGCCAAAGGTCGCGCCTTGCATAAAGGAGGCGAAGTCTTCCGAACTCAGCCCCGTATTGAGATTATTGATGACATCCATTAACTCTGCGAATACATCTGCATCCATGCCTTCGCCGCCGATGCTTTCTCCTTCCTCATCCTCCATCGCGCCGAACCGCCACCCGGTGGTGGGACTGGCATAGCCGCCTCCGGCGCCCTCAACATAGCCCGGGCCGCCGGCGGGGGGGTTATCATGAGTCGGATCGCCCGAACTTCCGTGGTTCCAATTCTGTCCGCTGCCGGCATGGTGGCCTCCGCCGCCCAGGCCATCGGAGGAACCCTGAAGAGTATCTTCTAGCTTCCTCTTTTTTTCTTCGTCTTTGTCTTGGCCCTGGTAGCTCATCGGTTCAACCGTGGTCGGAGGCCACGGGTCGACCCCCTCACCATCACTAACTGGCATTGCAGACTCGGGTGAAGTTATCATTCCAGTTGGACCGGATTCAAAATCTACAGCCCCAATCGATGAACCAGGCGCGGATGAAACCATCCCCGCACCATCATAGAATAGTTGTTCTGCGTAGTTATTTGTTGCTGGATCATAAAACTGCATGCAGTATTGATCCGGGATTCCATCGCCATCTGTATCTATTCTAGCTATTTGTTTAGTTAGCCTCAGATTCGTATATTTATATCTATAGGAGGGAACCACAACATATGCATAACAATTGTATGTGTATTTCTCGCCATATTTGACCTGAGTGTCAAATAAATCCAAGTTTTTCATATGGGAAGAATTGAACATCCAGAAGTTTTGTAGAACTGTTTTATTTGTTGAATTCTCCGATTGTTGGCCGGCGACTTTTTCAATTCTATAAGCTAAAGTCTCTACAGGATTCTCCTGTATATTAATCACATTTTGTAAGTTCATGTATTTTAGATCATCTGCATTTAGAATGGTTTTAGAATATTTGATTGTATCATTTAGAACTGCCATCACATTCTTATTGTTGAAATATCTGTCAAATCCGGTGGCCGAGTATGTCGTGCTTCTTTCGGCGGCTGCAGCCCGGGCGTTTCCCACAAAGGAATAATCGTCATTGAGAGACGCAGAATAGTTGTTATATATAAGTGTTAAAAACTCCAGAAAATCTATTGTTTTATAAGGTGTCTTATTAACTGTGTTGGTCTCAACCTTCTGTGGGCCCGTACGTGGCGTCGATGATTTAGCTAATGAGGATTTTTGTACAGTATATTCTAAGTAGCCCGGAGCTATATCCGGGAAACTCTCGTCATATACATCTTTTAATATTTCCAAAAACTTTGACGAAAAATCGTTCTTCATTATAGAATCTCTAATACGATACTTACTCTTGGAAGTTTTCTCTATTATTCCAGAATCATTCGGCATAGAGATTCTAACTCCGTATGGGAATAGGTTCTGTGGCATTGGCTGAGTTGTGTCATACCTTTCTTTCTCATAGTATTTATCATCGAACAGTATGTTTTTCTGTGAATTAGTAACTTCATCTTCGAGTGTGGGAGAAAAACTATAGCCTGAAAAATCTTTTTCTAAATAAGAGAATGAACGAGTTCTGTTTTTAAATAAATCATTTCTTAAAATATCTAAGCTAACCTTTTTTTCTAACGTGGCATATTGTTTATATGAAGCATTGGCCCCTTTTATGTATTTAAACATATAATAATTTGGAATAAGAAGTTCTGATTTTTTATTGCTTACTGATGATTCATATCTGTGAAGATATGCATTATATTCATATCCTACATTTGTTGGTTCTGCGGTGGTTGAACTTATCCCAGTTTTTTTCATTTCCAGAATCGTGTATGGAATTGAATATTTAAACATTGTGTTGTAATAAACAGCATCAGAAGGAAGCAGAGATGTATAATTGCCCTCTCCGATTTGGCCTCCTCTAAATAAAGTATTCCAAAATAGGTCGCCGCCAGGTAAGTTTAGTTCGGAATACAATCTAACGGGTATTAAATAATTTGGTACCGCTAGCGTGGGTTCCAAAACTCTAACCGTACAAGGATTAATCTCCACCGCTTTAATATATCTTGAACGACTATTGGCACGAAATACTTCAATACCGTTTAAGTTTTCAGTCTTATATAACGGAAGTGCCCGAGTGTTGAGTGACTGGTTTTCTTCTTTCCCGTCGATGATAGACCAAATATTCCCTATTTCTTCTCTTAAATAGTTTCCGTCGCCCTCCACATTGCCATGTCCAACAAAAGTATATACATGCGAATCGTCTATTTCATACGCTGTTGAGTACAGTGGTGGTCCGGACGGGGCAACCGAGCCTGCCGGAAAGAAAAGTTCGGGGTCAGGCATATTAGTAGTCTCCGGTGGCCGGTCCGAGCGGGTCTTCGATGGGTGTGATTGTCGATGGTTCCAGGGTCGTAGGTGTTGTGGGGAGGGCGGTAGCGCCTGGTACTAACGCTTGAGCAGAGGCTTGCGTCGATATAGTACTACCGCCGGCCATCGTTGTGAACTCCTTATTCATAAATCGTGTGACTGTTTGTGCTCGTGATGCCAGCTGTCTCTTAAGAACAGTTCGATAACCCGTATTCATTAAATATTGTGTTTGTGCATCTATATAACTACTCATATTAGACATAACCGCATTAATTGATTTATACCTCTTTACTAGATCATTCGTCATCCACGATGGGTATGTAACTTGCGACGATAGATTATATCCCTCTGAAATCTCGGCTGAGAACCCATCAGATGGATCGGCCCAGACCGCGGACTCGGTATATCTGTCAGAAGTAATATATATATATGGAGCTTCAGCTTTGATATAATTCATTTCTACGCCGCTTGGGTGGATTATTGGCTTATTGATCGAACGCAGCTGATTTGATTGTTTCCACTCAGCGCTTTTGTCTTTCCAAGTAAAACCAAATTCTAATTCTTCGTCATCGTAATCAAACCAATTCATATACCTTTCTATTTCTCGAAAACAAGTAAATGGAGAATCTATATAGGCATTACCAATATAATTTTTAAAGTCATCCCAGCCCTCAGATTCGTTAGAAGAAACGAATGTTGCTTCTTTATAGACAATTGGTTCCTCGCCATATATATAGTCCATTCCTGGTTCAGTTTCTCTTCTGTCGTCCTTGCCAGCGATGTCAGGCACAGAATATACTGTATCCTTCCTGATGATCCCAAATGTTGAAAGCGAACTAAAAAACCCATGTATATCCACATCTGGCAATGAATAGTAGGCTTTGTTTCTCATAAGCTGGTGGCCGTCTGGTAGATCGGCAAATATTGAGTCACCCAACACCACAGAGATCGGTGGGGTGTAATCTGTTGCGTCTTCTGAGAGTCCAACCCATGGAAGGGTGGAGGGTGACATATCGCCGTAGTCCGCCATTAAAACTCTCCTGCTTTTCTAAGTTTTCTTATGTCTTTAAAATATCTTATTTTCTTGTTTCTCGTCTTCTTCAAATTTATTTGTGAAGCTTGAGAGGCTACTTTTAACAAGTATGGCTTCCTTTTTTCTTTTCGCATCTTTTTCATTCTTCTGATGTTCTCTGGCATTCTCTCGTCTAAATTATAAAACGGATCACATTCATCTTGAAATTTGTCAGGTGTCTTTATATAGCTTGCTTTTAGATTTGAGAATTCTCGGGCGTCGAAGATATTAACATTTTGTATTTCTTCTTGATCGGTTTGGGAATCTAATAGTGAGAATCCCACATCTTCGTCTGATAGGACACAATTGATTCCGAATAAGAATCTTTCCGCTATATCGTTTGGATTTCTTTTGAATTCTTCTTTGGGAAGAATTCCTTGTTGTTCCAGGATGTCGAGGCCTTTTTGAATTTTTGTTGTCATTGGAGCTAACCCAATATTTTGAATTTTCTTATTTGAAAATTTGAAGTCCGACATAAACATATGCTCTCTGTCTTCTTCTAAGCTTCCTATCTCTGGTAATTTCTTATTTTTTTTCATTCTTTATACCTATAACTAAATAGTATCTGTATCTAATATCATATATTCTTATGTTGGATAAGAGTAGAGCGGTTGGGCGGCCCAGTAATTACACGGGTACCAGTTCCAGGCATCGCCGGGACTGGAGTCGATAAAGATCATCGTCGGAATGAGAGCGTCCATAGGTTCCAGTTCTACAAAATCGGCGAAGTACTCGAATCCGTCGCCGACGTAGCTGTTGGGATCGTGCATTTGAGTGAATCTCACGTAGTGTTCGCCGTACCCACCGCACATATTCGTCGACCATGGCCAGCTGAGTGTGCAGGCGCCGCGGCCGGTTCCGTGACGGTTAATGCCTGTGTGATCTTCACTCACATTGTATATGACTATCCCGCGGACGGTAAGATCTTCCTTAAGAAACCATATTGTATAGTCGCCGGGTGGGAGATAACAGTTAAGACTGCTAGAGCTGTCGCCGTCTGCGTACATTTCGGTGAGTGTATAGAGGGTCTGGCCCGGCTCGTACTCACCAGAGTCACCTCTCCAGACGCCCTCAAGCGCATCAAGGCGGCCGGCTGAGATCCTGACGATCTCCGCGGACGTGCCGCGGTTAAACCATATGGAAAGATCCACGCCGCTGTTTCTTCTTAATTCTGCTGCTTCGGCGGCGGCGACAAACTCGGCCGGCATCGTAGTTGTATCTTCTACAAGGCCAGAGACCTGGCCTGGCTGAATATCGTCTTTCAGCCATGCACTAAGATACAAGTTTCCATATATATCTTCTGTTATGTCTCGATTCCGGTGGTATCGTTGGCGCACATTCTTATAGTTTGTAGGTTCTGTTCCCATAACATCAACAAACAAATCATACACGGCTCCTGCGTTGGGGCCGCGGTTTTCAAGCGGGACTAAGGAGCTATTAAACATTCCCAAAAGGTGTTCGAACTTTTCTTTGAAGGAGTTTATTTCTCTCATATTTCCGGACATTGGCGAAAGGCGGCCGGCTAAATATTGTGAATCTTCGTGGATTTTGTTGATTTTATCGGACATGGATAAAATGCCATCATATTTATTTGTTAGTACTGCCAGGGCCGAATTGTATACGAATGGAGCACGGTACCATGAAACCAAAGCACCAGAGGCTTCAAGTTCAGTCATTGCACTTATAAAGAATTCATTAAACACTCCTTCTATATTATTATAACTACAAGCTTCTATCGCCTTTAAATAATATTCCATGAACATCCCATATTCTCTCTCTAGCAGCTTTTTCACCACATTATAAATTTTATATGTATTATCAAGTGTATCGACTTCGAATCTGTAATCTGTCCAATAGTTCTCTCGATCACCATGGTGTGTTCCTATAGTGTTATAATATGCTACGTCATCATCCATAAAGTCTTGAAACTCAAAACACATAAGACGATATCCGTTTCTTACTACGGGACCATTATAGCCATCTAATCTTTTAGAAGGATCATTGAATGGTAAATCAAAGTTTTTAAATTTTAAGTAGGATAATGCCTTTGCTTCGGTGGTGGCTTCGTTGGCCGTCGCCACATATTCAGTTACGTCATACGGAACTTGCAAGGTTCCATTATAGCTATTCACATTCATCATGGCATCGGCCCGGGCCTCAGCAAGTGCTTCGGGCGTGGAGCCGGGCGAGAACACCGCCTCATCGCCCAGCGTCACCGTAGAGTCCGGCGGGGATGAAGAGTACGGCGACACCATGGTGCCAGACCCCACACTGGATGCCCACTCTTCAGCGGCCGAAAAGTTCATATTTGGTGAGTTGTGGCTATCGTAATCGTCGACGCCACCAAAAACATATTTGTATATATATGGATATCCATACGCCATATAAGAATTAAGCGAAGGAGAATCCAAGGACCAGTCGCTACTCCATTGCTTGGGGTAATCGCTGTTAGCATAGAATGTTGCATTCATCTTCATTGTCACTTGATTTTCGTTGTACGTGACCGGTGCGCCCATTTCAGCGGCTTCGAAGATGAGGAAGCCACCATGCCAGTCGCCCTCTTCTTCATTTTGAGTCGTAAAAGTTTGTTCCGTTCTTTCGATGGAAGCTCGGCTAACGCTAAACAACTTATATGGTATTTGCAGACCTAAGAATCTCTGTAGATAATGAATTCTAAATACTTTAGATATTTCACTCTTAGTGTGGAGGGCGCGTTCTAAATCAAAGAAGAATAATCCCTTATTTTTAACTACTGTGTCGGTGTCGGTGAGCGGAACAATCTGATTTGGCACTACTCCACCGGCGCTGGTGTCATATCCAGAAGCCATGTAGGTTTCATCTAAGGAATTCGCGAAGTTTTGGTCATATGTTTTGTTCCACAATGCCTGGCTATTTATCGCACCCTCTTCAGCCACAAATTGAACGTAATCTGATACTGCGCCCTCAAGAGGAATGGTCAGCTGAGTGGTTCTATTAATATTGATCATGTTGTTATTTATATAATAATCGCTATCATATGACATACCGGTGGCATATTCCGGTATATATAAGGAGTATATCTCCATATCTCTACCGCGTAGATCGATTGTTTTGCTATTTATAATTAATCTTTTATAAAGGCGCGGCTGATTGAGGAGGCTTCTGTTCCATTGAAATAGCTTTCTTTTGAACAGATCATAAAACCTTCCAGCGACGGTGGAGTTTGATTTATCGGGATATCCCTTACGAAACAGATTCATTTTTAACAACAACTTTTCACTATTTTCTTGTGTCGCCAAAATGTAAGACAAGTTTGTGAATGCTGCCGATAACACAGCGCTTGTTTCTCCGATACTAGCATATGAAGACATTAATTGATTAGTCATATCAACTATCTCGGCATGTGATATCGGCTCTGGGACATGATACATTCCACCGACCGTTTGTATTGGAGTGCCACTATATTGATTGTTATTAATATCAACATATATATTTTCTGTGGTGTCTGGCACCTTATTATAAGATAGAGATACCTCATAGGATAGATCTCCAAAGTTTCTCTTATATACTGGTTCTGGTAATCTCCTTAGTTGTTTTTCGTCTCGGCCAACAAACGCGATGGCCATGGCAGATTGGGCGCTGGTCATGATCTCATCTATAAAATTTGTCTTCATTTTAATATTTGAAATTTTTAATATACGATCCCCATTTATATCATACAAGCCCTCTTCTACTATTTTGTTTTTTAAATCTTTAAGGCTTACTTTTTTAATATTTATCTGGAAAGTTTCTAGGGCTTCTTCTTCGGTGGCAGAATACCCGGTGCCCAGTAGAATTGCCTCTATTAATCCTTCTACAGATATAGTAGTAGCTATTGTCCGGTTAAATTTAAAAATATCTCTTAGATCTAAGTTACTTGAATAAATCATAGAATTTATGCTATGGTTTTTACAAAATATAATATAAAGGTACAGGTCATCATAATTAGCAGCCACCGCTTTTTGATAGTTTTTTATATCTTTGTCTATTGTAAGATTAACATCTACCGATATCTCTACCGTTGACATTTTATCGTTTATATGTTCATCGATAACGACGCCATTAATAGTGGCCGTCGGCAAGTATTTGCCAAAAGTTCTTTTTGTATCAACAGTTAGGTCTGACATATTTCTGGATCCGTTGCGCGACCATATATATCAAAATATATATCTTCTGATTGTCTGTTTTCACAATCAAAATCAATATCAACATAATATGATTCTTTGTTGAAAATGTCTGCTCCCTGGCATGCTATTTTCTTATTGACGTTAGTATCAGTATATAAGTCAAAATAGTATTCTACACTCGAAGTAGCGTAGCCTCGATTAGATGTGAGAGAATCATTAATAGTTTCTCTCACCATCATGCCATCAATAATTTGTGGGCTTTGTCCTTGAAAAAACCTTCTTATAAGTCTTTCTGAGCCTCTTTCTAAGTCTCCATGGGAGTCGTGTGCTCCCGCAAGAATTTCATATACTTCTATATCAAAATTTTCTGTTAGTAATGAAGTGTTTTGTTCTTCCGTGTATATTACTATGTCTTCCGAGTTTAACATGATTTTATATCCATCCGAAAATTCTTTTGTTATCGAAGTACTATCGATAGTATCCGCTATGGTATCGCTTTGAAACATAAACGTAGAGTTCTTTATTTCCTTAGAGTATATCATATCCATATCGATTTGTGGAATAAGTTGTTGGTTTTTTATATCTTTAATGGATGAACCAGATATGTGCCCCGATAGAGTTACTATTTTCCACGCTGGTGCATGTTGTTTTTTATTACTATCGAACATCGCGTCTCCGATGGCCGAATCAAACTTAAAAATATCTTTTTCTGGTCGTTCTCTGATGGCTGTCAAGTCATATTCGAACTGTAATTCTGTTGCCTCGGCGGGTGTGGCTGTCAAAGGGAGGCCGTCTTTTTTTCTCATAGAGTTGCTCTCTAAATCTGAGAATGTTGTGAGTCCCTCAAAATATTGAGTGCCGCTCTTTATTCGTTCATGTATATCATTTTGATTTTCCACTGGGACATCTGAAATGGCCCGAAATGATTCTAGAGCAGTTCCCTGGAGATACACCGATCCCGTGAGGACGTTTGCCGACATTGTCTGAGATACATCAGTTGATGGACCTTTGGCTATAGCGGTAACATATACATCTTCTTGACCAGCAGCATACGTCGCAGTAAATGGCCAAGGTCCGTTGTGAATCTGGCTCCAGAACGCTTTTGCTATAGCCTCTTTGTCTGGAAAAGTTCCTAACATTAGATCGATCATAGGTTTTGTGCCCACTACACCGGTACCGGGTTCTCGGTCGGTGTTGATTGTTTTGAACCAAAAATTATATGGAGTTGTCCCGTTGTATATGGTTAGATATTCAGTAGGCACTTTGTTTCCGAACGCATCTGTCGTCATCGGCGAATAGTATGCTTTTGTATCGTTAATAAATTTTACCTCTGTGATCTCCTGCGCGCCACATGATGCGGATTTACAATATGTTCCGCGCGCGTATCTTTTATCATACAAGATGTTTGAATCATAGAAAGCATAATAAGCTGGTTTGAACACACCGGTAGATAACAGATAGTTTCCGTATGGGGTTAATTGGAAATCTATTACTTGTTCTTTTTTATTAAGAAATTTAGCCATTGTTATTTTGACCCTTTGCCGTTGTCATTATTATCTTTTGGCTCCTTAAACAATACATCAACATCAAACTTAATTAGTTCTACGAAAGATAAGTAATCGTACGGCCAGTTATACTGTAAGGACGAATTTGTGGTATTCTGATTTTTTGATATCTTTCCATTTTTAGACATATTAACATCTCCAATTTGGCTTACAACGTGATCATAGTATCCACTTTGACTTTTTTGTTTAACTTTAAATACCATCCACCTCATATGTTCGTTGTCGAACAAACTATTTTCATTAAGAAGTTCCATATCCATCAACTCATGTGATATAGACTGTGCCTCAAATGTCAGCTTCTTATAATTACGTGGAGCGAGATTTTGCCATATATATGATAAATCGTCTTTATCAAATTTATATTCGAATTCAAACATATACATCACAAAAGGATCAATGTTAGAGTGTTGTATAAAATCAAACTGCGGAGGTAAAATATACCTTTCCATCTTTTGCATCAATTTTCTGATCGACTCGCCGGCGGTGGATAGGGAGTCGCCGGTTAGCGTTCCATCAGTTTCTTGTAGTGCAGCTTTAAATCTCTTCTTTGGAATAGAGATTAATCTTTTTCGTGACATCTGACTCACATCGCGAGAACCACACTCTGGATCTTTGCGATCACCGAATGGAGGCTCAAAATTTTCTAGTTCTTCAATAACATATGGAATAGCAACAATCGCTTCTCGGATTGTTCTTTGTTCAGCTATTTCCCCAAGACGACGAGTATTGGCACGCTGTTCAAAACCAAGTAAATTAGAAAGAGATTTTATTTGTCTAGCAGCTTGAGATCCACTATTGGGTGCATCAAAATTATTATAAATCGAGCCAGTGCTATTAACATCATAATGATATTTTAACCATTGTGTGGGGATATCACCCATTTCCATAAAGACCCCTACATTTGGCTTGTCTGGAATGTTTCCAAATTGGTGCCACATTCCGTTTGGTACCGACCCAGATCCATATAATGGGATGCTCTTGTTTCCTAAACTGGCGCTAATTGCATTAACTCCAGTATCATTAAAGTTTAGCATTGGTGTCTCAAATTTTGGTTGAATAACCCATTTCATTCCGGTAGTGGTGTTTTCTTCTGTTAGTTTTTTACCAAATCTATCAGACGTCTCTTTTGCAACGCGCTCGATGCCGAACAAGTTGAAGCTTGCACTTAGTTGCATTGCGTTATCATTGATGTTTGCGCCGGCGTAAATTGGTTGGAACTGGGCCCAGTCGTCGCCTGAAAGATAGTTCCCTCCAAAGACTAGGGCCGGGGATCTGTTTTGGCCGGCATTAACCGCGGTGGATTCCATCCCTGGATCGACTCTCCAATATCTTGTTTTAATATTGGCTAATATAGATTGTAAGTTATATGTTGTTCCGGGGGTGGGTCTGAAGATAAAATCAACCCATGATTCGCCATGGTAATAAGGTGGCGTGTAGGCCCAGTTATACCCATTAAAGCAATCCATGGTACCAGACAGGCTGGCACTTAAAAACCACGTCGGGCGGTCTCCGTTTGAACCAGACGGGGGACGTCCAGAAATCGGTGGGCCGAATGCCGAGGGGCGACTGTACATCGTAAAAGTTTCTCTAAAGGGCGCGATAGGATCCATTCTGGCATTTTGTGGATCTTGGGGTACGGGGTACCAGGCATTAGTGTCTCCGCCGCCGGCGGTCTTCTGATCATAAAATGCTTTTGCTCCAAAAGGTGCGAAGTTTGTACCGTCACCGGTGGATCCAGAATCATATGAGTATGTTCTTGTGCCCGTGGTTGATCTCCTTATCTTTAATCTAGCACCATAGACTTCGCCGTCTTTGAAACTAAGATCGTCTGGTATAATGCCAGATTCTATCCTGGTGAAACTAGAATCTTTCAGAAAGAAGTTAGGCACCTCTCCAAAAAAGTTTGATGCCATCATCTCATACATTTCATCTCCACCTTGAGAATTAAATGACGTTGTAACGTTTGCTGGTGATAGGCTAGCCGATGGGTGTGGTTCTATATCTAGAAATTTAAGACCATTAATATGATTTTTTGGCTGCAAAAGCGTTTCAAACGGCAATCTAACATCAAACCATGAGCCGCCATTATATCCAGAAACTGGACTATTAGAATTTATATTTGCCGGTAAAATAGCATAGTTGTCATCGGATTGTTTAAGTGACTGCATAGGGCCAGCTGATGGTCTCCCATACTGTGACCGTTCGATTTTAGACTTATCATTTACAATTGGATAGTCGACCGCTATTCCGGACTTAATCGTATTATACATTAGGCCAGGTGAGTAAAGAGCTTGCATTAGTGGTCTTATTGTGCTACCTCTTGCTTGAAGGGCTCTATCAACATTGAGTGGCTTTTTAGCGCCGTTGAGTTCCCACACAGCTGTTATGCTGTTAGCATAAGAACTAGAAAATTGCCCAACCAAGTCGAGAGTTCGTTGGGCTGGATAAAAGCCCTTGTATGGATTTAGCCTGATTGCTGCACTACAAACTAATCTTATTTCTTTCGCTTCGAGGAAAGATTCAGATTTTACTCTTAGAAAATCTTTCATAAACTCGGAATTTGAGTAATCCTTATAGAATGATCCAGTAGAACTATTGGCTGACCCAGATACACCAGGAACTTCAAAAATATCATTTTTTGTAGCGTCAAAAGGGCCGTGCTTCATATAATCTTCGATATGTTCGCTGATTCTAAATTCTGGCACCACAGAATAATCTTTAGCTATCAGACCCATTTCATAACTAAAGTCGTCGTATGTGGCAAACCATGGTTCGGAAGACGTGACTTGATAAGACGATATTTTAGTTCCCTTGTTACTATTTTCGGATGAGTATCCCATACGGACTACGCCGGCGTTTCTTGGTGCGTCCCAGGCAGCTTCGCCGGCATAAATTTCAACGCTGTATCTCTTAGAGAAATTAACACCATCACTTCCAGGCATTCCAATATTGTTTTCAATCCCAGATGGACTAACCACAGAACGAGGTGCAGCTAACATGTGTTTTCTAGCATACAAGGCGGCCGGCCACAGTTCTGATACCTTTGATAATTGTAGGTTTCCCCCAACCAAGGAACATGACACGTAAGAGAAGTGTACGTTTTGAAGCTCGCCGGCATTGCCATTTTTCTGCATTGACAACCCGCCATCAAGATCTGGGCCCAGGATCCTAGTTCTTGTTAAGAAGTTTTCCGGCTCATCTAGGGGCCAAGAGGAGCGGCCGATTGAACTTGAAAATATATTATATGAGAAGGAGCCACTCTGTGTTGCTCCCAGAGATATTCTTTCGCTTCCTGTTACTCTCCAATATCCATTATCATATCCATTTCTCTTGTATGTTCCAGACATATATTCATTTCTTTCGGATGGGAACAAGTTTTGGCTGTATAAAATCCATTTAAGTTTGAACTTGTTTTTCGAGTTGTTTCCAAGTCTAATGATTTGTGTTAGTGGGGTGGGTTCAGTGATAACATTATTATTTATATAGCTATTAAATGCCGCTTCATTAAACATGATTCTTTCATTGTTGTCCGTCACCTTAAGAGTCATATTATTTTTGGCGCCTATTGCAGTGTTTCCCTTCTTACCGATTGGAGCATCAAAATTTATCAGTGCTGTGCGGCCGCGCGTGGAGACTGCAGACATTCTAAAGTGTTGTAACCTTTTGTTAGAACTTGTAATTGCTGATAATACTGATTTCTTTCTTTCATCAATAATTATCGGATTATTGTAATTTCTAGTTTTCTGCCAGGTCCAGCCGTACGGCACTGAACGATGTGCCAACAACATGTTCAAATAGTTGGTGGAGCCAATTCCTGGATTAAGTTCGGTGTTTATATAATTTGAAACATCAGTATCGGCGGCGAAGCCTATAGTGTTAGAATTTTCTGTTAATGGATCAAGTATTAATGTATTTAGCCTTAAAATTGGTTGCTTCCAGCCGCCGGGTGATATATTCTGGTTATGGGCGGCCTGACTCTCTGTGATAAAGTTGTAATAAGGTGTGTATCCCGCAGAATTTGAAAAATATGGCATCCTACTGCTATTGGTTGTCTTCTGAAATTCATAGTATCTTGTATTATCTGGATCTGAAATTGAATCTCTTATCCATTTATATTGTATGTCGGTCCTGGGTATGGGGTGTTGTATATGATCATTGTCGTATAATGACGATGAAACATGTGTTACGGTTTCTGAATATATTGTAACCCGTTCATCGCAGCCGGCCAAAGAACTTGGAACTATATATAGATTCATATTTGAACCAGATAGCGCGGTTGGACACAGAGAAGCAGAACCAACTATATCTCTTATGATATTATTAGAGTCCATTATTTTTCCGGAAGGATCTCCGGAGACTGCTGCATCTCCTTCTCCTAGACGCCACCATGCCTTAAGATATACTGACTGTGGTGATGAGCTATGTGTTAGGTTACAGGGGGCGCCAGAGTTATATACTTGAGCAACTTCTTGATCGGTGAGTTGAGTATTCCAGATTGATATTTCATCGAGGGCGCCATAGTATTCTTTATAGTTCGCACTTTGCCAATCACCTCCAATTACTACCGGTGGTGTTTGGCTCCAACCAGTATGACTCCGGAAATTCGAATGTGCAGTGCGCGCGTTTGGCAGATTATCATACGGAGTCAAGGATGGACTAGTAGCACCGTCCCAAGACATACTAACTCCATTAATATACAGAGTAGGCTTGAGTGAATTTGACAGACCTCCAATGGTGCCGGATACACTTACAACAATGTGATTCCATGAACCATTTGATATTGTATTCGTATTGGTTTCCCAAAATGTAAATCTTTCGTTACCTCCGCCGGCGGCAAGTGATGTTTTAGCTTGATATCTCAAAGTCTCATCACCCTCAATCGTGATTGTGTGGGCTGAGCCATTCCCGACGCTTGTTTTTCCGGCGTCCCAGATTGTTCTTGGTGCGTTAGAGGCAGATGGATTAACCCACGCTGAGAAGGTCCAGACTGGGAACTCGTTTGCGGCGCCAACAAGATTGTTATCAAAGATGAGGGCATTGGCGGCGTTCTGGCCGTCTGAACTAGTTGCTTGTACTACTAAACAATTTCCAGCGTTCTGGGATGGATCTGGCCATAATATACTAGCAGTATTATTTAAGTAAATACCGCTAAGCTCCGCGTTTAATTGATCAACAATCTTCAGTCGCGAGACATTGTTTCTGTGAATTTTGTGAAAGCCCGGCAACTGATCATATTGGGCGCCGGGGAGATTATCGGATGAAGTAACAAACAATGAGTCACGGCCGAATCTTGCTGTGTGTCTTGCTCTGTGACTTCTCAGCCCATAGTCTTTCGCATGTATATCATATACCCTGGTTGTAGTCGGGCCATCACCCGGGGGTTCTGGGAGTGTTCCACTTGGACCTTGTGAATGTTTTATGATGCTTAGATTTCGATAATTAAAGGCGTTATAAACTGACATCTCTGCTGATCTAAAGTCCAAGTAACCTCTAGTCATTGTTTCGGGGCCACCAGGATTAGAAAATCTAGTAGCTATTACAGTTTTATTCTCAGAGCTTGTGATTTGCAAATATTCTGTTGAATATTCAGGCATCAATTCCGAATGGCTCTCATCTGTCCTACGAGTATCTAAAAATGTTCTTATTTGAGTGGCGCCAGTCACATTATTTCTGAATGCTCTTTCTGGCGGGGTCGGCTGATTATCTATGAAGCGGCGGGGGTTTGCGTGGGCGCCGAAGGAATTTACTACTTCATAATTGTTCTCGTAATTTCCAGGAACAGTCGTTGAACGCGGGACATCCATCGTATTTATGTTTCTAATATTAACTGGGCGCTTTGCAACAAAATCTCTGTAGAATACAGCTTTTTGTGATGCTGTTAGGGGGTATGGTGTTTGGCCCTCGTCGTTGGCCTCTGGCCATGGATAGTCTGGACCCACCATTCCAATAGCACCAGATGGATTAGCTTCACAAGTTCCAAGTAGAATTTTCCAAGCTTCAGGGCGTGATTTCCAATTATCGGTACCGGTGTTGATTGCTATATGTCTAGATTGGTGGCCACCAACAACCCTCTCAGTAAATGTACCTTGCATTGGCACTTCTTTATCATCGCCATAGGTATCATTATGAAGGTTTGTAATCTCAATACCTCCGGTAACATTGTCTATTACACTTTTATTGTAGCCAGTCTTAACTGAGGAACTTAATACATTAAAAGGAAATCCGATACTTGATTTAACATTTTTATATCCTATCCCATCTTCCCAATCTCTACCATGTTGAACCTTAAATACTCTCTTTTCCTTCGAAATAAATTCCGGTGGTCTTGTAGGATCAACAATATTTTGAGTTTCTACCATCTCTTTAGTCATTCCAAGCAAAACGTTTCTAGGAACAAAAATACCATTTTCTCTATTTACTGGGCCGGCTGGATGTAGTGCTATCGGTGCAAAACTCAGGTCTTTCTCGGGCTCAAAGTTAGTTCCACCTTTAATTGGTCGAGTTAGGTTTCTAACAACCGGCACATCCATATTAAATTTACTTGTGCGGGCGAATTTATTTAAGGAGTATTTGTGAGATGAGTAAAGGGTGCCGGAGGCATCAGACAAAGTGGGATATGCTCCCGTCATGTGTGGGGCGCGGTTGATAATGTCCTTATATTTATTTCTTTGGGTATCTATTGTGGAATCACCCGACGTTATCTCTATAGAATCTCTTTCTGCTCTATCAAGCCAATATGTCTTGTGCGTACCGGTGTTCCGCGGCGATGATGGCAATGTTGAGGAACCGTCATACCATGGGTATCGCAATTCAGTGAAGCCCTTCATATATGCCTCTACATCCGGATCTTCAAAGTTTAACGTTGGAAATTTAGACCTATATTTGTTCCTTTCTAAAACATGACTCTCTATCACATTCATAGAGTTATTGATGAATACTGATGATTCTGGGACAAGTTGAGAAATTATGCTAGATATTGAGTCGTCAAACCATTTATAATATTTTACAAACTTTTCAACATCTGAAACACTCTTCACTCTTTTAAAGAATGTTTGTCTGAGCTTTTCGATATCTTTGTATCTATCTCTATACCTATTGACTGGTGCGCCAATCAGACTATTGAAGTCGACAATTCCAGCGAAGAACTCCATCATTTGTTCTGACACTATATTATAAAAGCTCTTCTCAATCGTATATACATAATTCGGTACGTTGTCATCTCTGTAAAATGAATCGTATTCATCATTATAAATGTTTATCATGTCTGATGAAACGGCGCGCTCCGGATCTACCAGTTTATATGAGTTGAAGTTTCGTTTATCAACAATATTTGTAGATTCTGCTGCAAACCCATATCCATATCCCGTATGTTGATAGCCAGCGAGATTTGATAGCCATGAGGCTTTGTTGCCATGTGGGTTACGAACATCAGTTGAACCAGAGCTATAATCTTTGATATACCCTATAGTTCCATCTGCGCGGCTTGAGGTTAGATCAGTAAAGTTCCACTCTAGGGCTAATGTCTCGGAGTTAATAATATCGACACTTCCCGTGTCTATGGGAGATAGTGGTCTATAAGAACCTGAAATGCCTCTGTTTTCAATATCGTGTGTATGTTGTATGAGATCACTGTCTTCTAAATATTTTGACCAATACCTAATATTATTGACAAGTATATCACTTTTGTCGATGACACGGCCGGTTAGGTTTTCTCTATTAGCGCCGGCATATATTCTTTTGCCTGCTAGCATAAACAACGAACCGGTGGTCTGTGAAACTGACGATGATACACTAAAGCTGTTTATAACTTCCCCGAGTTGAGTTTGATATCCGGAAAATATTACTTCATACCCGGTACCGCCGGCTCCATAAACTAAGTTTGTTAGCTGACCTTTGAGGGGCTTAAGCCTTACAGAAATGTTCCACTCTTGATTATCATATGCATTCAAAAACAGCGAACTTGTTAGGACATTATCGACATCGATTGGAAACGGTATTGGCTTATTCGATGATGAAAGTTTAAAATATACATTTCTGGAATCCTTTGATTCCTTAATTGCATAGACTTGAAAGTTTGCATCGTCGCCGCCAGTAGAATCTATACCATAACCTCCAATGAAGGATGGGTCTGCTCCTGTTTTAGAATCAGCGCTTGTAGTATCAACTGTATACATTCCGAACAAAGATACAGTATCGTAATCTCTATCCATGTCCCCAATACCGCGTGTGTAGTATGGAAGGACTATGTTACTCTCTACCGTGCAACCATAGGATGGCGCTGAACTCTCTGTTGGATTTGTTAAGTATCCTAAACTGTTTGCATTATTTGAATCAATTGCTTGATATACAACCGCTGTTGAATTTAGGCTGTTGTTGAAATTTAAACAGTTTTTATTGATCAAGGACTGCTGATAGTTGTCTCTAAGAGAGATGTCTTGATTATTAGAATTAACTACTAGTTTTATCAGCTTTTCATCTATACCCATGCATCTAAACACGTTTTTTATAGCCTTTTCGGTACCCTTGCTTTTAAAGATATTAGCTATATTATTATAGAGATTGGTGTAAATTAGATTTTTTGTGTCTTGTAGGCTCGCTTCGAATAGCTGTTCTTCATCCCTATCGGCGAATTTCTCCAGAACTGTTGAATCAATAAACAATTCGGGCGTGTATAGTCCGAAAGACTGTGCAAAATGTTCTGCGAATGGTGCTGGCTTCTGGGAAGCACTTGGGTATGTCGCATAATGAAACTTGGGAATTTCAGAGATTTGCATATGCAACTTATCAAAGTAAGCACCAACAATATGACATATGTTTTGTAAGTCAGAATCCTTGTTATTTTCTTCTTCTTCAATAATCCACCCGGGAAGCAAGCTCAACATTGAGTTATTGTTGTTTATATCAAAGTTTTCACCACTTATTGATAACTCTGATTCAAGTGCAATATAATCCGGGTGTTCGGGCCGGATGATGGGATCCTCATATTCTTTTGTTGCGGCCGCGGCTTCAATAATCGCAGAACCGGTGTTTCTTGAATTTGATGTATATCCATACCACGTTCCGTTGCTTATTCTACCGGCATAATCCAAAACAGTGTTGTCGAGAGAAGCATCCCCGGTAATACCTTCGTTGAATTTGAAATATATTCCAAGTTCTGCATTAGATATATCAGTATTAGCGCCGCCGGCGACTTGAGCAAACCAATTCTTTCCAATTTCTTCGTGAGTTCTTGCAGATTTCCAGTATCTGAATTCATCTATCGAGCCGTTTAGCTTGCCGCCATCAATGGAACCAAATCTTGCTATGGGTCCGGGATTTTCGAGGGCGCCACAACTGGCGGTAAGCAGTGATCCTATACGCGCTACCATATTCTTCGGGGCAATTTCGTTCAATGTTTGACTGGCGTTTAATGTCTTTCTTTCACTGAGATGCCCATTGACGTGGAAATCTGCCATGAATCCAGATCCGGAGTTAAACAGCGTTATCGCATAGTGGTTCCACTCACCCATTGAGCTGGTTGTTATGTTTTTACCAATGGTTTGTTGGTAGGAGCCGGTTACAGAGCCAGATTGTACTGTGACCAAGAATGGCGAGTCCGACCAATAACTATTGGGGTCCGAGTAGTCTATATCGTTCTGTACAACGCCGGTCAATTCTACAGTGATTCTTCCATATTCTTTTTCAAAGCCGGCGCCGGTGTTCGGATCTTTACGATTCCATAAATCGAACACTACTTGTTTCAAGGTTTCTGTGCCGGTCCCATCTGTAAAGGAACCAGTCTTCATCCAAAATTCTACTGTGACACCATCATCGAAGTTGGCACGCATGTTCGATTCGCGAGTTCCCTTACCATAATCACTTGGAAGACCAGCAGTTCGATAGATATCTTCGTCATATACGTTAGAATATTGATACTTATTATTCTTTGATGTGGGTATCAGATCTTTTAGTTCGCCGGTCGCAGCATTTGGACCACCTTGAACTATAATAGCTTCGGGGGTTGCTGGTATGCCATAGCCGTCTTGGCGATGAACTGACCAATTGCTAGCCTTACTGCCCCAGCCATCGGCACTAAATATAGCATAACCATTTGTTCTTGGATATAAATTATTGAGAATATACTTCTCTATGTCTAAAGATTTATTATAGAATGAGTTAATCTCAGCACTAGAACCGTCATAAGGATAATAGTCGGAAATTCTTTTCAATGCGGTTTTATAGTATAACCTTGCCGAGCCGTATTTCACAAAATTAGCTGGCTTTGAATAGTCTATATGAGGTATATGATGAGCCTGGATTTCCTCAATTTCTTTTAAATTTCTGCTGGATTCTACACTTGCGAAGGCATCTTTCTGGTCTGTATCGCTTAGGTAATTGTTTGCTTTGTCGGTGGATCCAAAAAGCTTTTTAATGCTCATAATTCTCTACTCTAAATTTAAAGGTCTGTGGTTGTTCTATCCAGCTACTCAACGAACTATCATAGAATGAGAACTTAAAGGCATATGCATACCCAGGCTCTAATAAACTCATATCTACATCGAAGTAATTTCCCATATTATCATAAGACATCATGGTGTGTAGATTGCTTCCTGTTCCATATGGGATAGCTTCGTGGGCATCGATCGTTCTAAATACTCTATACGAAGCACTCAACATCGATTTACTTTTTATGGTTGTTTTGGAAGTTGTATAAATTGTTGGTTTCCAATTCTTTTCTCTAATAAATAAGTTAAAACGTGCATTTTCACTTGAACTATAACTGTCTTTAAGGTTAGTTATTTTAAGATGATACGTGGGCTCAGCCATAGAGTAAGAAGCACTCATGTTGAGTGGCTCGAACGAGGAGGTTGCGAACTCCACACTTGCCCATGGGTGGTTCTTGCCTGTTCCATCGTGCCAGACATCGAATATCTTCGTAAGAGGGTTTGTGGCGCCTGTTATGGCGAAAGAAGCACTATAAATGCCGGTTGATACCCAAGCGCCGGTCACAACATACGGGTTTGTACTGATTGGTGGGTCTGGACTATCATCGTCGACAACCCATTGATAAGGGAGAGTAGTTGGAAGTTCTATGGCTGCGCGTGAGTGGGCGCCCGGGGGGTTTGGGGTGTATGAAGACGTCTGTAGGCTACCAGTAGGTACCGAGTTGTCCGCGGACCCAGAATAAAAGCTCACGTATATTGCATCTGTGCCAATTGAGGGGATATTAGCCAGTTGGCCGCGGACGTAATTGTATAAAAACAAAGTATTCAGGTTATCATTAACGCCAGCTAGAGAACTGCTGTAAAATATATTGCCGCGATCGTCTTTCTTGCTAGAATCCCACCTAGCTTCGATGGCTGGGCGCTTATAAAAGTATTGTGAGCCCCTTGCAAAGAGTCTCTTTGTGTAATATGAAACCGTTGAACCGGTTGTATTCTGTATATATCCACTGTATGTTGGATCAAAATCGGTTGAGAAATATGGTTCGAAGGCTCCAGAAAGATGCACTCCAAGTCCATAATTATCAACCGTACCAGCGGACCACAACTCCACCATTTGAGTAATATCAATTTCTATGTCTTCCAGCCCAGAAGTGAAGCTTTGACTAAACCAGCGATAAGGATATGCAGCGTTTGCAGTTGTAATGTAATCTCCACCAACTTTTGTCCATGGTATCTCGTTGTTTCCATCTTGCTGAACTGCCAAAGTTATACCGGATATAGTTCCCTCAACTGATGTGTCTGTGTGGCCGCCTTCGAGGCTTGATGATAGATATACTATTGCAGAATTTGTCGGGTCAACGTTTGAATCAAACGCGGCCAAAGCATTAGTTGTCGATTGAAATTCTGAAGCAACTGCAGCAGTGCTCGATCCAGCAGAACTTATATCAACTTCTACTTCTGCGCCATCGGCTGATGGTGCGGAATCAGATCCGTTGTTGAACCACAGATTATAAGCCCTATTACCATTATATGCTATTATGTAGTTTGCGCCGGCGCCGGCTGCGTAATGTGCTTTGTTCGTCGATGTGAAAGTCACCTTAGTGATTTCTTGTAAGCCTTCGCCCTTTCTGGCGATCCAGTTTGAGCCCTTATTCCCATTGGTAATATCTTTGTATGCCTCAAGATCCAGGCCGTAGCCCTCTTCCCAATCCGCTGAGATTGGTTCTGCCACAATTGTAAAACTGCCCGTTGGTACAGTCTTAGAGTGTTCTGCATTATGGAGCTTTAAATAGAATTTTACACTTCCGGATGCTGGAATCTTTGAATTGCTTCGATCTGATGTTATCTCGGATACAGGGAACTTAATCAGTGCTCTGGAGATCTCAGCCGAAGATGTAGATTGGCGGCCATAAATTGAATAGATCTCCATAATATCTGCGGCGCCGGCGTTGGCGCCGGTTGCTCTCGTAGATAAATTTAGTTTGTAAGCGTTTGTAATTGTGTTATCAGCAATCGCATAGTATTTTTTAATAGCCATTATCTAATTTTTCCTTGGATATCACTCTCTGGATACTTCATTTCGGCGATTGCGTTCTTTGGTATTATCAAGTAATCTCCGTTGGGAGAAAGATTTTTATTTATATCTATATTAGCGTTTGAATAGTTCGTGCCCGTTTTATTTATGAGCCTGACTTTTATAACATCTAATACTCCCGGAGACTCTTTAAGTGTTGAATATATATCACTTATATAGATTGGTTCCCCAATATACATTGGAGCCTTAAATCTTTCTTTTAAAGCTTCTACCGCTGAATTTAAAGTTATATATTTATCTGCGCCGGAGGATGGTTTAATTATAAACTCAATTCCATAATTAATAATATAGGGATCGATTATATCTAAAGTATCGTTTATCATTCTATGCTGATTTAGCCAAGTTTTTAAATTATTTTTAATTGTTTTGTTGGTGCTGACCAATTTTCCAAAGCTATCCTCTGAAATCACATACATATTGAGATTCCTTTTCTTGGAATCTGGATCTCTCTGCGCTGATACTCTTTTTATAGACCCAAACTTCGCTGGCATTCTATAACTCAAATTTTCATAATCAGCTTGGGTGACCGCTCTGTTTTGTGTTGGGAAGGTATCAAATATTCTTCTTTTTATCTCAGAAGTATTTGCGTTTGTAACGTCTCCTGTAATTGGCTCTTCGTTCGATATTTCAAGAGAGGCTATTACATTTCCCATCTCGGTGCTATTGAGAATCGAGCGATCTTCAAAATCGAACAAAGCATTTCCAACCCTGTTTAATGATCCGACAGCTACATTTGAATTTGAAGGGTTAGTAACACGATAAGAGATTGATAGCGTTGTATTTGAAGGAACTATTCCTAAACTTTTATTTTTTGATAACCTTGTAGGATCAAAAGTTGTATCAGATGTATAGTTTTTTCCGAAGATCTCCATAACGACGGTTTGTGGGTCAGCGACTATCTCACTGTCACCTATTTGCCCTGAGCCAAATTGTAAATAAGCATTATTTCTGTCTCTCTCTACTATAAACTTTCTAGAAACCAAAAATGGCTTTAAAATTGATGGAACGTTGTCGTTTTTATAATTTTTATTTGTTACTTCCTTAAATATCATGTCTTGGGATAGATAATCTACTTCGTAAAACTCATTTCCTTGGGAGTCAAAGACAGATATTATTTCTGCCAATTCAGGAATAGGAAGTTTAATTCTCTTAAATCTTTCGTAGGCGCCAACAACTACATCAGTGCGACTAAAATATCCTGATACCACATTACCATATGATTTTATTGCGAAGGATGTTGGGGCGCCGGTTGTGGTATTAACTTTGGCCACCACTACTGGATTTTTAGGATCAGAAAAATCTATATTCTCTAATAATACAAAGTTAAGATTATTATCAGATGAAAATCTGGTGCCTCTTTTTAGGACCGGAATATAATTTGTATCTGGACCAATACCGGTTGGGCTAGCTGGGACTATTACAAAGATGGCGGCGGTACCATAGGTTGATGGGCGTCCAGTATGCTTGTACCCCATTGTACGGCCCATTCTTAATACATTGTTATATTGATATGCCGTATCCAAAAAGGATTCATTAATATTGTAATCCATGTAAAATGATAGCTGATCACCGACATACGCTACGGAATCTATCATTAGCGATCCAAAGGAAGCTTCACTAAAATCTTGAAAAGAATCGGGATATAGGCGCTCGGCCAATTCTAATAAATCTTGCCTTATCCCTTCAAATTCTCTATTTGTATAGTTGATAGGAACTATCTTTTTTTGATCCGAACTCATAAAAATCCTCCTTTTTTAAATAGTAATATGTAGCATTTCAGCGGGTCCAACTGTTGGAATACTATAAACTATAGTTAATCCAAGTACGTTTTGGCCAGATTGCTCAAAATCAAAATTAACTTGTGATATGCTTATAACTGGCATAAACATTTTTACTTGTTCTCTAATTCTGCTTTCCATCTTGTAAGGGAGGGAGTCATCATAGTTCTCGAACAAAAATCTTCTTATTCCTACTCCGAATTCTGGTTCCATGACACGTTCCCCAGGTGATGTTAAAATTAACATCTTGAAGTTTTGCTTAATAGTTTTTCTGAAGCTTTTAAGCATTGTAAATCCATCTGAAGAATCCTTTGTTATCGGTAAAGCTACCCCGATTGAAGCCATTTTATATCCCTCCTATTATATAATTATTCTATTAGTCACTTTTATCACACAATTTACCTTCGGCATTATATGGATTTGGACGCAAGCGGCCGCGCTGGAACCAAGATAAGATACCCTTACCTGGAGATGGTATTATACGGGCTTTAAGATTTTTAATGAATAGGTTGGCTGCGTTGCCACCTAAATCATCGCCTGGGGTGAAGTGTCTTGAATTGTAATATGACCTAAAGATCTTTTTAATTCTAGACTTTGAATTTCGTAACAGTATTCGATCCCAACTATCGAACTCTAACACAAACATTCCTCCTAAGAGGCCGGGCTGCCGATCCATCCAAGATTGCCAACCTTCATTGCCTCTCGCTTCTAATCCTTGAAATTTAACCTCTGGCAACCCTGTGAGTTCTTTTCCGGTCCATGGGCTTTTCATCGTACCGCCGGGGTCGGTCGACGTTTCTGTTTTTACAAAAGCGACTGACCCTGGTTTTTGGCGAATGGTCTCATTTGCAAAGAAGGTCTCCCATGGGGGTTTCCCGTCCGGCCAGGTGGTGGCGTCATCTCCTCCTTTCGATGGTACATTGTTGTCCAAGAACATGGGGATGGATCCAGCCATGGGATCATTGGGATCAGATAATTTAACTTGTTTGTGGTGATCTCCGGCGCCAACAGTCACTTCTCCAATAGATGATATGAAACCCATATCATTATAAATAGCTAAGGTCGATATCACTTTTGGAATCGGGAATATGTATTTAACCATCAATTTATATTTTTGGTCCTCTTTTAGTTTCTTAAGAAGACATAATAAATTATGACTGTTTGCTGTCAGTGGCGCAACCGCCTCTACCGGCAAGTCTAAGGCATCTACCTCTACACTAGTTATTGGAACTCTTCCGGCCGATGGGGAATTATAACTAAATTGAATTCCATATCTAACTCCCAAGGCTCCTTCTATACCAACTACTTCTGGCACGTGGCCTGGTTCGGTTGGCTCACTCATTACTTCTTTAAGGCTTCCAGGATACACCTCTGACAGCAATAGGCCCGGGGGGTTTGCAGTTATTGCTGCAATCGCGGTCGCGGTGTCATATTTACTACCATCAATACTAATGTATTTTTCTATCGTGAATGGGTTTTCGGCGCCGGAGGATGCTGTTCCATATTCTGCCACGTCACCGAAACCTACCCACTCCTCTGTTGTTTTAGAGTAGTCACCCGATTCATCAGCCTCAGTTACTTCTTCTCTTTTATTTGTTCCGACCTCAATCAAGTTTGCTATTGGCCTCAAGACATCGTGCGGCTCTCCAGTATGGTGTTCGCCTGACATATATTCTGTCTCTCCGGATTCATTTTCGCGAACATGAAAATACCCAACATATTCGGAGCCTAATCCTAAACTATCTGGATCGTTTGCAATTGCAATTCTAAATTGGCCTCCGGGTGTATAGTGTTCTGAGCCTTCTGTTGGTAATCCTACGTTTTGTTCAATAAAATCTGGACTATAGAATACTAAACTTTCTCCACCAGAGCACATATTAGAGAATAGCCAGAGGTCTAGATCAAAAATCTCCGGAGTAAATCCTTGTGATTCAAGATTCTTTATTAGCCTCTGTCCCATCATTGTTAGCTGTTCATTTACTAATTCTTTTAGTACTAACTTTGCATCCTCTTCTGATACCTTGACCGTTTCTAGATTCTTATCTTGTCTGTAGCCTTTAAGTGTTTGTAGTTCTCCTGCTTCATCAACTTCTTTGGCGTGCCATAGGTCGGCTAGCCATGGAAAATTGTAGTGCTCTTGAACATTATTTAATCTACCCAATGCTGCCAAAACACTGTTGGGCGCCACAATCTCATCTTGATCAACGCGCCAAGCATAGTATTGGACTGATTGTTCCAAGAATGCATACCAAAACTCTTCGTCTTTGAACGGTGTAAAGAACTCCCAAAATCCCGATTGGGCGTCTTTAAAGGACTCTTCCATTACCTCTACAATATAGGAAGAGTATAATGAACTAAAGTTATCAGGGAACTTAGGCATTATTTTAGAGAAGGTTGCGATCGATTTGAAAAAATGTACAGTCGCGTATATTCGAATCGCAGTTTCAATAATACCTGCCATGCCTGCCCGGGCTGGGCGGTCTAGAATTCTATTGTATGGTACTTCAACAGCGCATTCTGGATCTGATTTTAATCTTGGATCATCAGGTATTTTAGAGTATAAGTCCGTTATCCTGTCTTGTATTTCTCCAAAATCAATTATATCGGTGTTGTGTGGCTTACACGGTGTATATTCAGGAAACAGCGCATTTACTAATCCTAACCAGCCATCATATTTAAGTGGTTTAACATATATTGGTGGGCGAGTATGTGATCCACCGTATTTATTTGGATCAAGATACATTACTCTTGCATCTTCTCCTCTTCTATATTGATCTCGGCTGACCCCCATTAACATATCATCGTTTTCTGCTTCGCGGTAACCGGGGGGATTAAGTTCATCATCCCAAATTGGTTCGCCTTCTGAATATAAGCTTCCTTGATCTTTCTGGCCTTCTGGAATTAAGTACTCAGCATCGGCCGCTGTAAGAGAGTCGTATTGGGCGCCGTATTTCCATCCGGATAGGTTCTCGCCGATTTCTTTGGAAAACATTTTAAAAAATTTGGTCATCCATAAATCATGCTCGTTTTTTGCGTCTGATTCATAGAGAGTGCCAGATGATGGGCTATTAGATACCATCTCTGATAATAATGATACTTGTGGGATATATTCGCGGGTTTGTTCGAAGCACGCACCAAAATTTGGATATAGCGACATGTCGATGTCTTCTAACCCATCATCAACAGATAAAAATTCATATCTTCTATTTTTAATAATTTGTTTTTCTTCGAAGCTTGGTAAGATCGCCCCGGCCAGCACTGATAATAACGAAAAACTAACGTTGATAAGTGATAGTAGGCCAGCCATGGCCCAGCCTACAACCGGTATATTACCTAACCAGTCTGGTACTGGGATGACTTCCTGGATCCATGGTTCCTGTGTAATTAATTCTGATTCTGGCGATTGTACCGCGGCCCTTTGGTTGATATACTCGGTTATTTTTATTCGCGCGCTATCATCTGGTCGGTTTGCATAGACCCCGGTGCCGCGGGTTGCAATTGCAGTTATTCCTAGATCCGATGGATCCCCCACACTAAATTCTTCCATTTCCTCTGGTGTTAATTCTCGTACGCGGTATTCGTATTCTTCTTGAACCTCAGCTATATCAGATATGTATAGATTAACGTTAAACCCATAACTATAGTTAGGGTTGGAGGTACGATCATCAGATCTGGGCGAAGAGCGGTACCCTGCCGCATTGTCTCTATATTTTAAAGAAATGTCAGGGTTTGCTTTGCGTGGTTCGCGTGTTATGATCACCTGTTCAGTTACTAAATTTGTATCGTATGTTGTGTTATAACCAAAATCAGGAAGCATGAAGAGATCTATACCACCACCAAAAAACATATCAAACCCTAAGTCTGAAAAGCTCTTTTTAAATATTCGCGCAGTTGAAATATCATTTTTGGAATTAAATTCTAAACCGCTTGACAGATCGGTCGCATAGGCCATTGTCATTGCAGAGTCTGGCCCTTCCCCGCAGTCGGCTGGAGGCATGTTATCACTTTCGCCGGCGACCAAGAATTGGCGCATTAACCATGAACCCACGTACGTTGGGAACTGTCCGTGTTGTTGTGGGAATGATTTATTTTTTTGAAATGATGCCCAAAATCCTTGAGAGGCAGAACCGCCGTTGGACGCATTTGTTGCAAAGTTTACATAATCATTATTATTATGTGCTTTCCTCCAATGAGCGGTCAAGGGGTTTCCTTCAGTATCCGATAATACCATATTCATAAATCCCCAATCGTCATCGCCGGCAAAAAGGCCGCCATTTCCTAACATGTCCTTGGCAAAGTCTATTTTAAGCATCTCCAAATCATTCTTAAGAACTTGGCTACCGGCAGACTTTAATGCCTCTGGCATGTGTGGGAATATTCCATCATCACATCCAGGTTGCGAGATTATTGGTGGCATGTTACTGTTGATATAGTTTGGTATGCCGCCCTGGAGCACATCCCCAAGAGATGATAAATCATCTAACAGATCACTCTTATTATCAGCTAACATCTGTTCGCATTGTTCTTTTGTAGCGCGGCCGTCTAATAGGGTACAGCGCAACTCATTAAAGTTGTCTATCTGCTCTTGAGTTGCACATAATGTGGGGTTTGCTGGAAGGCCTTCAAGTTCCGGGGATTCATCTAACATTTCTCTTAGTTGTTTTTTAAAATCGCCCGGCATTACATTACCAACGTTGGTGATAAATCTTCCAAATGATTGTGGGGTGGGCATAGCTTCGCCCAATTCTGGATATTCAAACTCCAGAAGTTGCGTCCCGATATCTATCAAATCCTGTGATGGATTTCCGAGAAAACCTTCTATCAGCTCTGCCCTTGTGGTAGAGGAAGATAAATCTTCTGTGAATCTTAATACTTGATCTCGATTGGCTAAGGCGGCTGATCCGGCTCCCATAGAGGCCATCATTTCAACCATAGTATCTTCTACTTGTGCGTCATCGGCTAATGGTCCGCAGATAGCGTCTCCTACAACTTCCTTAAAAGTGGTGCTTCCTTGTAACACCGCCGGTACGGCGGCGGCTAATTTGCCTGTTGTTTCTAACGCCTTACAGATTGCGTCTCCAATTATCTGACATATTTTAACCATCAATTTTAAAACAATTGCCATAATAAGCTGCTGTACAGCAAATTTTATTGCTTCCCACAGCGCGTTCATTATATCTTTTATTTTTGGGATCCAAGTAAATGGGTTTTCCATTCTAATCGTTCTAATCTCTGACAGATCACGACAAAACGGTAGCTCGATATCTTTAATAAAGCTAAGCAGATCGGGATTAAACAGAGGCGGCATAGGGCAATCCAACATTGCTATTATTCCGGCTATTATTTGCGCGCCCGGGAATTTGTTAAGCTCATCCACCAATGCTAACAGATTGTCAGAATATACCTCTATCAGTGCCATTACATATGCTTCCATAACGATATCAGGTGATAATTCGTCTTCGGCGTTGCCGGCTACATCAAACTGTTGAGCCAGTGTTCTTCTGGTCGCGGTTGATGCCTCCGCTGCTTCTTTTGAATAAGAGGCTGGCGGGGCTACTGAGCCCTCATACGCGCCCTCTTTTTTACTGTTTCTTTCTTGGTCTATTACAGATTGGATTTCCCATGGCTTAGAGTATGAGGTGCCAGAGGCCATTATATTTGAAATTTGCTGATTTGTACTACCTTCTGGGAAAATATCACCGGACTCTAATTTCTTTTTAACTAACGCGTCGAGTTCATTTTGTTTTTCGGGAGGGATTCCTACAAATAAATCTCCGAAGTTTTCGATCGACATTGCTTTAAGGGCGCTCTTGATCATGCTAGCCATAGCTTCTTCAAACGTAAGACCTCCCATCAAACATTTGATAGCATCCAGTAACAAATCAAGAAGTCCGCATGCCTTTATTCTTTCGAACCCAAACTCCCACATTTGATCCATCTTCTTCTGCGCTGAACCAAAGGGAGTCATGGACGATAGAATTCTAGCGCACATTTGTGTGAATATTTGATCGCTTTCGTCTAGCTCCTTAAGTGCCTGCATTTGGGCCATGGCAAAGATGTTTTGTCTGGTATTGGTGTCTGGATCATATATTAAACCAACATTTATTTCATCTTGTCTCGATTCTGAATTTTCTGATTGGCATATACTCTTTCTGAATTTATAGGCGACGGCGTCTCCGAGGTCGAACACTTCATCTAAGATATCTTGACCAAGTTCTTTTGCTTCTTGTTCTAGCGCTTCGCCTATACAACCCATCACCTGTCTGGATTCTTCTTCCTCTTCTGTTTTAAGTGAAGAATAAATTGTTGGATATGTGTATTGTATTACAAATTCTTCCCATGGTATTTGGGATCTCGCGGACAGCGAGGCTTCCATCTGGTATAATTGTACGAAATATGCGACTGCTGTTTTATCTTTCCAAGGTGGGGATTTTATAAACCCTCTTAATCTTTTCTTATTATAAAATAGCGGCTTTTCTCCACAAGATTCAGTCCACACTTTTAGCGACTGTGGCTGATAATTATTAAATTTAAATTCTAATTTTGTAATCTTGTCAGCAAAAAATAGTATGCCGCCGACGCCCGGTAGATTAAGACCTTTTGATTCTAAGTACGAGTTTAAGTAATCTATCAAGCTTGACATGATAGAGCTTGTAAAAAGTGTGGAGTCTCCATAGTCTTCGAGGTTGAAGATCCTGTTGTCTTCCTTGAAGAATAAATTACCCCCATCAATAGCTCGATATACTTTTAGGTATCGTCCGTAAAGATTCAATCCCTTCCGGATTCTAATCATTTTTGTGGATAAATCTCCGGCGTTGTAGGAGACTGTGATATCTCCTGGCTTTGGCTCTTCATATTCATCTTCTGAGTTATATGGGCCTATATCAAACAGTGTGTCGAACGGAACCGAAAAGAGTAGTTTAAGTCGTGAGTTGGGACGGGGATCCAGCCAATACTTACTATACTTTATTGCTTCTTTTATCTTTGTTCTTGATGCTCCACTATCTTCTTTATCGTAAAAAACGATTAAAGACTCAATAACATCATCTACAAATTCTTCATATCTGTCTCTCAAAGAGTCTATCACCTCTTGAGAGCTTTCATCTTCAGAACCTATCAATGATTCATCAACTACGGTTGTATAGGGTGTGACAACTGTTACTTGATATTCACATGTTCTCTCATTTAAGAACGGCTCTTCTACTGTTTTCTTTTTCCAATCTACTTTGATGGCTGTCGGATTAGGGGAGCAATTTAAGCATTTATTTGCTTCAACATCAACTACATCATCACATACATCTATAAGGCCATCGTGATCTTCGTCTTGCCATTTTAAAAATTTTGATTCATTCGCCATTACTTTTTCTCACTAATATGCTCACGACAGTTTAACGTTTGTACTACAAATGAATTTATATCCATAGGGTGTTAGATAGTTCAGATCCCATAATATTGCATTAACTTTGGTATGCCATAAACTATCTAAAACAAATTGTAGCGCTGCGATTCCAACTGTTGGGGCGGCCGCGGCCACCCATGGCCTTAAAGGATCAATTCCAACTAGAGAATTATACCCAGACTGAATAAGTGATAAGTTGAATACAGCACTCCACAGTTCTCCCACAATCCCATTTAATTCTGATAGGGCGTCACGGGTGTTAGAACCCAAACAAGCTCTCTGGACAGTAGAGATCTTCTCTATCGGATTATAAAGGCCGCCCCATACTACTCTTTCTTGTGATGTATTTCCTGCTAGAAGCTCAATTGAGGGCGCTGGCTGGTGCATCGAAAAGCCTAATGATGTCCATTCGCCGTGGGGGCCGGACCCGCGGGCGCCCTGCGTCTTTCCAGTCACAATTTTAATACTTCTTCTTCCTATTATTCGAACATCGTCTGCCTTTACTGCTATTCCGGAACCGCCGGTTGCTACTCCAGACACCGATTCAGCGAGGCCAAAATTGACATCGATGTCAGTTAATTGGCTTATATAAATTCTTGCAGCATCCGCTACTGGGTTGTTATCTACCACCGCTCCTTCTTTGGGGCCGTCTGTTCCCCTAGAGCCGGCGGCCCTACCTACAACCAAGTCAATTGTGCTAGCGTTTTGAAATCCCTTTGCACCATACCCACTCATTACTGTGGTTGGGCGATCAGTGCCCATCGTAATATAGCATCCCCCATGTTGCATAACAGATTCATTTTGTGCGATTTTGAAGCTCAAATCCTTCATCGGAACCACAGTGTGATAGATTCCGGAATTGCTTGGTATCGCTTGTATATTTTCGCCGGTCGGTGAGGTTTCGTTTAAATATGCTGAGTTTGCATCTGCCCTTTCTTCATCTGATTGTGATGAGTCATCGCCTAACCAATCCGAAAATTCTGGGTTTCCTCCTGGGTCACTCTCACCGAGTGGTTCGAAGACCGAATTTTCCGAAGCATATGTGGCTGCGGACTTATCACGAACTGCTTTCAGCCTGTCGTACAGTAGTTGCTCAGATTCAGTGTATTTTGGTTTAACGAACGCTTTTTTCTTTTTTGGCATAATTTACTTAGGGTGTTTTACGTAATTAGTGGAGCGAGAACTTCAGGTACTGTCACATGTAGGTGCTCCGGCGCGCCGCCGGCTTTGCCGCATTTGCCTTTGCCGGGGATGCCAAGTCGAGTTGTATTCCCCTTGCTCATGCGGCCGGATTTGCTAAAACATCCGGTGGACGTGGGCTCTAAGACCGGTCTTCCGCCGGCTTTGATCACCGCATCTATTAACTTATTTAACTCGTCGTCTGTTATGTGATCGTTAGTCCGGAGATCTAAAGCGAGGCCGGTAGTGTGGTTAAAGCGCTTGGGGTTGTCTTTTATATATGTCGCAAGTGGTCCCGAGTCGCCATCACGGGCTTTTTGTACTAGACCAGCGGTGAGCCGGCCATATGTACTTATAACCTCCGACTGGGGTTTACCCACCATAAGAGATATTTGTTTTTCTATTGATCTGGTCCATCCTGTAACTATTGCGGGAGGCCAGTTATAATCCGCGAGTAGTATAGCAGTCAATTTTGCTAGGAAGGCGAGTTGAGATGGGGAGGGAGGGACTGTTGCTGGGGGGAGGCCATTGAATGCCCCCGCGATTCCGCCTGATGCATCCGGGCAACTATAACTTCTTGATATATTTTTACCTCGTTTTGACATGCCAGCGTGGCGTGCTTTTTGAAGATTATTTAAATGAACTCCCTTTTCTAAATTTATATCAACAAAATCGCCGGTGTTTATGTTAATTGAAGCTCCGTATTGTGTATCTGTGTGGCCTACAACCACTATGTGGGAGGCTTCGAGATCTGTAAAAATCGAATTTGATGATCCCGGGCTGCAAGGGTTTGGCAGGAGCCAATGTTCGCACCACTCTGATTCTAACCTTGCTATATATGAAAAAGCAGCGATTCTAGATGAACCAGACACGGGAACCAACCCCAGTCCAGAGGCCTCGGCATGATTGAGAGTTTGGGCGCCCCGAATCACGACGGCGCTGCGATAACCGGGGTTCTTTAGCAGATCAAAGGGGGCCACCGATTTGGCTGCTTGACAGAACATATCGAACGCACCTTTAGGATCTGCTAATACACTCTCTGGATCAATAAAGGTCTTACTCATTCTGGGTTTCGCTCATCTACTCCACCCTGTATTATATCGAACAAGTTAGCTGTGTCTTCGTCTGAAAACCTTATGCTTTCGTCGGACTTTTTCTGTCTTATATTAATAATCTTAACTAATTGCTCATTGGATCTTTGAAGCGTTTCTATATGTTTAGCTGCTACCGGACTTAGGTATTTTAATTGTTCCGTGTCATTAGCCAAAGTGTTTGCAATATCATTAAGGAATTCCCTAGTAATTTTTCTATCACTACGGATGTTTGTAAGTGCTTCATCCACTAAGTCCTCAATACTTTTATTTTTCATAAGTCGCCGCTCTCCCAGTCTTGCTTGAAATTAGAGTACTTCTTTCTAAATTTCTTTAGTGAATTTACCACTTGCTTGGTGTTTAATCCAGTAATTTCTCGCAGGTACAGATAAATAGCTTTCTTATTAAAAATTTCAATATCTTCTTTTGACTCAAAAAGTATGGTTATAGCTTTATACACCCTCAAATCATTATCTTTCATCTGGGCTGCGTCCCATGATTTTAACTCATTATAGAAGAGATCCCAAAATTCTTGTTCTTCTCTCTCGGTTACATATGATTCGTTGGTAGATAAGTATTGTTCTTCATATGACTTTGATATTGTTCCAAAATCAATTTCTCTTCTGTTGCGCTTTTGTTGTTTTTTAACCTTATGAATAAACCAATTCTTCGTGATAACACTAAAATATGAAAAGGCCTTGGAGCCTTTTGATTGGTCATATTTATCAAGAATTGTCATTAACCAAATTTTGCATTCATCTCTAAGATAATCTATATTTGGCAAATTAGTAAATTTATACGTAAAAACAATTTTATCAACCATTTCGTTGAATGCCGGCTGGATCCAATTTACATATAAATCTGTCCTTTCTTTTTTGCAATTAGTAATTGAGTATCGTACTATTGCGTCTTCATGATCTTTGGTGAAATAATAATTTTTCTTACGCTTCTTCTTGAGCGGCTCTGTTGTCTGCTTCATCTGTCTCCTTTTCTTCTGCTTCTTCTGTTAAATTATAGATATATTCAAATGTAGCCATATGTTCGTTCAGGGATATTGCATGTTCAAGCAACCCTTTAAGTGTTTCGTCACCGTAAAACATATCCATTTCATAAACATCTCTAGTGTGGTTGGTGAAAATATTAATCATCTCCTGCAAGTCTCCTAATTCTTCTGATACAGACAACAGTTTTACTATTACTGTCCTTGTATAAACAAGCATACCGACACTAAATATTGTTGATATAACTAAAAGTATAGATGTTATTATTTCAAGTCGACTCATTTGTCTCGCTCTTTTGTTGCTTTAATATTTCTCTATTAATTTCAATATATTCTTTTGTTAAATTGCCAACCTTGTTAGAATAATAATCATTATTATTAACTTTTATATTAGGACGAGTTATCATCTTGTGCATTGAACCTGTACTTTCACATTTTTCACATTCAGTATATACATCATCAAAACAATGGATCACACTTACTTCACTTTCACACAGATTACACTTATAGTGATATCTAGGCATGCTTACTTTACTCTATTCAATAAGTCTTCTTTTGTGATCTCGCTCTGATCTGTAACTCTGACGGTTGGTGGATTTTTAACAATTAGGCCTTCCGTTGTTTCTTCAAGTTCGAATCCTCTAAGAATTGGTACTATGTCTAATTGGTTTAATAATGACTCCTGTAAGGCCATCATTACTGCTCCCAGTGCTTGATTTGATAATTGCATTTTAATCTCCTTTTAAAATTCTATAGCTGTCTGAATCAAAGTGTTGTGTTGAAAATTCAAATAATTCTGAATCTTCTATGGCTAGCATTTGATGCCTAAGCCCTCGATATACATGAAAGTTATCTCCTGGGTTTAATTCCAGTTGTATCGCTTCAGATAAATCATCTTCATCTGAATAGTATATCATCATTTTCCCAGATTGTAGATAGAATACTTCGTCTTTTAATTTGTGGTAATGCCATGAGCATTTTTTCCCACTATTAAAGAATAACAATTTTCCGCAATATTCCTCATTGTTAACAATCCATCGTTCCCAGCCCCAGCCTTTATTGACGTGTATCATCGGTAAAGAAGTCTTCATCTTTAATCCCCTTATCATCTATATAAATATCTCCTGCCGGCTTTCCTAAAAATAAAAGGTGATATTTAACTCCCCAATCCTTAAGTTGTTCCGCCGTTAGCGCGTAAAATTGTTGTACTGCAAGTTGTTGGTTATTATTATGTCTTCCCATTCCGCGGGCGGTTTGCATTATTATAGTATGGCCGGCATCATATAAATTATTCACCATGTTAATTCTCTGAGGTAGGGGCGAAGCGTCGTTATAAGGCGCTGACGCATCTTTTATACATAAGGTGCCATCAATATCAAATACATATGTCATCTATTATTCTCCAGTATATTTGTTGTTGAATAGCTACTGATTCTATCAAAAAATTTAAGCTCTTTGCAATGTTGTTGTCCTACAACTTTTTTTCCTTTCCAATCAGATCCTATAACCATGTAATATGGTGCTATGTTTTCTATCAAGTTTTCTAACTTAATAGCCGAATCAAATATAACCACCTCATCAACGAATTTTATTGCTTTCAACATAAATTTTCTATCTATTTCATTGTTATATGGCCTTTCTACGCCCTTGTCTGACTTTACTTTTGCATCTGAATCAATTCCAACTATTAAACAGTCGCCCAAAGATTTAGCATATTGAAGCATTTCAATGTGGCCGCGGTGTAATATGTCAAAACATCCATTGGTCCAGACAGCTTTAGTCATATAGTACTTACGCCCTTTCGCTGGACAACTTTAGTAGCATTTTCATTTGCAAATTCAATTGCTTTAAAAATGTCTTTTGTTGTCGCATAAGACGAGGCTAATGCTGCAACAAACGTATCGCCGGCGCCTGAAGTGTCTTTTATTTCTACCTTTGGTACTGGAAATCCAATACCTTTGTGTCTTGCTCCATTGGGTCCGAGAGTTATTATCATCTTTTCGATTAGTTCTGGTGTCAATTTGTGCTTTGTTCTCTCGTATTCAAATTCATTTATTTTAATAAACTTGATTTTTTTACACCATTCTCCGAGTATCTTTTTCGTATCTAAAAAAGTAGTCGAGTGTTGATTGGAAACATATTCGATATCTGACTCTGTTAAAAATCCTTTATTGTAATCCGATATAACTATGACATCGTATTTATGGTACTCGATACTTTTTACATCACACCGAGAGTAACCATCATCTCCTTCATCGATGCGGACTATGATATAATTTGTTCTATTATCGACGCATCTAGTCTTAGTGATACTAAGCCAGTTTTTATTAGTCTCTATATCGACATCAAAATCTACTAAAGATTTTATGTTCCGCCAAACATTTTTCGCCATTCCTGGGTTCTCAGTCTTTAGATTTCCGCTTCTAAAAACAGGGACTGGCGCCTCGGGGCACAGTCTTACACAATCACCATATTGGTAAATGTCTTTACAACTCTCTCCTATGACCAAGATACGCACTAAACTCCTTTAACAACATTACAAATAAAGTCAATTTCTTTTTCAGTTAGTTCAGGATAGTTAGGCAAAAAGAATCCACACGCGTGTATTTTATCACTCACCCTATCTTTAAAAACTGGGTATTTATCAGTCCAAAATGGGTGGCGGCCAAGGTTTCCAGCGCTGAAGATCCTTGTTTCTATACCATTCTCTACCAATCTATCTACTATTTCTTTCCTTTGTACCGTGCTTCTTGCGAGGGCTCCGAAAGAGATAGAAACAGGATTATTTTCACCCCATCTTTGAAATTCTACCACCCCTTCTAGTTTTTCTGCATATAGTTTATGGTTCGTATTTCGGTTTGTTGCCGCCCATTCAGCCTTTTCAATTTGTCTTATTCCTAAAAATGCTTGAAGATCGGTGGATCTCAGATTATATCCTGGGATAAAAAAGGTAAATGGGGAGTGGAAGTCATCAACACCATGGTCAGTCATCATTTTATTGCGCGTTTCTTCGTCTAAATCTTTTGCCCAGCCATGGCTCCGGAGCATCAATAACATATCATATAGTTCTTTGTCATTAGTATTAACCATTCCACCTTCGATGGTTGATAACTGGTGGCCAAAATAGAATGAGAATGTCGACATGTCTCCTATAGTTCCTACCATCGCTCCATCGTTGTAGGATGCTCCCAGAGCGGCGCATGCGTCTTCTAAGAGGGTGAATCCATATCTTTCTTTGAGAGCCAGCAGGCGCTCTTTATGGTGTGGTATTCCCAATACTTGGACGAACATCACGGCGTCAGGGTTATGCTCTTCGCATATTGTCTCAAGTTGGTCTAAATCCATACCATATGTCTCTGGATCGGCACCACACATTATTGGTTCTAAACCAAGTTGCATTGCTGGTGCGACCGTAGTAACCCAGCCGACTGAGGGAATTACAATCTTTTTGTTCGCGATACGGCCGCACTGTATTGCCGCGGCGACCATGAGTAGATTGGCGGACGATCCTGAATTATTAAAAACAGAATAGGAGGTTCCTATGTATTTCGCCCAGTCCTCTTCTACTTTCCATGTAAGATCACCTTTGGTCAGGCGAGGGTAACCCTTCAACCAATCACAAAGTGCATTGATATCTTCATCATTGATAGTCTCTTTTGCTAGCGGGTAAGTAATGTCCATTTTAATTTCCTTATTTTGTTGCTTCTATGTTTAAGCTCATCAGCTTGCCATTTGTTTTATCCATATGTGGCAAATATGCTTGGCTATAATCATCAATATAAAAGTGCTCAGTTGTCTTCCAATCATATATTTCTACTTTCGTAAAACCAATTTTCTTGAGTGCCTTTGTAAGTGTTTCTTCAGACCACCCATGATAATGAAAATCAAAATCATATTTTTGTCCTCCATAAAAAAACGCTCTTACGCTCTCAAAATCATTAGTTCGTAAATAATATTCACAAGCAGCCCGAATATCAGGGACTGAAACCCTGAGTTTTCCACCAGGCTTCAAAGCCAGAAACCAACTAAGCAGCACTTCTTCCCATGTGATTTTTTGGAATGTAAATGGTTTTGTTGGGAAGTGTTCTAATACGTGGCATGCATATATAATGTCTGCATCTCTGAATTTTTCATGTATTTTAGTCACATCGCATATTACATCAGGTGAAACATCTTCGCGTGCATCAACATTTATAAACCCATGGATTTTTCTATCTCCACAACCAAGGTTTAATTTAACCATTTATAGTTTCTCCATCCAATAATCAATCATCTCATCTATCATTATATCAAATGTATATGTAAATTTTAAGTCTATTGCTTCTTTTAGTTTAGCGGTGTCTCCTTTCAGGTCATGCAATTCGTTAGGGCGGAAAAATCGAGGATCTTGGATAACATAGTCCTTATAATCCAGATCTAACTTACTAAAAGTAAGATCTACAAATTCTCTGACTGAATGAGATTTTCCTGTTGCACACACATAATCACTGGGATGCTCCAGCTGCATAATCTGCCACATTATTTTAACGTAATCTTTCGCATGTCCCCAATCTCTTGTGGAGTCTAAATTTCCTAACGCCAATTTATCTTGCAATCCCTTTTTTATCTTTACAGCCCCAATCACTATTTTGTTGGTTACAAAGTTGCCGCCGCGGCGGGGTGATTCATGATTAAATAAAATGCCGTTTGATGCATATAAATTATATGAATCTCTATAACACCTTACGAGGTTATAGGCTAACTGTTTGGCGCAAGCATATGGACTTACCGGATTCATTGGTGTTGATTCACGTTGAAATCCGTCCGGATCTATGGAATTTCCGAACATCTCTGAGCTTGAGGCCTGATATAGTTTAGTATCCGGACTGACCAAGCGTATAACCTCTAATAAATTAAGTGTTCCGGTACCAATTGTATCGAGGGTATAGCTTGGCTGATCAAAACTAATTCTAACATGGCTTTGGGCTGCTAAGTTATAAATTTCATCAGGCTTTGTTTTATTAATTATAGATAATAATGAAGACATATCGCACACATCAGCATGATATAAATTATTTTTGATATCTTCATATATGTGTTGGATCCTGGCTGTTTGATTCTCTGGTATTGAGTTCCTTCTAACGATCCCATGCACATCATATCCCTTCTCTAAAAGAAGCTCTGCTAGGTATGAGCCATCTTGGCCATTTATTCCTGTAATTAAAGCTTTTTTCATAGTCTCACGTTTGGGTAGTTCTCCTCGAACCAATTTACGGTGTTTTTCATAGCGGTCTCTAAATCTGTATATTCGAAATCTGGAAGTGCTTTATTAAAAACATCTTTGTTTGTTGGTCGGCGCATCTGTCCGTTAGGCTTATCTGTTAGCCACTCAACATCATGATAACCTGTGGCATCGCAAACTAATTTCACTAGGTCTTTAATCTGTGTTTCTTCTTGTCCGGAGACAATGACTCTCAGCGGAAGTTCGCCTGGTTTTTCTATTAATTCTATACAAGCTTTTGCAACATCTTTAGCATATAAGAACTCGCGATATGGTGTTCCATCACCCCATACTTGCAGTGGAGTATTTGTCTGTTTTGCGTGAAAACACTTTCGCACCAATGATGGAACTACGTGGCCATCTTCTAAATTAAAGTTATCATTCTCACCAAAGATGTTTCCCGGGATCACAGAACAATAATTAACTTTGTGTTGTTGTTTATATGCCTGGATCTGGACATCTACCATTCTCTTGGAATACGCGTAAGAGTAATGAGCAGGATATGGCTCTCCATCGTGTAGGATGTCTTCGTGAATGTTTTTGGAGCCGGCTGGGAAAGCACACACTGATGAGAATGCTAATAATTTCTCTACTCCATTTAACTGAGCGTGGTGTATTACAAACGCATTCATTAAAATGTTGCTGTAATATTGTTGCGCTGGGGAGTTTAAGTTTCTCCCTATTCCTCCAACGCGCGCCGCCGCATGGATTACGAAAGCTGGTTTAACCTCTTCAAATAATCTCTTTACGTCTTCTTCAACAGTCAGATCGTGTTCTTTGTGTCCTGAAAAGACAAAGTTATATTGTGGATATAAGGTGCTGATGCTGCGGATAGCAGATCCTACTAGGCCGCGGCCACCTGTTACTAAGATGGTTTTCATTTTTCTTCTCCGAATCTTCTTTTCCAAACCGGTGGGCTTTTAGCCCAATTAAAGTAATCAATTTTGATTCTTTCCGATTGATCTTGCATATACATATTCCTAAACAGGGGTGCGTCATTGGCATGATAAGCTTGTTGTACTGGTATATGGTCGCCCTCATTTGGGTTCCAATCACATGTTAGGACGAGGTTTGGAGAGAAGTGTATTTTACTTCCATTTCGCTGAGCCCTGAAGGATAAATCATGTGTATTCATATTTAAATGTTCAAACCTACAATCCCAGCCACCTAATTCTCTAAAATATTCTAATTTATACATTGCTAAAAGAGTTATTTTATAGTCTTTTGGAACTCCTGGCAAACGTAAGTCCGGGTGAGTCCAAGCAGTCCAATAGCTATCTTCGGGACATTTTCCGCTAATATCACGACCTTCTGCATATTTTATAATTATCGCATCCTTAAATGGTAGATTTTTATGTATTTCAATACATTCACCAATTGAATCCTTAAGAAAATATCCATCATCCGAGCCCCACATCATTAGTTCTCCTTCAGCTAAAGTTGTTGCTATTTGAGCGCAACGAGATGGAGTACCGTAATCTTTAAAAAATTTAAAGTTATTCTTCTTAGCTAGCTCTTCTGGTGGTTCATTGGGGCCAACTAAGATCATTTCCCAAGTATGATTTGGGCCAACAGCTTCAGCTGCAGTATCATATAACCTTTTCCATAGATGTGTTCTGTGGGCAGGTAAGCAAATTGATAGGTCGTAATGCATTATTTGAATCTCCTCTTCCACACTGCAGGTGCGTTTTTCCAGTTTTCTAGTTTAAGTTTTGGATTTATATTAACAGTCCAGTTTGGATCTCTGTATCTTTGTTGTAGTAATGGCTCGTCATGTTCATGTTGGCAAATAAAGATTGGCATGTGGTCTCCGGTGCCGCCAGGCATGTGGTCACACTCAAATAATGGGATATCTGCCATCTTGACGTTGGCGCCAAGATATTGGGCTCTAATGGCCATGTCAGCATGGGAGGCCCATGTTCCCTCGTACGAACAATCCCATCCACCCAGTTCATTAAAAAAATTAGATCTCATAAAAGCTATATTAAATAACCACCAGTCATTTGGAATGTGTTCTGAAGCTGCGGGGGTTCCATTAATTCTAAAATAGCTATCTGGCTGTAACGTACTCCGTTCGAGGGAGCCGTTTTGTCCTTCGAAATACTTTGCAACGAGGACGTTGTTTTTAGCCGCACCCATATTATAATATGCTTCTATACATGTGTCAAGTGAATTTTCAAAAAATAGACAGTCATCTGCCAACCAAGTATATATTTCTCCTTCGCATAGAGAAGCAGCTATATTAGATGCACGGACTGGTGAGCCATAATCCTTTACGTATTTGACATTTTTTTCTTCTTTTAACTCCTCTGGTAATGGATTAGGGCCGCATACTATTAACTCGAAGTCGCGACTGGTTGAACTAAGGATTGATTCATATAATTTTGGTAATCGTTCTGTTCTGATGCTCGGTAATATAAGTGATATCTCTGGTTTTTTCACGTTTTACCTCTCATATATTCTATAACCTCTCGCACAGATTCTATCAGACCAATCTGTGCCTCGAACCCTAACATTTCTTTTGCCTTATTAGTATTTGGAATACGCCTTTGCACATCATATTCATATGCTTTATCAGAAACAAACGTGAATTCTTTTCCTGGGTTTAAAATACCCCATACTACCTTAGCTAACTCTATTACTGATGTTGGCTGAGATATTGAGATATTGAAATCCTCGTTTATCGCGGCTGAACTTTCCATGCACATCCGTATTCCTCGGGCGATGTCTTTTCCATTTGTGTAACAGCGTATCTGTTCGCCTGAACCAAGGATATGTAAAGGGTCTTGTCCCTTCATAATTTTATTAACGATATCCGGCAGGACATGACTCATCATGAGTTTAATGTTTCCAGATTTAACTTCATGTTCTCCAATGGCGTCTTCCTCTCCAACACCAACACAATTAAAAGGACGTATTATTGTATAAGGTAGCTTGTATTGTTCGTAGGCTCCTTTACAAAAATATTCAACGGCTAATTTTTGAAACCCGTATGTACTTAGCGGTGGGGCACATGTCTTAATTTCACTCTCTGGAGTTGGATATACAGTTGTATTCTCAAAAACCATGCTACTAGACAATACTACGATTCGTCTCAAACTATGAAATTTGTTGAGCTTTATCGCTAGATCAAATGTAGAGGCTAAAATTCTTTCATTTGTTGCCAACAGATCATAAGCATATTTGTGAAAGTATGTAATACCACCGATCATAGCAGCACCCGCAATAATGTAATCTACATCTTTTAGAGTCGGTGGAATCTCTGATGTTTTTACATCGATTATGTCCATCTCAATTAGTTCGAAATTTACATGGTTATCATGGGGGCGGGAGATTGGGCCGTATTTTGAAAAGTTATCAATGCCGACAACTTGATACCCCTTGTCCAAATATTCGGTACATAGATATGAGCCAATAAAACCTTGGCTACCTGTAATTAAAACCTTTTTCATTTTAAACCTCCTTTTCATATGGTAACAACTCAAAATCTTCTTTTCGAGACTCGTGAATTAAGTTGAATGGTTCTCCCACATACCACTCTAATATATTGTCAGGCAAATATTCTTTAAATTCACCAGAGGTATTCAGATTATGTGGCATTTTAGTAGTTTTTCTTTTTATTCCTACCATCTTACAAAATTTATTATAATCTTCTTCCATGTGTTCAAGCCGAATAAAAAAAGGTTTGTCAGTACCGAAGTATTGCAAATTGGGAGAATTATCTATACTACTATAAAAATCACATTGGGTGTTGAACAGATTCGTTTTATTGCTATCAGGGGTGGATCTTAAATTTATAGAAGCCCACTGGCGCCAATTACTTTGTAGTTTTTTCGAAACTTGTTCATTGGAGAAGCCTCTTTGTTTACAATAAGAAATCATAGTTAAGATATCCGGTCGCTGCGTGTAAATAAACTTTGAAAATTCACGATTGTAAGGGTTACGACATGTGGTTACAATTCCGTAATTTTCTAAAAAACTACCATAGGATTGTAATCTTTGATCTGCTAATAACATAGCCCAATATTTAATAGGCAAGTGTTTGATGTTTCCTCCACCTACGTTGGACGTCGTGGTAGAGTGACTAAAAACTGCCGTAGCAGGATCAAGAAAAAGTTGAGCTATACCATTACGTTTAAAGTATTCTTCTATCTGTCTTTGTTGTTGAATCCAAGCTCCCCACCAAGGAAAATCTTTTTTTCCTGGGAGCACGGCCGCAATGCCGCCGGAAACTTCCTGTTCCATATGAATGTGGCATTCTCTGTCTGTATCTTCGTGAAGGGCTGTTAGCACAGATGTACCACCGGTCTTGGGGGTGTGAATAAAAATAAACCCATAACGATTAGAGATCATTTTCTCATTCCTTCAAACACTGTAATGTTATATTTGCTATTTTCGTCTAAAAGATCTTCGAAGAAATCAACAGTGGTACTTTCCATTAGTTTTGCCATTGCTGACACATCTTTTGGCAAACACATGCCGCCAAAACCGCGGAAGTTGTCATTACACTCAAGGTAATGGCCGTGGATATGCTTTCTATTTGACACAGCGTTTTTAACATTCGTATAATTAACACCATTATTCTTACAGGCCTCATAAAAACTATTAGCAAAAATAATCAACATCGCATTGTATACATTGTTGAAATACTTACAAAATTCTGCTTCCGCATGTGTCAGTTTAACAAACTTTTCTGGTAGCGGCTCATGACAGCTTTTAATAAGCTCATATGTTTTATCGTCGCTGCAGCCTATTATACAAACATCATGGTTCTCTGTGAAGTCAGTGATGGCGCAGCGCTCTCGCAAAAACTCTGGTACGAAACAGACATTCAGGCCCGTTTCTTCTCGCAGCGATTGAGTGGTTCCAGGCACAACCGTCGACTTGAGGGCTACAATACCATTATAGCCGCGTTCTTTTAGCTCTAGAACGACTTCGCGGACTATACTGACGTCACATGCTCCATCCTCTGCTTGAGGGGTAGGAACGCATATATAGACGATTTCTGTGTCTAGTACATCTGTTAGTGTCGTATCATAAATTATATCGTGGATTGAAACGTTATGTCCAACCAATTCAAATCCAAATTTGCAAGCGGCGCCGACTACGCCTACTCCAACAATTCCTACTTTCATTTGTTATATCCTAAGTCATCATAACTTTCAGGCAAGTTACCTTCTTCATCATATTTGAATCTACGTTTCCATATAGGAGAGGACTGTTGCCAATTATTTAAATCAATATGTATTCTACTGGCGGCGGCATTGCCGGGTTGAGAGTAAATTGCATCAAACACTGGTTTGTCACTAAAGGTTTGTGCATCATAAATTGGGGCGTGATCGCCGGTCTTGTTAATATAGTGGTTGCAGGTTGTTGCATCCATGGGCGAATCAACCAGGCGGCCACCGTCGGCTTGTACCCTAAACATAAGGTCATGCAATGGGTGATTAATATATTCATATTTGCAGTCCCAACCGCCTAACTCTTTAAAATAATCCATTCTCATAAAGTGGTGGCACGAAATCTTGTAATCTTTTGGAATGCCGGCTAACCTTAATTCTTCGTGATAGTGGGCTAGCCAAAATTGTCCTGGTAAAGTGCCACCGCCGTATTGGGCGCCTTCTCTATATCTCATATTGACAACAAGTTTTTTATTGTTTTGTTCTCTTAGGAATTTTATAGCGCCATCGATCACATCCGGTAAAAAGATTGCGTCATCAACACAGTGATACATAAATTCGCCTTCACACTGTATAGCACCAATTTGTGCCGCTCGGGTGGGGGCGCCATAGTCTTTAATTAACTTAACATTATCAAAATGTGTCATCTCCGGTGGTAAGTCAAACGGACTCACCAAAACCAACTCCCATGAATGCTCTCTACATGCGTTGTATAAGCTTCCATATAACATCAACCATTGGTGTGTTCTGATTGCTGGCATGAGAATGGATACATCATATTTATAACTCATCCTAACTTCTCCATAATTGTGTTCCAGAATACTTCTGCATTATATTTGTCCTTATATATCTCATAGCCTTTTTGAGCGATGTATTCCCTTTCTTTTTCGTTTTCCAAGTAATACTTAATTTTCTCTATTAGATCTTGCTCGTTGTCAAATTCGACGTAATGTACATTTGGTATTAGATAGTTTTTTATTGCATCGTTTGTTCTTTCCAACAAAAGAGACTTTGTTGCCAAAACTTCCCAGACCCTTCCTTTGCATTGGTCATTGCCCTCTGGACCTCCTGGAAAGTTCAAACTAATTTTGCTATGTCTCATTAATTCAGCATATCTGGCTGCCGATAAGCCCTCCTCTCTTTGGCCTCCGCCTATATGTACTTGAATTTTATTAGTTATCAAATGAGTTAGATATCTTTGTCTCTCTTCATATCTTGGGCTGCCCAAGAAACTAGTATTTATACTTTTTTCGGATGAATCGATTGGGTGGTAAAGAGTTTCGTCTTGAGGAGCCCAGAGCCAAATTAAATTATCGTATTGTTTATTAGTATTTCTTTCAGATCCCCAACACACATGTAAATCAGCGAAACCCTTCTCATTCATTTCCTCAATCTCTGGGATTCCCCACCCTGCAAACACATCCGGCCACATGAATACTGTTTTGCAGCCCTTACTCTTAATATATTCATAGCTGTCATCAGTCGGATTCAGGTGTGATTTTCCAAGTAGCGAAAAAATAACTACATCCGGTGAAACCTTATCTACAGCAGTTGGTATAAAACTATCGATGTGTTTTTTCTTGACTATAGAATATTCATCTATATGAATGATACTAAAATTTGCTTCTGGGAGTACATTCTTAAAAGTTCTAAACAAGTTATGATAATTATTAGTCAAACCTTTTTGTGGATCCGCATCACAATATTTCTCTGTTATGAACAAGACCTTAAGATTACTTTTCTCCATAATAGTCTCCATATTCTACGACTATAGTACTTTTCCCATCTCTTCGATTATATGCTTTGTGGTAAGCTGGAAAGACATCTTCTGGCTCTTCGCATTTGATAACTTCTGTGTTCCTCAGCATTCCGCGGAAGATCTGAGTGAAATCCCCCGTATGTTGAACTTGGGGATTCAGAGGTCGCACAGAACCGATGCCGACGCGGATGATTGCTTTCGGGATGTATTCTCCGTGAGAAAACTCTTTCATCCTATCAAGATGATTAACCAACTGATTAACCGCTAGCAGAAGGAAATTCCATCGTGGATATATACTAATTGGGATTGTTCCGTTGATAGCTAAACCATTGGTCATACCCATCTGCATCTCTTCATCAACCGGCATTTCTAATAATTTATCTTTTGGCACTCCCGATAGGGTGTTAGTCATCGCTGTGCCCTTGTAGGCAACTGCTTGTCCTAAAAACATTGTATCTTCTTGTTCTCCAAGATAATCCATCGCTCTCTTTAGTTCATCAAAATATTTTCCCATTAGAATTGGACCCTCTTCCCTGCTCCAGCATGTGGATATTTGTCTAGTTTGTATTTGTAGTATGTAATATATTCATCATTAACATCTTCATAAGTAAGTTTCTGTTGGTTCCATGTGGCCCGGGTGTCAGTACATACTGACTTGCCATTATCTTCAATAATAAAATGAATTGGAAGTTCATGATTGCGGGCATATTTAATACATTCGTGAGCAACACCCGTCTCGGAAGTCATTTCCCCCATAAAACAATAAACCTTATTCTTACCAGCCTTTCGTTTGATGTCTAGAGCAATCCCCGTTGCAATTGGGAGAACCCCAGTTACAATGCCAGATGAAAAGACGCGATATTTTGCAAAACAAAGTGAAATAGAGCGCCCTTGCAAAATTGCCGCCTTAAGCTCATCTTGCGGTACTCCCTTAAGCAAGCATTGATAGTGGCTTCTCCAAGAACATAAAACCCAATCCTCTGGCCCAATATTGTTATCCTTGAATACTTTTATTATTTGATCTTCGTTCCCGTTGTAAAGATGGACGGGGGCGCGAATCATGGCGTCGTCAAAGCATGTCGCCATTTTGGTCTCAAATTGTATTAATTCCTTTTTTGTTAGCACTTAATCTCCTAAGATTTTTCTTTTTAGTTTAATTTTAGTCATCTCTTCGATACCACTACGAGTATTGTTTCCAAATCTTTCTTCTATCATATCAAGATACTTTGGATTTTTATAGTATTTTAAGAAAGATTCATCTCTAAATTTTAATACTTCGGCTGCTGAGATATGATTAGTTGGGAGTGGCTGAGTTTCATACGAATGTTGTGAATAACCCACATAGGTGTCAGGTAATTCCCACCCTTCTTTTAAAGCTTCTAAATATAATTTTGATCCAGGGTATGCCATGGCCGAATAATAATTTGAAAATTCACAATTTAATTCCATTGATAGAGATAAGGTGTCTTCCATTGTTTCGATCGTATCTTCGGGTAGCCCAAATATATAATTTCCTATTACACTAATACCAGCGTCTTGTACTCTATCAACTAAATCACGTATATTTAAATCCGTAAATTTTCCCTTTGTTACATCTTTTCTAACTGCCGTGTTTCCTGATTCTATTCCTAGAGCTAACCAATTAACCCCTGCTTTTTTGAGTGTCTCTAAATATTCTTCTTTAACTGTATCTATTCTAGAGTAGGCCCAGATGTTGAAGTCGTATCCCCTCTCATGTATTAATTCACATAGCCTCATAAAGTGATCTTTATATAAGACGAACATTTCATCTGCTATTTTTATATTGCGGATCCCCATCTTGTGAAACTGATCGAATTCCTTTATAATGTATTCCGGATCCCAATATCTGAACTTATTGCGGGCGGTGTCCCAATTCTCTAAATTATTGTTTCCGAATGGGGCGTTGATACAGCAGAAGCTACAACGAAATGGGCAACCCAAACTAGTATATAAAGAAGCAAACGGCGCTCTATCATTCCCATTCGTCATTGCATGCCAGTTAGAAGTTCGATATTTGTCCATAGGCAATAAGTCCCACGCCATACCTGGAAGTTCTTTTTCTAAAGCTTCTTGAGCAATAATTGGGGCTGGTTTAGTACATCTAATTTTGCCGTCTTCTCGATACCATAGACCCGGCACAGTTGCCAATTGAGAGGTATCATTCATATTGATACTCAACAAAGCATTAACCGTGTGCACACCTTCCCCCTGGCACACAAAGTCAGTCTGTTCCTCTGATAATGTTTGACGAGATACAGCTGATGGGTGCAAACCTATTAATACAGTTTTAAGATGGCCATGTGACGCCCGAATCTCTGCCAAGAGCGCTCGGGTGCCGGCCATATTTTGTGTGGAGGCTGATGGTTGTTGGCCATAGATTACAATTGCAACTAATTTTGGGTTGTAGGATCCTATTACTTCTGCTGATTCTGAAGCATTCAGTTGTTCTGCTTCACAATCAATTAGCTGGGTATTCCACCCGTTTGCCCGGGCATTGTTAGCTAATAAAGCTGCCCAAATGGGGGGTTCTATCGCGGAGTATGTCTTTGACAATTCTTGATAAATGATAGGAGCACCATTTGGATGCACGAACAAAACGTCTAATTTTTTACTCATAATTTTCCTAGTAATTTGCGTACCACGGAGATTCAATAATACTATATGCCGTGATAAGCTGTTTAATTCCATCGTCTAAATCATATTTACACTCAAAACCTGTGTCATAAAACTTTTGACTGCTAACTGTATAATCGCGGGTGTCTGGATCAGTGTTGAATTCTGCTTTAATAATTTCTAGCGGAAGATGCTCTTGAATCTTTTGTGCTAATTGAAGTTTGTTCATATTGAGCGAGTCGTTACCCATATTATATGTGTCATTCTTGACAACTTCCCAATTGTTAATAGCCCACTTAAAAGCACGGCATACATCTTGGAGGTGTCCGTAGTTTCTCATAAATTCACATTCGTAGAGAACCAGGACGCGTTCTCTAAGCGCCTTGAGAACAAAGTTATTAACTAATAGGTCGGTTCTCATTCTAGAACCGGGACCGAATACCGTAGCTAACCTAAAGGTGACATGATTTTCAACGTTTCTATATTCACGCTCACCTGCTACTTTTGTTCTACCGTATAAAGACACAGGATTTAAGGGTGACTCTTCAGTGACCACGGAGCCACCAGCACTCGTTCCATATCCAGAGTTGGTGCACGGATAGATAACTAATTGATCCACGGATTTGTTTTTTGCAATCCAAGCATTTACCTCATGGTTAATTTCGTGCGCACCGCGGACGTCTTTGTCACATAAAGGAAACCCAACTAAAGCAGCTAAGGGGATTATAATATCAGCTTTCTCGGTATATTTCTTTAGTAACTCAAGGTTCCTAACATCTCCTTTTACAAAAGAGAAATTAGGGTTGTTTGTATATCTCAGTAACGATGTGGGATCGTACATTAAATTATCATATGCAATGACCTTGTGCCCATCGTCTAAGAGATATTGTGTTAATTCACTGCCGATGTATCCGGCGCCACCGGTAATTAAAATGTTCATAGTTCTATTTTTCCTGTAATTGTGTCTTTAAGCATAACCCAATCGCATGCTTTTGCCCAAATTGGGCGCGTAAAGGCGGCCGGTGTATTCTTTTCGAAAAAGAAGTGACCTGACCACGCAAATGGATAAACAACGAAAGGGGCAGCTAATAGTAGGGGCCAGAGACTTGTATAAATAATACCAGCGACATATACGATTGTAGCGGCCTGGCCAAGTATATGTAAGCGTCGGGTTCGTGGATCTTTATGAAGTGTCAGATAATATTCATAATATTCTTTGAATGTTAAATCTTTATTCATCCCAACTAATCTCCCAATCCTTAAAATCGGCTGCTAAACAATCAATTTTATAGTCTTTTCTGCCGCCGGATAACTCTTGAATCCTATTCTTTGCTGTGTTTCTAATGCCATTTAGACCATGGGTTAGCTCCAGGTCGTTTCCTTCACTTATTCCCTTGCGATAGTTTGTCTCATTATGCCAAATGTGTAAGTTCATTTGTGATAATACTACGAGGGCTCTAATTGCTCTACCATCTATTATAACATCCTTTTCCTTAAGCGTCAAGTCTATATCATGTAAAATGTCTGATATTTCACTCGCATACTCTTCTTTATGGTCTGGTATAAAGACCTCCTTAAGTTGCGCGATCGATAATCGGTCTATCAATTCTGATAGTGTGGGTAGGTATTTTCTCTCACTCATTTGTCTCTTCCTTTAAGAATTGTTTAAAATACTCTTCGTATCTTTTATAATTTTGTTCTCCAAAGATTTCTTTATTATCAAAAAAAACCTTTGCCTCTTCGCGGCCTCTTTTCATAGAATACTCTGGGCTAGTTGATAAACCTTCTGAGTTATAATAATAAAGTCCTAGAGGCCTATCAATCTTTTTAAATTTTGATCCCGCGAGGACCATCCTTAAGAACATATCCCAATCTCCGGCGTGGGCCATGGCCTCATTAAAATATCCACTCTTGGCATGAACTTCTTTTTTCCACATAGGCATGGGGCCGGGCAGACACTTAATCATGTTTTCTCGGGAGAACGTATTGATAGAATGCTCATATAGTTTTCCGTTTGAAGAGTTGTTCTCAAACGATTCAAGAGGGCGTGTAGTTTGTAAGCAGTCAGCATACACCAAATCAATATCTTCCGCGAAGTGTAGATGTTTGGCCAATGTCTCTAGATAATCTATAGAGTGTGCGTCGTCGACACAGCACTGTGCAAAGAACTCTCCCTTGGCCATTTTGATGGCCATATTTTCTGTTTCCATAACAGTAGCTCTATAATTTAATTTCTTATATACTACATTTTTGTTTTGCTTTTTAAACGCATTGATAGGCTCATCTTCGTTTTGTGGTGAATTCGCATTTATTATTATTAGTTCGCAGTTATCAAATATTGTTTGTCTTTTCATATCATCTAAGAAATTAACAATATATTTTTCTGCATTATAAATGGGGCAAAACACCGTTATTTTTGGAAGCTCTATTTGCTCTATAAAAATCGCTGTCTCAGATTCAATTAGTTTTGTCCAGTTTTTAATAATTCTATTATTATTTCCTACGATATATTCCAATAGTTCCCGGCCGGATAATTGAAAATAATCTTCGCTAGCAGCGCCGAGGAGGCCGTTGGTTATTAGCTTGCACCCTAATATTCGTGCCTCTATGGCTAGCCTACTATATGATTCTAACCATTGTGGAAGAAATACTAAATGTTTTATCTTAGATATACTTCTTATATATTCGTCGAATGGTGCTGGGTTAAGGAACTGAAACTCAATTGATTTTCTTTTACAGTATTCAATTGCGGCTGGCATGCCTTTGTTTCTGTTTTGTGAGTTTAAAACCGCGTATTCTATATCTTTTTCATTATCGATATTAGCTTCTAATATACTAATTTGTTCGTCGGTCCAGATATTCCCAGCTGAATTAACTACATTAGTTAATAATAAGTTTTTCTGTACTACTTCTGCGTGCTTCTTGCTTTGACATATCACCGCTAATGCATTTTTAAAAAACTGTTTGTTTTGTAATTGACTTTCTGGTGCTAAAAAATTCTTATACAGCGCTGGGTTATTTGACCTAATATATTTGTGATCATGTTCAAATATAACATATGTTACATTAGCTAATTCTTCTTTACACTGTTCAGTTAGCATAAAGAAATTAGCAATTATAAAAAAGCAATCGTTATTGGTACGAATAAACTCCGGTGTTATCGATTTCGATTTATGTTGTTTAATTGTAAAACGATGCTTTAAAGAATTAATTAAAGCATCATTACAGAATTCGGCACCACCACAGATTTCATTGATAAAGAAATCAGAGATAAATATTACTTTCTTACTCATACTCCACTACTTGATCTAATACATCACGCCACTTTTTGTCTTCCTCAGAGTCTAGAAATGGTAGTAGTGCATTAACCATCTTTTCATATTGCTTATCTTTCGAGAATCTCTCTTGTGTATAAACTCCAAATGATTTTGAGTTTAAGGCGATACTTCCTTCTTTTTGATCTTTTATATCGTTGTAACATTCTCTCATTTGTTTCTTTGCTGAGTGTTCTCTAGAGTATGCCCACATAGATTCTTTAATTAGAACTCCATCCCACACAACTTCTGGCTGTACTTGGTTCATGTCATATGACACGCTGTAAAATCCTGCTGTTCCCTCTTCATCATATATGAAATCGCACTGTCCGGACCAACCGTTACAGATTACTGGCATTCCAGAATAAGTTGCTTCAAATATTGGCAATCCAAATCCTTCTCCATGAGCTAGACTAACAAGTGCCTTGACTTTATCGTGGTTGTAAATGGAATGAACTTCATCATCTTCCATGTCACCATGGAGCAGATAAACACTACACTTTCTATCTTTGTAATTTGACAGCATCCCCGTTAATTGATTGAAAACATTTAATCGATCCATGTGACAATTTTTTGCTAAATTAGTTTTTAAAATTAAACCAATTTCATCATCTTTAAATTCTTCTACAAACCATTTTACTGTATTTGGAAGATTTTTTCTTGGGCCTAATTGAGCTATTGAAACAAAATTTATGTCATGTTTTAATTCTAATTCAATTTCTGGCAGATTATTATATTGTTTAGCCGGATAATTTACAACATCTATTTCAGTTTTAAGTTGAAACTCTATTTGTTCTTTTGTTTCTTCATTGACAGCCTGATATACTGTATCCTTAAATGTATTTTTCGAGTGGTTTGAAACAACTATAATTTTATCCATTATATTTCCACGATCAATCCACTGATGTGCTACTTTAGTTGTTTCTATGCCGGCAGTGTATCCAATATTGATCGGGGCGATTTTCTCCCATTCATTAGGGATCGTAACTTGAAAGGACATATCAAATTTTCCTCCCTGCTGTATAAACGCGATTGTTTTCTCGATTACTTGATCAATCCATAATCGCTCCTCGTCCATCGTATTAATCCACGATGTGGCTCCCCATTGTAAAGGTTGTATATAAATATCGAATATATCTTCCCTGCTTCTAAGAGATCTTAGTGCAAACCGTGATTGTTCTCCGTATCCGGAGCGAGTTAAAACTGGCGCCTTAAATAAAATCTTCTTTTTCATGCAACCTCCATTAGATGCCAACGTTTATAATTTTTTCTTGTTTCCCATGAGCCGTGTCTTTTAATAACATCGTCTATAGTTTTGACCCAATTTTTTTCATAATCCTCAAAGTTATAATTTTCCATAACATGGGCATTGCCTTGGGTTGACATTCTTTTATAAGCCTTGGGGCTAACATTTATTGCTTTCTTTAAAATATTAATAAAGTCTTCTTTACTGATTCTATCTTCAAAAATGTAAGGAACTTGTAAAGAGCCGATCACAGATTTAGAAGAAGGTTGGATGCCCCATCCAAACCAATCCTTTCCATTTGTTACTTGTTCTTGTAATCCACCAGTCATATTAACTATAATTGGAGTTCCACAAGACAATGATTCTAACGTCGCCAAACCAAATCCTTCCGCATCAGAAATATTAATTGTATAATCACACACATTGTATAAGTTTGCTAATTCTTCAGAACTTACTTTCTCAGTTGATAACAGCACTTGCCCATCACTGATGCCTAAATGTTCTATTAAATGCGGTAAATCTTGGCCGTGTGGGTCTCTTGCGTCTGTATGCATTAAAAGAGTTGCCTTGTCGTGTCCGACTTCGTCTAAAAATTCTTTAAACCACCAAATTAGAGTACCTGGTTGCTTTCTTCTAGCGTTTCTGTTGTTCCAGAAGAAGATTTTTTTGTTAGGGTTTTTAAAATTTTCTGATGCATTGAAAATTCTTTCTTTTATAGTTTGTGTTATCGCTTTTTCTTCTGTTGTTTTATACGGATGGAACATGCTATAATTAACTGCATGGGGCAAGTATTGGCTTGAAACATCGGGTGCTGTAACCTTTAAGATTTCATGGGTTACTTTTGATATACATACCACCTCATCAGTTGATTGATAGAACGGCGCATTAAAAAATGGCGCTGGGAAGTTATCCCAAACATGATAATATACCATGGGTATATTTGCCCTTACTTCATTCTCTATCTCCCATAACCAACCATAGAATCTAGGATCGGTCATGAACCATAATACATCTGGTTTTTCTTTTTGTAAGACAGATCTAATTGTCTCATGATTGCCATAACCATCGATAGGATATATAACCCAATCATCTTCGTAAGGACTCACCTTTTGTGGAGAATAATCATGATGTTTGATAGCGCCGCCGAGACACACTACTTTATATCTACCTGTTTTAAGCAGAGCTTCAATCATATATTTTGTTTGTGTCCCAACTCCGGACGGAGAGAGCGGGTGATCACTTAGAACCAGAATTTTCTTTTTTTTCATTTTTTCCTCATGGACAGTGTTCTGTCTTATAAAATTTACAGCCATACCCACCGGTACAGGATAAGCGATTTTTAATGCTTCGCTTATTTTTAATATTGTACAGTGCGGTTCTCAAAAGTTTAAGAGCATTTTCAGTTTTTTTCGTTCCGCTTGTTACTCTGAAGAACTCAACTCTGTTTTTCTTGGCTGTACGTTTAAGTAGTGCAAAATGTGTCTCGACGTCCTTTGGATCAACCCCCATCTTTTGGCAAAAAAAGTGTTTGTACAACGTAAGCTGGTACGTCACAAGCTTGTCACTCTTTTTCTTCGCGTCCCAACCCCAAGAACATGTCTTCCAATCAAATATATGAATTTTTCCGTCAGGAGTGGCAACGACGGCGTCAATATAACCCTTAAAAAGTTTATCATCGTTCTCGATAGTTTCCATAAGTGGCATTTCAACTGCCATTACTTCAAACTCTTCAAAATAGTCAGCGAGGGCGTCCTCAATTTCGGGGATAATCTCTTTTCCTTGACCCACCATATCATTTACTAACTTCTCATTAACCTCGATATCGTCGTCGAGAGACTTTATGTTCTTTTCGAATTCTTGTATAAAGAAGTCATCGTCGACCGCTTCGTGGAGAAGCTTTTTTTCACATACAGAATGGATAGCACTTCCAAAGGCTGTGTATGCATTACCTTTGAATCCATCGATCTTATCGAGGCGTGTGAGCTTGTGGTAAAAAGGGCAGAATGCCCAGTCCTTGAGTTCCGAGTAGGATATGTGTGACATCATCCCTCCAATTATATTACTATAATATAACCATTTTAGTAATGATTGTCAAGCTTTTCTTCGTCATGTAACAAAATAAGCTTCTCATATAAGGCAGGACTTACTTTTTGAAGATATTTATGATTTCTGTTTGAATAGAAATCAGTAAATCCTGTAGCAAAATATTCCCTTAATGATGTTGGCGAGTAGGCTGATATAAACATACCCTGCACGATACCCGTTAATTTTTCGTATCCTACTTCTTCAAGAAGGAACATATCGAGTTCTTCATTATACTCAGTTTCCATAAAAACAGATAGCGGTACCTTATATCCCATAGACCACAATAAATCATGGAGATGTTTTCTTTTTGTAAGAAACTCTTCTTCTATTTTTTTGTCTCCATAAATTTGATATCCATGAGCGACTTCTATAGAATGAGAGGTTTCGTGAATCATATCAGTTATAATATCTTCTTCACTGCTTTGGGCGTGTGATATAAATAATGTACCAGAATCATAAAAAGCACTAATAGAGCGTTCTTCAAATTCTTTAAACCAGCCAATTATAACCATTTCTATCTCGGCCCTTAAATGTGGCGCCAGGATGCTTTCATACTTAGATACGACTCTTTCTAAATCAATATCTTCTTCTATTGGTGATTTTTCTACATATACTCGGAGGCCGGCATTAGTATAAAAATTTCTATTATTTTGGTTTTTCTGTTTCAGGTCTTTTAAACGCATCATCAAGTCCTAATTGATATCCTCTAATGAAGTTTTCTTCGGCGAAGGCGTAAGCAAACTCTGGGAAGTCGTGTGCTAATACTTCCGAGATCATATGCACTGTAACCTCATCCTTATCGAGTTTTGTTCCTACATATTCAACCAAAAAACTTTTTAGCTCGGAGTCCTTTTCTACAGTCATCCCAATAAGCGGGTTTGTGTGGATTTCTTCTTCGGTCATTATTTTTTCTATATTTTCAGACATGTTTTCTCCTTGTTTGTTTATATTAACATATATTTATGTTAATGTCTATAATATTTTTGATGCTAATGTAGCTAATTCGCTACGTTCTCCCTTTCGGAACGTCATATGACCAGCTATCGCGTATTCTTTGAATTTTTCTACAGCATGTACTAACCCATTAGATGTTTCATTAACATATACATTATCAATTTGTTCTACATCGCCCGTCAAAATAATCTTAGTTCCCTCACCAATTCGAGTGATGATTGTTTTTATTTCATGTTTGGTAAGATTTTGGGCCTCATCGATGATAATAAACGCATTAGCAATTGAACGGCCGCGGATGTATGTTAAAGCTTCTATCTCAATTTTACCTTTGTCCATATACATTTCTAAGGATGTTTTATCACCCATTAAGAACTTAAGATTATCTTGAATAGGCATCAGCCAAGGAAGCATCTTCTCTTCCATTGTTCCTGGTAGGAACCCGATGTCTTTTCCAAGCGGCTGGATGGGGCGTGATACGATAAGACGGTCATAGTGGTTGTTCTCCGCTCTTAAACCTATCGTCTGTTGCAAACCACTGGCTATAGCCATAAGCGTCTTCCCGCTACCAGCCCGGCCGATTAAAGATACAATCTTTATATTGGGGTCCATCAACATATCGATAGCGAATGCTTGTTCTTTGTTGCGCGCACTAATATTCCAATCCGGTATTTGTTTGTGTAATACTTTTCCAAGTGGCTTGAGATGGTTCTCGAACTTGGCTAACGCAGATTTCTTTTCATTTGAGTTAGAGACCAGCATTATATATTGGTTAGGAAACCATATTTCATCTATTTCTTCTTTATCGATAAAAATGTCTTCACCATCATAAAACTGATCAATAATTTGTTCATCCACAGCGTGTATGATGAACCCAGTATATAATTCATCAGATGAATTTACCACTTCTTCAGAAATATAGTCTTGAGCTTTTAAACCGATCGAATCACAAATAACGCGCATGTTGATATCGCGACTAACAATGATCGTTTTATTTTTGCTTTTCCCTCGTACTGCCATGGCGGTTGCTATAATAATATGATCTGGAATGCGCATATCTAAGTCGGCCGGAAAAACGACTTTTTGTAAGCATGCATATGATATAACTCTCAGTGTTCCACTATTCTTTTCTTCATTAAGCGGAACGCCCTCTTCTAAATTTCCCCTTTCTCTAAGATTATCAAGTGTTCGGATAAGGTGGCGGGCGTTTGAACCAACTGAGTCTTGGCGCGTTTTGTGTTTATCTATTTCTTCTAACACTTTAAGTGGAATATAAACATCATTTTCACCGAACTTAAATATTGAATTTGCATCTGTTAAATATACGCTTGTGTCTAACACATAATTCTTTTTTTCTGACATAGACCCTCTATATAACTATAAATAGTTCGTGCTTTTTAAACTAATATAATTAGTTACTTTCGCTTATAATTTTTAAATAATCGCCGGATATTGGAAATACAGCTTCTTCTATATTGTCCCTGAACCATACTGCGCACAGATTGCATTCTTCGTCTATTTTTGTTATAACACCGATGTTTTTTATGTTGGGATTAAATTTTAAAACTCTTTGTTTTTGTTTGCTGCTTACATATTTTCGGCATACTAAATCACCAACTTTCATTTATAATACCATAACATTTCTTGTTTAAAAGTCAAATCTTATCTTCTTCTTTTTCGGCGATTTTCTGAACCATTTTTAAAACGCTGGCCGGGAGCGCTTCTACAAGATCTGGTTTGAGCCAATGGATCATCACTAGATCTTCGAATATGCCAATAAAAGAATGAAGTTCATAATGGTCGACATCTATTCCTACAACCATTCCAACCCATGGTTTTCTGCCAGGGGGGATGATATATTCACTTTCCGTAACGATATCACCAATTTCATAATCAAACCGCTGGTTGTGTTCATCGGAATCCATGTAATATATAGCTTAGCATTTTCTTATTATATGGTGATCAAATACCCACACCATTGGCTTTTCACCTTTTTTATATGGAACACCCATTTTTCTTAACTTATTTACTTCTTTATCGTTTATTATTTGGGCGTTCCAACCATCAACACCATACCTCAATTCGGATTCGGATGCTATATAACGTTCTTTTAATATTACTACAACATTAGGTCCAGCATAACTTTTAACTAAGACTTTATCATTCTTGCGGTACTTTTTGCTGGCTTTCATATTAAAAAATGGCTGGGGCAGTTGGACTCGAACCAACAACGGCCGGGGTAACAACCCGGTGCGACTGCCTGTGTCGCCTCACCCCAATAGATGCTGGTTTTTGATTGCCTTCGAGCATCGCCAGCATGCTCTCTCTAACTATATAGTTCTCAGAGAATGAACTGAAGGTTTGAGGCCTACCTACAACCGCACCTACGTTTGGGTCGGGTGCTCCCCTTCTGCTTACAGGCGAGCAGAACAGCGCCGGCTACGCGTCAAATGTTAAAGTGCCGTTTTCAGTCTTAACAGAAGCGGTCCAACCATTAAGATATGGGTGCAACCTCATTATGTCGCCGGCGGTGACTTGCACTTGAGTACTCAGGGTACAAAAGCCGCGCTTATGATCATATCTTTCAACTGTGCTTTCAATAAATTCAATATCATAAAAGTTTTCACTTAGGGTGGCCGCTAAGAATTCACTAAAAGTGTCATCTCTCTGGTATGATTCAAGAAGCTCATTTTCTCTTAGGACATCAAGGATGTTTTCGTTTCCCCATACGGTATGAGCTTTAAGGCCAGGAGTAGCTAACAGATCACTAAATTGTTGTAGTACATCTGTTTCTGATAGTGCTGTTTCAATTTCAGTTTCGTTATGAACGAACACCTCTGTTCCTTCACTATACGATAGGGTAACCATCTCATTTTCTTGCATGTTAAGATTGGTTAATTTTTCTCTCAGATTCTTTGACATTATATATCCTTTTGTATGTCTTTTTTAAATATCCACACAACGATTTCTTCTTGTTTGGATAGTGTTATTTTAACCCCTTCGGCGCCTAATGTCAAGGGTAAAATGTTCTTTTTTTCTACTTTAATAGCGGATAAACTGTCCTGATTGCCCGAGATCCACGGTAATACTTCATATTCAGAATTCTGTTTTATTATTCCCCTCTCCCCAGAAGGATAATAGAAACCATTATAACCAAATTCAGATAAATAGCATATTAGTGCTTCTTTAATAACCATTTGATATTAAGAAAAATCCCATAAGTAGTTCTTCCACTTTGGGCTTATTTGAGTTTTGGAGATGGTTCTTAAAATATTTGCTTTTGGTCTTTTAGGCTCCCTAATTGGCGTCATTCCAGATTCTTTTGTGGTTTTATTACCTTTCCTCTGATTACATTTTTTGCAAGCAGCAACCAAATTTAACCATGTGTTTCGACCGCCGCGAGATCTAGGTAGTATATGATCCATAGTTAGTTTTTCATCAGCAAAATGATTAGCGCAATATTGGCATTGATTATTGTCTCTCCAGATAATATTTGTTCTATTACAAGTAACTGTACTTAGACGAAATTTAACATATCGCTTAAGTACAATAACTGCCGGAAGAATAAATGTTTTAGTAACTGAGTTTATTTCTTTCTTATAATTTTCGATTGCTGCGGCCTTCCCAACAATACATAAGATTAGCGCTTCTGTCGCGTCAATCACTCCAATGGGTCGAAACGAAGAGTCTAATTTTAATGTTAGCATTATTTCCGTCATACAGTAACTATAATCTTAAATTACATCCAGCACTATCTGTCAGAATGTTTTGATATTGTTCTCTTTGGGGGTATTTTAAAATCACGGGATCTCCCAGATTCAAAATCACGGGATCTTTTAACCAAATCTGAAGAGCTAGCTAATTTTTCATCGCCGCCGATTTCCCACAAAAGTTTAATTCCTAACTCTTCACAGATATCTTGCTCCGGAGTATTTGATTTTCCTCGATCTCCGCCATTGGCAAAATATGTTGGTTTAAGTCGGCGGATGGCCTCGCACACAGTTCCATCATCATCATTAACTGAATCTACCAGAATCACTCCCTTTATCGCATCTAAAATCTCATATCGAGCTTTAAAATCCATAAAATGAAATCCCTTTTTTTTATATAGCCAATTATCAGAATTGGCGATAATGATAACATCACCATATTCTGCAGCCTCTCTAATCATTCTTATATGCCCAACATGAACAGGATCAAACCCGCCGGACACCATTACAGTTGGTCGTTCTTCTTCACTCATAATTTCTCCTTTATAATATTCTACTATTATTTTTTGATATGTTTAAGAAGATTTTCTTCTTTCACTTTTTTATATTTACCAGAACCATCATTTAAATAGATTCTATAATCGTAAAATAAATCGTTTGATAAAACCTCTAGAATAACGGATTCTATTTTATTGTATTTTAAAACTTCGCTTTCTGGAAATTGGCAATAAAGAACCCATTCATCAACTTCATATTTCATTATTTGGTTTAATTAGAAGTTGATATAAAACTTCTGGCGATAAATCTTTTCTTTCATATATTCTTATTTTTCTCCAGTCTATGATACAGGCGATACGCAATGCATAAGAAATCCACTCACTACAATACCATCGCTTCTTGTGTTTTATTTTACATGGAAGAAACTGTGATAATAACATTCCAAGCCAATCATATCCTTGTCCCTTAGTATCTTCGAAAAACTCCATTATAATGTTGTATTGATTTTCTGTTATGTCTAAATCTATAAAATCCCACTCTTTATGGGCGAGCATTATCTTTTTTCTTTCCGCGACCTTTGATTTTATAAATGGGCTTATTCCTACCCATGTGTATCCATCAGGTAATATTATTTCGGCGTGACTATAAATACTATCCGTCCACCATCTTACAACTTTATTGAAAAAGTTGCCTTCGCCTTTATAAAATGCTACTTGTATTTTCACCGTTTTTCAGTTGGAGTTTGTTGTAGATAAAGTCTTGTTATAGGATCGATACATATTATTGTAGAATGTATAGGATCTGGTAACCTGGGGTCAAAGAGTGCAATTACATTAACCTTGCTCCAGTCATATGCTTCCGGGCGATCTGTAACATCAGTACATCCAATAACTGCGTATTGTCTATTAACTTCTGTTGTCATTGGGACTGCACATGCATAGTCGATTGCTACCATAACCCCATTAATACAGGTACTACGAGAGGGCTCGAAATTAAAGCCAGAAAACCCTGAAAGGCCTTCTCCAGTTAGAGCGCTTGGATGTTTTACACACCCAGTTATGATCAGTGATAATATAAAAAATACTCTTTTTAGCATAAAAACCTCCATTCCATTCGTTTTTATCTCTATTAGTATCTATTTTGGTTTGTTTCTTTTTCGGTTTTCTTTATGTAAAAAGTCAAAGTTTTTTCTTTTTGACTTTACAACAACATCTATTTCTTCTGTTGGAAAATCATACTCTTCTTTAATTTCCCATAGAGCATGCTCAATTGCATCAACATACTCATGAGCTAATTGCTCTTCTATGGGCTCTTTTTTCTTAAACCAATTGAAGTTAAAATTAAACATAATAAATGGTGGAGGCGGCGGGGATCGAACCCGCGTCCAAAATAAGTCTAATTAAAGTCATTCACAAGTTTGGACCATTTATACTACACATACAGCCAAGTGGAGGTAGTTTGTTCCACATCGCTCACTACCGTATTACGATGGGTGGTTTGATTTTTACAACTTGTCTGTTGTTTTGCTCAAATTGGATAGATGGCTTTGAGCGGCCACCCGATTAAGCCGCTAAGCGGACAGATTCGAAGTTGTTATTGTTATTAGCAATTATTTTTTGTATCTGCATTTAAAGTCTGCTGCTACGTTTGACTACTTGCACTTTTCCTCTTTCTTACTCTGTCGAATCCAGATCACCCCCGAGTTTTTTTGATAATTACACCCATTGGTGTATGATGCTCATCATCTAACCAAATAAGTGTTTCTTTTCCTATTTTTGATTTTTCTGCATATGTAAAGCCAATTTCTTTCTTAGCCTTCTTAATAGCAGCGTCTTCGCTAGAATGCTTACTTACCAAGTCTCCCTTGATATACTTTCCATTCCATTTATATATTTTCCACATTACAGTTTTTCCTCTATTGTTTGTCTTGCGTATTCTTCGCTGAATCCTGAATGTCCAGCATAAAATTTGAGTTCTCTATCCAGATAAAGATATGTTGGCCAGCTGCCGAGCGGATATCCTGTAATACCTGACGGATCCATCATCTTATCTCTAGAACCTCGTAAGACCGGCGCCGTGGTAATGTTATGATCGGTCACCCACGTATTTATTTCTTCTTCCGATGGTTCAACACCGTTCTGGGCGCCGTCAATGAGTATAGTTACTATCCTGACACCTTCAGCGCCGTAAGCGTCTTGTAGAGGCTGTGTAGAGTGTCCTGCGGCTTGGCACGGTGGGCACCATACTGTGGAAAAGTCTAATAATACGACATCACCCTCATAATCATATAAACTCCACACTTCACCATTTTGGTGTCTAAGTCTAAAGTCACATGCCTTATCGCCCATATTAATTTGCCGGCAATCTTCTGCTGCCATAACCCCTACTGGTTCTCTGGGTATTTCTGGTTCTCCCAATTGTGGTTCTATTTGACTTGAAGAATCTATTCCATCCTCAATTATCACTTTTGCCGGCTTGCAACATACTAACATCGATAGTAAAAAATATAGCATTTTTTGGCTCCTTTGTTAATAAATAGGCTTTTTTACAAAATATTCATCCGGTTGTGGATCTTTTGGTCACCACACCTGATCTATAGTTTTTTTGTTTTAAACTTCCTTGCTATGGAGGCTCTTAGTAGATATGGAGCCCCCGTTACCTTAATATGTTCATACCGAATGATTTTTAAATGTTAAAGATCTGATGGTTGAGAGAACCACTCCTTTACTTTATAGTCTTTTACTACTCTTCTAAACTCAATGTAGGTTAAATTTAGAAACCTTGCTGCACTCTTCTTAGAATTAGTCGTTGAAAGAGCAAATTTAAGAATTGCTTCTTTAATAATGTAATTGGACTTTCTCCAGATATCAAATCCATATAACCTGTTATTTATATTTCTAGATGATAGTTCTAATTTGACTGCTATAAGGTCTTCTAATGATAGTTTATTAATCTGTGTCAGTAGATCATCTTGCAAGCACAACTTTAGTATAATACTTTTATTTGTGGTTGTCAAGTTAGTTTTATTGATCTTCATAAATATATGATTGTAATGACTGTCATGACTTTCACAAGCAGAACACAATTATAGTGTAATATGAATTCGTAAAGTTGTCAAGTAAAAAGATGAAATTTTATTTTAAGTATCAACTGCCGCCGGGGGTTCTAAGTCGTCCGCCGTCATCAAGGCCAATTAAGTAAGTTTTTATAGCTTCTGCAATTTTAGTGGCCTGTTCTATGACTTGTTCTTCAGGATCTACGTCTGTAGAACCTGCTGGTTCCACACCCGGGTCGTAATTCGTCATCCCGGCCTTCGCATCCCTGGCTGCTGTAGCGCCCAAAGCCTCTGCCAATTCATCTTTAAAATCATTAAAACTCATTTATATTCCAGCCATTTCTGGTTCTTGTTCTGACTTAGCTGTATCATAAGCTTGGTTTGTGGGCTCTTCTACAGAAGGAGCCAATTCCTTTTCAAATTTATCAAAATATAATTTAAGGTTAGCTACCAAATAATCATAAAACAATTCTTGATCCTCATCATTACTAAGCAATTCATATGCATCAACAATACTTGTTTCAATTTTCTTAAACGACTGAAATGCCATGTTTCTACCGGTTTCATCTCCTTCAACACCCGAACCAAAAGTATCTCTAGGATCTTCTTCGTTACTCTCATCTTCAGCAGATTTTTCAGCGTCCGTCCGTATATCAATAAATTTATCGTCGTTTTCATCACCAACACTGATATCAATTTCTTCATCAATATCAGTTTCTTGTAATGGCTCAGCCATATCAACTATAGCATCTGTATTGATTTTAGCCGGCGTAAGAGTATTAATAGCGGCGTTAATAATATGCGCTCTAAATGACTCTCTTTGAGATACATCTGTTGTAAGTGACTTATAATCTGTTTCCAAAACTGGTATTATCTTTTTAAGGAGTTCTTCTAAAACATTGATTCCGGTAGATTTGTTCGGCGATGGATCAACATCAGGAATTCCACCTTCTAATAAATTTTTCAGTTCAAAATCCATAAATCCTCGAATTACCTCTCGCAGAGAAGCTTCATTGTCGTTCTTTTTCTGCTTGACAATCCGGATCATATGTCTTATATTCTCTCTAAGGAGCTTTTCTTGTTCGTTCATCTCATAATTCCCTTTTCCATAATTAGTCTTATCACCTCATCAATGGTATTTAAATCTATATTTTCGTTCCAAGTATTTATATCTTCATCATCTCTCATATTCACTCCTCCAACCACACTTCCAGCCCCCATCGCGTTCATCTCATCTAAATCTTTATCAACAAAGATAGGTCTAGGTTTTTTGAGAGTATCAAAAAGATATCCAATTCTATTAGCCGGTACAAAATCACTCAGTTCAACATACGCCTCTTTATCAGAAGGATTATCTACTAAGTCAGAAATTAAATCACGTGCAGCTGAAGCACTAAAACTTCCGCCGCCCGCGCGAGGTAAAGCTGGCACAGCATATTCTTCACCGCGCAATAACTCGATACCGTGTTTTACATGTTTTTCATCATTGACATTGTTCCACCGCATCCAATCTGGTTTTTCGTTTGAATCTGGTTTGTCACTAGCACCTAAAATAACTCTGTCACCATCTTTAAAAGGCAATGGTGATTTCTCACTGATATAATTGTATGCCACAGTGATGGGCGATTTCATATCTTTAGACGCCACCTCAAATTCTACATTAGGAAGACTGGCAACCTCTGGAAACAATTCTTTCCAAAACTCGATCGCATGATCTTCATTGATAGTAGTACCATCTCTTAGTTGTCGTTGTGCATTCATAGGCGCAGATATAACAACTATTACTTTATCAGCCTTTGGAACCCCGTCGCCGGTAGCATATCTACGTACCATATCGGCATGCCCCTTATGTGGTGGTTTGAACGCGCCCGGAATAATAGCCCAGGTTGTAGGCTCATCACCAAAATCATTATCTACGACTGGATCTTCATCTTCGTCTTCTAATGGCAATCCTAAATCTTGATCTGCATAATGTCGGTATTCATCCCACTCGTCATCGTATTCTTGACCTGTGCCTGCGAGTGATTCATTAATATACCGAATAACTGTGTTATACACGGTCTTCTCCGCGTTTTCCTGTAGAACTATATCTACGATGGGGGTACCGGCTAAGACGTCCTCATAAACCAACTGAGGGAGTTTCTGATATTTGTGGTTTGTGGCTTTAATTTCGCTCATCCACTCTTTCAAAGTTTTTGATATTTGCTTATCCTTAGAAACCTGAATAACAAACATCTGTGATTCATCAAGTGGCAAATGCTCAATGGACTCTTGTGTAAATTTTGCAGATTTATCTATCATAAAATTGGCCCGACTAAACTCCAAGCGATCTACAAACTTAATACCATTCCCCTCGTGATCTACTGCAACGTATCCTTCTGGATTGGTGGCGGCCAGGTCTCCTGAGCCATCATCAACAAAATGTTTAGTAGTATATACAGCATTATTATATTTCTCAATGAAAATATTCTTGGCTTCAAACAAAAGGCGCGATACTCGGAAAAGATTAAGGATATCTTCTCTTTTACTATCAAATAATTGTAAGTCTTGCTGTCCTTTTTCAATTGCCCGTGTTCGCCCCTTCTCACTTTTTAACTTACTAACTCTCTTTTCACCACGCGCAGAATACCATTCCTTAAATCCAATGAATGATGCTTCAGGATTTTCTAAAAACTGTCCAGTTTTAATTTCGCTGTTAATATAAATATTTAAAAAATCAGATGGTAAATTATTATAATCGATTTTTCCATTAACTGAGTCCGCTTCTTCAACTAAATTAACAACTTTGTGTTCTTCATCTTCGGTAAGAGTCACAGTACCAGTGTCATCTGTAAAAAAAGCATCGTCAAACCAGATTCCGGGCGCCCGTCTGAGTTCGCTGACATCAGCACCAAAGCTAGCACCACTATCTAAACTATCATATGTCGTGTGGAATACAATACCAAATTTTGATTGTCCAACCTCTCTGCCAAGGTCTGAATTCACTGGAACAGCATAAACAATTGTATTTGGTTTGAAACGATAATGAGGCTCACCATCAATATCAACTATTTCAAGCATTCCATCATCAAACATAAAATCACCCTGTAGAATCTTTTTGATTCCCAGTGCTGGCAGATATTTTAATGCTTTCGTTAATTTATCAACGAGCCCAGGCGCATGGCCATGGTTGTTTAAAATGTCTTCTTCAGTATAATTAATCTTAGGTACTTTATTAAAGATCGATTTAGTGCCTACAAAAAACCGGCCATTTTCTGGATTTATACCTGTGAATATCGCCGGGGCGCCATCCCACTTAACTGATGTTTGAATATGAGAGTTGGAATTTCCCTTAAGGGTTTCGAGAAGTTCTAAAAGAAATGCCCTGGCCATCTCGTACCCTGGCGCCCCCTGAGTAAGAACTAACTCTTCGAGGTGGGTTAAGTGTGTGTTAGCACTACCCATTACTTATCTCCTACACTTTCTTCCAATATATTAAGTTTTTCTTGTAACACATTGTTTTCATTCATCATGCGTCTAGCATGTCGCTTAACCTCACGTAAGTGCTGCTTGGCTAGCGCCATTCTACGCTTTTCAGTCATAGAACGAGGTTTGAGATTAGATATAACTTCTTCTAAACCCTGTATATAAGTGAATATTGTTTTTTCATCAAGACTCTCACATAAAAAGTCTTGCCAATTTGTATTTAAAGACACGTCTGCACCCTCCAGGTGTTGGAGTAACAATAAATCGAATATAAACTTATGCTTAAGTTTTTTAAGTTCGATTCGAAACTCAATTTTTAGATTTACCTGTCATGGTAACATTTATCCTTTTAAATATAATCCTAAAAGCGCTTTAATAGCTTCTTTTAGCTCGGCTGCATCAACAGTTTCTTCAGTAACTTTGTCTTTATCTCCACACACTTCTTCAAGTTCTTCTTTTTTCGCTGTATCAGGGACACACTTATCTCCTCTAGCACCATCATCCCACCTTTTGTTCCGCTGCCGAGCGCATTTTTCGCGCTCTGCTGCATCTGATGGCCGCTCTCCTTTGTCGTCGCCCTCGGTGGTTACTTCATCACCCTCTTCTTGCAATTCACCAGTTCCATTAAACTCATCAAATTCTTGAAGAGAACTAAATTTGAATCCCCACGCTTCTGATAGAAGAGTAGAAATTTCCTTGTTTTTCCAATCTTTTGTAGACATCTTACTCATTTCTCCTTTTTGTAAATGTTCATAATAAGTAGTGTTTTCTTTCTTTAACATATCTTCAAAATCACGCAAACACATACTACCATCTCTATTTGCTTCAATTTCCATTTGTCGTAAGTGAGGATTTGACTGTGCATATCCATCTTCTGTGGGCCCAGCATCGTCAAACATACCACAACAATTCTGTTTATGATGAACTAACTCATGACCCAAAGATCTAAGAATATCTTTCGGATGACGGCCAGTTATATATAATGTTATCGTTCTCTCATTAGGGTCATAATAAGCAGTTTTTCCTAATGGATCTTTAGCATTTGCTTCGTCATCTTTAAAAAAGAGCTTTGGGGGTTCCTCAAAGCCAAATCTTTCTTGCGCAAATGGCATAAATTGCTTTATTAATTGTTGCAAAGCGTCAGTCATAATATTAAATAGTTTCTATTTCTTCTTTGTGTGAAACAACACGAAGGCTCATAGTAAAGAATTCTAATTCGCTATTTGAATCTTCTAAAGGAATTACACGAGAAATAGAAACAAGCCTATTGGAACGAAATTCATTTTCGATCGTCAAAAGTATCCCATAATGAAATTTCCACTCTTCAATGGAAGAATCCCATGAAGACCACTCTACTATATCACCAATCGCAAAATCTTTAGAGGTTAAATCACCAAATACGCTTTTTTCAATCGCCATAAAACACCAACCATGAACAAACACCATTAATTAGTTTGGTATTTTGTTCAGTTAGCGCTTTTTCTATAGATATAAATGGCCCTTCCTGTAAAACTTCATTTTCTTTACCGATCCATCTAAGTATATATCCGTTTGTTTGGCTAGCAGGCTGTTCAGTTGTTCCGATACTATAAAATTTTCTATTCTTGGCCATCGCCGTAAATAGGGCGCCAAAATAGTTTATTTGTGAAATTCATGCGACAGCAAAAGCACCAATAAAGTTACTACTGTGAATTCAAATCCAACAAAACCATACAACGTCCAAGCTGCCAAAAGAGAAAAAATAGTTTTCCAAAAATATCCAAACTCAAACAACATTTAGTCAAATCCTGTATTGACTAGCTCTTCTGGCTTAATCTCTACTATACTACCACTGAAGGTATATATCATCACTCTTCCCTCACTATTCATTTCTGGGTCAATAACATAAGCCTTTGTTCCCCGCGCTATTCGTATAAACATTCTTTTTGAAGAATTAAAACACATTATATGTCCTTTACCCTTAATTGCAACTTCTGGTACCGGCTCATCGTCAATATTAACTTTGCCGGATAATTGTCTCACTATTTGTTTGAGACGTTCTTCTCTGTTGGTTTTTTTCCCCATCAAAGTACATAGAGTTTAATAATGATAAACCGGTGTCCTTGCAATCTCTATAAATCTGCACAGTCGTTAAAAGGTATGTATTACTTAACTCTCCGTAAATATCCGCGTCTTTTTCCATAAAAAAACTTTGATTATAATGGATCCATTTTACAGTAAATGTTTTTATATCATCTGTTATCACTATGCCGACTTTCAATGGTTTAACAATATTATGGAAGTGATATGCGATCAAATCACCAGTTTTAAAATTTAACATATTATTAATATAACACGTTTTTAAACTTAAGCAAGCTAGAATATTTCGAGAGCGATGGCCATACCAAAGGCCATGGCCGCTTGTACAACCATAAACATGGTAACCGCTTTTGTCTTAAACTCTTTTAACTCTTCGATTTCTTCAAATCTTATTTGCAGTTGAGTAGGTGAAGCTACTTCATCAAACTTCTCTTTCCAGGACTTTAAATCTTGAACCCTATCCTCTTTTGCCTTAAGTTCAGTTAGCTGTTCTTTAACATCTTGTAACTCAGACTGCAACCCATCAATACCACCAGAAAGAGATTCAAGTTGTTGTAACACTAATTTTGAGTAGGTATCCCACCCGTTTGTTTCTGCCATATTTTAGTCCTCAACTGCTCTTAATTAGTCCGGAGTCTTACATTCAATCCGATGAATATTATACTGGCCATCATTATTAATAACTTTGTTAATGATTAGCTCAAAATCTATTGGTTTAATATCAATTAACTTTGGGTTCTCGCAAACCTTCGCTAACACATCATCGATATTCTTCTCAGAATCCTCATAATATTCGATGCGATTAATATTTGATTTTCCGTCAGACATCAATTTTTGTCTAAGCATCTGCGCCATCACATCCCCTTTAGATTCTCCCTGTGTGGCCATTATTCTAACTTGTGAAGAATCAATATTAATCTCATCAAGATAATCGATAATTGGCCCGATTGAATTTCCCCGCCTTGCGGTCATAATATAAGTTTTAGAATCTGGTGGGAACTCACGCATAATATCAGTGATGATCACGATTTCATCTGGATCTTTAACAATCGAAAAGTCGCTTAAATCAATTTGATAACCCAACTCCATCAAAGCATCCACGGCGTCAAAAGCTTCTATTCCTTCTTTCACTGCAGCTGCGTTCATATAGGCTTCAAACTCCTGCTGGTCACTCAGGGTCGCTTCGGAGCCGTCGGGGGCTTTAACACGGGTTTCTGACCTCGTATGGGCTATTGTCTCATCGAAGTCGAAGATGCGAAGGGTCGTGATGGGTTCTTCCATCTCTTCATTGACAAACTTTCGCCAATTTTCAAGTAGGAGTTTCATTTTATGATATTTACAGTACCGGTAAAAGTTACAGTATCTTCTGTCATAGATGACAATCTTCCGGACATCTCTAACTGATAGGCTTCACCGTCTAATGCTCCAGCCATTTTCTTTGCAAATTCAGTTCTTGCCCAGTTCTGCAGGAATGTCCGCTTCATGCCCGGGCTTAACTTTTGAAAATGTCCCGGGATATCTAATGTTAAGCTGTACGTCCCGTCTTTGTTCTTCACCAAATTTGAAGTATCTTCTGCTTTATCCACCTGTTGGGTTTTTTCGGCGGTGTCGACACCACTCGTGTCTTGTGCCATGGCTGGACTAATACCCCCAGCAAGTGCCGCACCTAGGGCTAATTTTGAAGATAATCCCTCTTCGACTTCCTCCTCTTTCAGATATTCTCTCCAATTTTCAAGTAGGAGTTTCATATAACTATATATTCCTTAAAACGAAATGCTTTCACCACAACCACAAGATCTTTGTGCCTTTGGTGTATTAAATACTAATCCAGACTTTAAAAGGTCTTCTTCATAGTCAATTTCCATTCCATTGAGAAACAAGTAAGATTTGATATCAATACAGATTTTTACTTCTCCGAATTCAAAAATCTTGTCCTTCTCTTCGGGTGTCTCAATAAAATCATACGAATACATATACCCAGAACATCCGCCGCCTTTCAGCCCTACTCTTAAATAATAACCGGGCATCTGCCTCTTCATCATTATCCCAGATACTTTTTGAATTGCGAAATCAGTCATCGTTATAGCCATTTCGCTTTTCCTCCCAATCTTTAATTGCGGCTTTGATCGCATCCTCCGCCAAAACAGAACAATGAATCTTCACCGGTGGAAGAGAAAGTTCCTGTGCAATATCAGAGTTACTAATTTTGGCGGCTTCGCTCATGTGCTTCCCCTTAACTATTGTTGTAATTAGCGAGCTAGAGGCAATTGCTGAACCGCAGCCAAAGGTTTTGAATTTAGCATCCTCGATGATACCATCGTCATTAATACGCAATTGAAGTTTCATCACATCCCCACACGCCGGCGCACCCACCATGCCGGTACCTACGTTTGGATCGGTTCGTTCCATACTGCCTACATTCTGTGGGTTTTGAAAATGATCTATTACTTTATCTGAATATGTCATATTGTTTTACTTAATAATAACATATTAATGTCATGGTTGTCAATATAAAGTTTAATCACCACCGTATGTTTCATATAATTCTTCGTCTATATTCGGCTTGGCTCGATTCGTTAGTTTATAAAGACAGTCTAATTGACTTGATAGAGCATCTGTATATAAGAAAGGAAACACAGCATGCACCGCACAGCGCACTTCTATCTTTTTTAAACAAAATACAATCTTCCAGGCACTACAGAAGTGTTGGAAATATGTTTCATCTTGTTTTTCAAGATGTTCGGTAAATTTTTTAAGCATCAGTTATCATAAACCTTATCGGTTCCCTTTTTATCTCTAATAATCGTCGTAGCTTGCAACATATCTTGCGGCTCTACTTCTTTAAGTATTAGGGTTTCAGTTTTGGGTTCATAATACATACCAATTAGATCTCCCTTAGATACATTTTTCATTTCTTCATCGGTGATTTCTATTCTTCCCCCATTTTTCTTTACGATAGCAGTTAAAATACTAAAGAGATACTCTGGATCTTGTAGATATTTGCTCATATTCTTCCTAAAAATCCTTTCCACGTTTTCACGAGGCGTTCATCTAAGTTTTGTTGTTGGCTAGCCGGCAAACGTTGATTAAGCATTTGCTTTATTGCCCAATCAAACAAGCTATTCAGCCGATCTTCATCATCTGTTTCGCCCGTTGTAAGCTCTCGGAACAATTCTACGCGCGCATCTGGGTCATCGGCTGTGATTCTAAACTCGATGGTATATTCGATATCTTCACCGGAGGCCACAGCACTGCTATTACCAATATCAAGGTAGTACTCAACCCCAAGTTCGGTCCGCGGATGTTTAAGCAGCTCTTTTCTGATGAAAAGACGCCAATCGCGAGAATCAAGAATCTGAATCAATACCTGTGGGCTTACCCCAAGCGCTTCAGGGTTAAAGTCGTGAGACACTGCAGCTGTTGATTCATATGACTCGCTTGGATCTTCTCCATCAGACCTTACATCCCATTCATAAGACTCAAAAGGCGTATCTTCTATTTCATATGCTAATTTGATGTATTCTCCGCCTTCCAAATAGCCTTCGCGCTTTAAAAACTCATCAATAGCGGCTTTGAAAGCATCTCGCCTATCATCTAGCTTATCAATCTCCGCGCAAAATGCATCAAAACCATCAGGATCATACATCAGCGCTGATTCTCCGATCTCGGGGTGTTCTAAGTTAAATCTACAACCAATATGAACGGTTGTATTCGAGAATTTATTAACGAACCCAGAGTCTGTATCAAAGATATCACCCCATATGTCATTTATGTTATCAAAAGCCTGCATTCCCGTTGGATAAGAGTTGGGTAACCTCACAAGCTCATCAAAACTATAATCAAAAGTAATCCGAGCTTCTGCTTCAATGTAAACACCACCTTCTCCATCGTCTTCTACGCTAGCAGATACTCCCGCAGCGGCATATCGTTGATTCCATTCAGCTTCAATCCGTTCTACATCAGCCCTATACCTTCCAAGTAACCCAGAAATGGCATTTGCGTCTAAAGCATCTTCGGTTTCTCTGTTTTGGCGGATGTTACCAGTCATTGCCTCTGTTTCAATCATTGCGAGCTTTGAAAGCAAAGATTCGCGCCCTTCAGCGCCGGCTGTGTCCTCATACGAACCACCAAAAATGAAAAACCTGTCTAAATTGACATCTTCTCCATCATCACCAGTACTAGGCATGTTTTTGAGTGCCTCTTCTTGGTTTTTTCTTGCCCATTCTCTAATCCTATCAGATATCCCGGGAATACCAACACCATATATGCGTTCTTCAGGTACTGCTAGCTCTGTACCGTCGTCCCAGCGTTTAGGCGTGTCAGTATCGTAGTATCGCATTTGGCGCAGTCTGGCGCGACTTATGGGCTCTATATCGAATCCTGCTCCGCCGGCTCTATTATCATCGGCAAATATCTCACCTTCTTGAATTTCTTGTTCTGCGCTCTCAATATTACTTGTATTTGTTTTATAAAGCAGATCTTCCGTTTCTACGACGTACGCAAGTGCTCCATGGCCCTGTGCTTCGGCAACAGCGCACTTATAATACTCATTTGTGCCTCCAGAACGACTTGGTGGAGAGTGACAAGAGGTAATTTTGTCAAAATCGCTCATTCTTAACACATCAATGGGATGTCGAGTGATAATAATGGAATATTTGTCATTATCGATCTTATTTATCTCTTTTTTGATGTATCCAGCGTTTGTTTGCCAATATTTCGCCATTTTAGTCGCTAAATCGGTCAAAGCGTAGCCCGCAGGTCCAGCAACACCCGGATTTGGGATATATAAGCTGATTTGAGTATCTATTCGGCTATAATCTTCTTGTTCTTTTTCATCAAGCGCTGCTTTGACCATTTCCCCGCTTATTTTCCATGGAACGTCGACTTTGCCATGCGGACCGGTATAATTCATCTTATCCAGGTGATCATACACTTTTTGATACAAAATATCCCTTTTTGAACTCAGACCTGCCACTTTTGCGAAGAATTTGCCGACTTTCATCTGAATTTTCTTCTTTTTCGACTGAATGCGCGCATCTGGACCGCCCATCAACTGATTTACTATATCTTCAGTACTGCGATTGCCAACCTCCCGTTCGGCTGAGAGCATTCCTTTTTCCCAATCTACTTCAAAATCTTGCTTTTTGAAGAATTCTCCGAACTGTCCAAGGTCCGTAGAGTTATCCATCGTCGGAAAGTCGATAACTTTGCGCATTTCGCCGTTAAATAACCCATTAAACGCGAGATCTTCGCCTTTCATGTCGTCTAGCACATCATCTAAGGCTTCTAACTCAATATCATCGAGTTCCCGAAGCAATTTATCGGGTTTTTTGTCGGAAATATCGAAATTTTCCAATAATTGTGCTGTTTTTAGCAGGATTTGTTCGTCATTTAACATTATTTACTCCGCAACTGACTTGGAACCACGACATTTCCACTTTTTACGAGATAATGCGTTGGCACATGGGGGGTTTTTACACTTTTTAATCTTTGCTGACCGTGCGCAGTATGCATCACCCTTCTTTGTGCCGGGTCTAATGCGATCTCCGCCGCCTTTTGCTTGTCCTTTTTGCCCAAATGAGCGACATTTGCCGTCGACGCGCTTAGTAAATCGTTTTCCTTTCGATGGTTTACACGGTTTTTTGGCTTTTTCATCTAAAACTGCTTGGATTTCTTCATCGATGATAGCATCGATGTCCTGTTCTTCTTCCATTGGGACACATTTGTCCTTTCCGTCTTCTGTTCCGGCGTACTTATAGCCATCCCAACAAGCTTTTCCATCGGCTCCTTGCTCTTTTCCGGCTTTATTCTTCTTTTCGTTGAGAAATTCTTGCCAATTTTCAAGTATTAGTTTCATTTTTAGACATCTCCAGAGCTTTCTCCAATAAATAGATCGGTATTTCACTGTTCGACAACTCTTTTATCTCATCAATTGTGGCCCATTTCCACTCATCGTGCTCTATTTCGTCCGTTATTGGGTTGGGTTTGTCGATTTTTATAGTACCAGACCACTTATAGGTCAAAAAATAGTGCTTTTTATCCTTTGGTTCTCCAAGATAAACCAAGTCCGAGGCTTCACAAGTCAAATTTGTCTCTTCAAACAGCTCTCTAACCGCTCCTTCTTCAATAGTACTGTCCTCATCATCGATATGACCACCAGGAATTGTCCATTGACCCTCTCTTTCGTCGATATCTGAGCGCCGAATGACCAAAAAACGCTGTTTTTCGTCTAAACAGACAACAACTCCGACGGTTTTTAGCTCACCTTCGGTGAGAAATGCGCTCCAACTACGGTTCATGTGTTAATTACACGCTTTTGGGCGCTTCTCTCCGTGCCAACCATCACACATCTTCTTTAAAGCTTTACGAATTGGCATTTTATTAATGGGAGCAACCCATATTAAATTCTCTTGAACCTGAATATCGGGGTAATATTCAACATCTACGCCATATAATACACCAACAATATAACCTTTTGTATCATATATAACGGATCCTGAACACCCAAACCACCCATATGTCTGCAAAATGATGTGTTTTCCGATACCCTTCCCGCTTTCATGACCAGCAACTTGACCTCTAAACGACATTAGTTTGTGATCTGAAGGGAAACCGGAATAAACTATGCTTGTACCCACATCTGCAGTCTTTTCCTGGGGTTTAAATGGCATTGGTTCGATACTTCTAAAGGGAGTTTTAACAAAAAGTACTGCAATATCATCTGCAGGGTCAGAATATATCAACATAGATATGTGAGATTCTCCCCCGTGCGAAACCATGTAATTTTCTCCTATCTTTCCGCGCGCAACATGCTGCGCAGTGATGACAATATGAATGTCCTTATATTTTAGATAGGATCCAGAGCCATGGCCACCCTCAAAAGGGAAGGTAACTTTAACTGCTGCTCCCCGAACTCTCTTCTCAATTGTTCTCATGCTACTATCAATTGAATCGACTGGCAACATAGGCTTATAATCCTGTGCTACTGACGCTGTTGAAAATAACAAACTCATTAATAGTATTAAATACTTCATTTTAACCTCTTATGTTTATGGTGTTCCGGTATCTGGCAATAAGTATCTGTAGCCTATCTCAACTAATGCACTCCCAGAAGGAGTAACTGTAAAATATATTGTATTATCAATCGCAGAATAAGTCCAATTGTAGTCTGGAGAGCCATTAATAAACACAACTATTGAATCTTCAATTGGGATCTTAGTTAGCTCCCAATCCTCATGTGGCGCCACCGATCGTGTAGCATCTGCTACACCAGCACTCCAGTCCTCCTCACAAATATCTACAACAATACCGGCAAAGTAAGTTGTAGCATCCATATATCTGTCTCCGACGTCAATCGGATTAACCGTCCATGGACACATTGAAATAGTTGGTTCTTGATTAACAATACTTGAGATGAATGAAGAACCACCACGCAGGCTACTATACCAGGAAGTAAAATCTGAAACAGCTGGCATGACCGTGTAACTTTGTTCTTCTTCATCCGACACGAATACGACCAAGAGAGCAGCATCAGCCCTCATCCACGTGGCAGCGTATGGATTCGCCGTGATATACTCATAAACTGCCTCAAAGCCCCTTTCTATGCCGCCACGACCCATTATAGTATACATTGAGGTGGCGTCATCTATGTCATCACCAGGCACTAGGGGAAATTCAGACTCGGTGACTGCATATGATGGATCGTTAGATATCATAACCAAACGCCAGTTCGTAGGTGGCAACGCCGCCAGCATAGTTTCAATCCCTGCTAATAACCGATCGTCATATCGATGCATCGAGCCAGATGTATCAATAACCCATAAAATATCAATACCATCAACTTCATTTGGTTGTCGAAACGAATCTATCCAGATTTCCCCGACGTCGCCCTCCACTTCTACTTCTATATAAATTGGAACTTCAACGATAACTTCAACAGGAACCTCAACTTCAACTTCAACTTCTACCGGTACTTCAACCTCTACCTCGACAGTTGTTACCGCGGTGTCATAAACATAAATATAATTATCGTCACCCGGTTTCATTATCCCATAGTCTGTAAAACACGATACAATAGCACCCAAGGATATCAGAAATATAGTAAAACGACGGAACATTCTATTAGTAAATATGTTGATCATTTATTTGTTCCACTTGGATTTCTTAATAAAACGAAACTTAGCAACATCATATTTAACAAAGATAGAATGGAAAGCTCAAACATATCATTAAGGTTTGCAAAACCAAAAAGCCAGATGTTAATGAAAAAAGATATCCCACAGATTATGTTAAAGATTCTCGCCGCGTTCGCAAAAATTTTCTTCATAAAGTAACTACCGATGAACTTACGTAAATCGCGATATTTTCCCTAAAATTTTCCAACTTTTCCAACACACCAACCACATGTATCACACATAACCGCACGATACATCGCAAAAACATCGAGAAAAACCAAGTTTTGAAGGCCAAACTCACTATAATACTGTGATCCATCACGTGACGACCACAACTTCCACACAGCCACACCGGTAGTAGTCCCGCCGAGAGTTTCAACTTTGTGCGCAGTATGATCACGAGACAAAAGAACTATTACGTCACATAGATTCTCATCGTGAAGGATATCACCGACATGAAAGACAATATCGCGCGCATGCTTCCATTGAGCCACCACATAGTACCCCCCATACAGTAACTATGAAAACAAAGTTTAAATTTTGATACGATCGATAATATATGGATGATGAAGCGATAAATCTTTATAAAGACGCTTAAGTACTTTTTTGGTAATATCGCCGATCTCTTCCTTTGTCGCCTTAGAACCTAACGCTTTGGGCAGCTCATCATCAAGAATCTTTTTAAGTTCTTTCTTAAGATTTTTATCAAGCTCATCAGCAACTATCTTTTTAATATCAGATTTATCTGCTCTTGTTAGCTCTTCGTTCAGAGGCTCCACCACATAGCCCGGTGGAATTGTCAATAGCATGCTCATAATGAAAGTGTCTCCATGTATAAATAGCACGCTGAGAAGCAAATGTCTGTGGTTTTATTCATTCTTCAGGCGCGCGCGCATACATTAAACGTAAATGCCCTGCAGCAACTTCAGAGATACGATTTTTGTTCAACCACTTTACTTTATACACTATAGATTTAGGCAGCACGCTTCCATACATTTTAATACCTATCACTATCCCTATTAATGGCTTCTCGGTCTCATGTGAATCGACGTAAATAAAATCCGGTGTATAAAGCTTTCCGGCAAACGTAACCAAATCCCCCACCATATATTCTTCTACCTCCACACCGGTTTCATATGGCGATGTGCCATATACATTTTCATATACCATGCTATAACTATATGGCTGGTGGGTTATATTCTTTTAGCCTCGCGATCGTGTGCATCCATATCCGACTATTATATCCTTTTGGTCTCCGTATCCAATATATCTTCGCCATGTTCATCGGTGGCCCCTCGCCGTTACTGCCGTCGTATAGCTCGATGACTACTGCGATACTCTCCGGGTGGCACGTGCATGCTACAAGGGCGCCCAACGCTATTGTATGTCCGGCCGGCGGTAGTGCGAAGAATTCTTTGAGCGATTTGAGCTGTTCGGTACCGTCGGCCATGTAATATGTAGGCACTATATCTTGATTTTTTTTGGCGGTGTTTTTTAGATCTGGAAATTTTGGCGCGGGATCTAAAGCGTACTTAGCCCACCAAACCAGCCACATCACATATATGCGACATACATTCCGGGGTAGGGGGGAGGAGGGGGGTGTCTGTCACAATGTATCAAAACAGTTGCGACAAACAATACATATTTAAATCATTCACCTGTACAGTCTCTCCTTCACACCTTTAACTGTATAGCGTACGCACTCTCTACCTATATAACCATACACTACTAATGTAACTGGCATGAAGAAGGCGAAGACACATACTGTATCTAATATTTTATTAAGTGTTCTCGCCTTCTTGCCATTCATTATGTATTACTCATGCGACAGCCATCTCATCTAACTCAAACAGATCTGTATTAAGCATCAATGATAGGCCGGCCAGTGTATCACCGTGTGTATCAAACCATTCATATGTTTCATCTGATACACGTACAGTCTCACCAACGTATGTCCACTCAAGCAAGCCCTCAAGTATAAGATGATGAACAGCATCCTCCGCATCTAGTGGGTCTGCTAGTTCTGATATATGTATAATGTTTGTTATAGTCTCGGTGGTATCGGGCATGCCGCATAGAATGTCAATCTCATTCTTATTGAGTCGTGCGCTGCCGATGGTGTAGATGGTTTCTTGCATTGTTCTAGTTCCTTTAAGGCGGACCTTAACTAAGTGGTTGATATTGTTGGGGTTTTAAAATCGGGTGTTTCGAGGATTTCGTCAGGTTATAAGCAATAACGCTATCAAACCGACGATAAATAGCACAGTTGTCACATCGCGTCGACGTTCTGTATCATGTATCAAAGTATATGTTTCTCCTTGTGCTGTCGCACTTAGTGTGTTTCAATGCGTCACGATAACCGGCGTTACAGGCGGCATATGCTGTCGCATATTGCTAGCATGTGTCACCGCATGTCGTTGATATTGTTGAGGAATGTTGTTGCATTGTGATACATAATGGTCGTTTGTGGTGGGATGCGACTACGTACTAAACTCCACCGCATATCTACCACATTATAAACATCATCCATCACTCACTGTCAATATAACACATTAAAGCCTATACATCATACACCACCTATAAATACTGTTATACATCCTGTGGATACCTATCATATAACTCTATCATCACACATTTAATAGTCGTGTGCAACTTCTTTGTACTAAAGTTATAAAATGTATAGTTATCAGAGTCCTCGCTTATAACCATACACAACGCCCGGGCCATTGGGCCTATCTTCTTTCTTTTTATTAAGTCGCCTCGGGCAAATGGTTCCCGCCCTACCACTGAACCACCAACATTAAAGCGGGAACCATCGCCATCATTTAGCATACAGGTGGGCTACCGCTCTTCTTGCGTTGGTACCGGCTCGGATCATGCTCTCGGACGGGTACAGGCTCAAGCTGAGCGTGCTCCATCAGCACCGATCGGATACCGCGTAGCTCGATTGAGATACGTTCGGTAACTATCACAAAGATAATGGCCATAGCAGCCGCTCCAAAAAAGATCATCATTTCCATATGGTTTATTCTCCTGTGTGACGAACACACTTTAGGTTGTAATCAATGACACACCATAGTGCCGTTAGAACTGTATATACTGCGATAACTTCTGTACTATTCATTCTTTTCTTCTGCCTCTGCTGCTTGTTCGGTCATCTGTGCAATATCCGCTACTGTGAGTTTAACTTCTTTTCTTCTTTTGTTATACTCGCGGATCAACTTGTTGTATCGCTTGGTTGTATGCTTGCACAGATGTATGTTCTTAATACCAAGATTCTTATACCTTCTTAACCCCTCAACCGCTTGGTCGTGGGTGCAAGGTTTAGTCAAGGGTGTTTCATAACCGTCGATCCTACCGTCGATTATTAACACTTCTGTTTTGCTTACAAAATACTTTGACATAGGATCTGTTTTAGATGCCCTCGCCAGCAGCAAGCGCAGCAAGATCGGCCTTTTCTTCGTCGCTCAAGTGTTCCTTGGCTTTGTTGCGAAGGCTGGACGCGCTCATCTTGGTAGGGGTTTTGTGCTCCCGGTTGCAACCATCGGCAAATGACTGTGCGCTTTCTGGCGCGCTGAAGTCCATCACGATCTGCTTGCCCTGCGTGGTCGAGTTGCGAAACACGCGCCACATCTTAGGACCAACCTGCTCGACGGTCCAGCCGGTGAGTTGCTTGCGCGTTGGCGGTGCCGGCTGTGGGCGATAGACCTTCTTACGGTTTGAGGTGATCTCGATATTGTTGATCATCGGATCAGGGCGATAGCGAAAATTGCCGTCAGAGTCAGTAAGTTGCTCAAGAGTGAAGTCAGTGAAGTTCATAGTGTTTTTTCCTTGTTTGGTATAACCATTATACCAGAAATGTGGGGGTAAGTCAACAACTAAGTTGTCAAGTGAATGTCAGAGGCTTACGCGGCAGCACAGGCGGCAAACTTTTGGGCGGCTTTCGCCTTCCTCGCATCGTCGAACCAGCCCAGGTTCTTCATCCTGTCGATCCAGGCGATGACCTGCGCGGTGCCTTCACCTTGCTGCGCGTGGAGCGCAGTGCTGATGATCTCCGGCTGGCCGCCGTTGATGTACTTGCGGATCGCGATGTGGTTAGCATTGTGCGCGCAGTCTGCCGCGATGTTAAGCGCCACCTCGCGCCGATCAGTGGCAGCATCATAACCACCGTGCCACCCGCCGCTTGAGTGGATATAAGTGAGGGTCACGATGTAGTTGGTTTGGATGCTGGTCATGGTCTTCTTTCCTTGTTTGGTATAACCATTATACCAGAAAAACGGGGGTAAGTCAATGCTTTTGTTGTCAAGTGAATGTCAGCAGATTAGTAGTTGATCGGCCAAGCGTTACCGGTCCAGCTTGAAGTGCGCGGTTGGTTGTCATCGTTGCAGTCTGGGTGTCCCCAGTTGTCTGCTTGCCACTCGCTGATCTGCCCGTCTTGGCTCAGTCCATCAACCCAGTTATTCCATGCCTCGCGGCGGGCGGGCATGTCAGGAATACCGTCCTGCTCAAACTGCTCTTGGATCATCGGAAGGATCTCGGTGGTGAAGGTTTCGCATGCGTCTGCGAAAAGTATAACGGTGTCGATTTGTGAAGCCATGGTGGTTTCTCCTTACTTGGTATAACCATTATACCACTAAAACGGGGGTAAGTCAATAACTAAGTTGTCAAGTGAATGTCAAGCGATTACTTGCAGGTCTACGACGGAGCAAAATCCGCTCTTTTGGGTTGAAGCCCAGAACACACGGGCAATCTTGCCGCCTGCCATCAAGCTGATAACCACCCCGTGATTTGAGTTATTGCGACCTTGGATAAATCCCACATTTGTCACCATGCTTCCGACTTCGATCATAGATTTCTCTCCTTTCTATATATAGATTATACCACAGGGTGCGCCAAAACGCAAGCCCTTTCTTGTCAAGTGAATGTCAAGCGATTGCTTTCATGCTGTCACCTGTGTTTGGTGTATCTGATACTGTTGGTATTCATCGATCTCCCACGCATATTCCCACCAATCTTGAACGATGCCGCGAAGGTGATCGCTGCTATACTTCATCAAATCTTCATCAAAGTCGTGAGGCATTCCCGGCCGCATATCTTCAAGTTCGTCACCGTCCAGCCCATCAGCCATATCTGCCCGCACCGCTTCGATAGCTGTGATCAGTGCGCCCTTTTCTGTTATGTGTGTGCTTAGATAAGTGTCATTGGAATGAGCACACGTCTGTCTTACAACCCATATTTTCATCATCTGCGCGCCTTCAAATAACGTTCTTCAACTTGGATCGTTGTAGTGCCGCCGATCGGGAGCAAAGTATAGAGTTTGTTGTTCTTACATGCACTTATGATCGCACCGCTGGTATTCATCACCATTGCGCCCTTCAGCATCCACATCGCGGCGTTGTGGGGCAGCTTGGAGTTTGCAAAGACCAGCGCGCCAACTTCGTACTTAGGGGCTGCTGTATAGCCTTCCAGCACCTTTGTGGTATACGCGGAGCCCATCACCTTGTTATAGGTTTCGGTGGTCGGGATCCACTGTGGATCTGAAAGCTGGGAACGCACAGCGTTGCGATAGTAAGGCGGGTTTGCGATGTAATACGCTATCATACGCTCGAAGTTGGTCCTCATATTATCTTTGTTGCTCTCGAAGTCTTCAACAAAGGTCTTGGCTGCGTTCTGAGACTCATCGGAAAACTTAACTTCGATCCCTTCCAGGATCTGAATCTGGCGCGCGCTGAGGGTTCTCCCCTGAACCTCTTGAACCGCTACGCTTTCGACAAACTCCTGATCCCACTGTGTTCCTTCCTCGCCCATACGCTCCTGAAGGGCGAACAGCCGCTTGCCCATGGTAGTCTCACCGTCACCGGTTGCGCGCTCTTTCAGGGCAACTGCGGTGCGTTGTGTACGCTCTTGGATGGCAAGAAAATACTGCTTACGGCCAACAGTCATCGACTTGCCCCGCGACCAATGTGCATGCATGCTTTCGATCACGGTGCGATCCTTGCCTTGAAGCGCAACACTCCCGATCAGGGTGGTGAAGGCGACATTCCAGTTCATGCGGGTTTGAGTGGTCATAGTGTTCTTTCCTTTCTATACCTATAATATAGCACCGAAAGCGGCGATCGTCAAGGTTTAAGTTGTCAAGAGGGTGTCAAGAGTCTGAGATGATCACCTTTCTGCGTAACTGCTACGGAGTTACCCGACCATAAAACTTTAACGTCGGCGTTGCCTGTCCATTTGCCTGTTTCGACAACTATACCAACATCGACGGATAGACCTTCCTGCCATCGTCTGCCTTGAAAGGTATACGTCACCAGATCACCGACTTTCATTTTTCTGAGCCTCGACATGTTTGCACTTCCGACGCCAACCAAAACCGGGACACGTACAGGTCCACGTACCTCCGTTGTCGGTCACATTGTAGGTATTCCCCTTGCTGCCTTGAACCTCATAGGATACAACGTCAGCCGCTTGTGCGGGTGTTTCATATGGCTCCATGATCATATACTTGCCAACCTGATCGAGAGTCAGGGTATCAGGCACTTCAACCCAATGTTGGCCGGACACCGCCCACTTCTGACCGGATCGATCAGTGTATAACATTGGATTCATGCTGACAACGATAGGTAAATCCATTTTATGCCTCCGCTGGTACGATGGTTGCAACGCTCAGGGTTGTTAGAACCTCGCGCTCTTGGTCGTTCAGGCGAGGATCGCCCATTGATGCCGCCATCAGCAAAGCGGTGATCACCTGCTCGCATGCTACGGCAGTACGCTCAATGGGGGTCAGGGTAGAATCGTCGTCGGTGCGAATGAGTGGAAGGGTAAGCATAGATTTTTCTCCTTTCTATACCTATAATATAACCGCTTGAGGTCTATTGTCAAGGTTTCAAATGTCAGGTAGATGTAAAGTGTTCCAAGAACATAGCGTGGAACTTTAAGTGTATGTCGGTGCCGAGAAAGATAACGGTGTAAGACTCGGTGTAGTTTCCCGAAGCCTCTCCGCGCTCGATGATCATGCCGGTTCGATGCTCAGGGATCTCAGTCGCGTGGGTTCCCTCGCGGATCTTGACCAGATCGCCAGTCTTGAACTTTTCCACTAAAAGGGCTTGCTCTCGCTCATTGGCGAACACTCCCACACCAGCGGATTCATGATCACCGCGCTGCCCGTCTGATATTTAGCGAGATTCACGTGCTGAGACGTAGTCATAGAATGAAAACCCTTGGCTGGTGCGGTAAAGTCAGCGATGACAAATACGCCCGCTGGGGTGCGCTCTCCGATCTTTAAGTCATAGCTAAATAGCTCTGCACTTCCATTTGGGTACGAGATCGAGGTCAAAGAATACCTGTGATTGCGCGCACTTACGCCATTCTGCCATGCTTTGATGACTTTATCGTTTGTGCGTGGGGATCCATATATTTTAAGGGCTTGCATGTTTTCTCTCCTGTGTTCGAGAAAGTTTAACGCACCTTAGCTGTCGATAGCTATGATACGTTCGTTGGTTGAAAAGTATGGGCGGGCTGCGTGGGCTTTGGTGGTCATCCACATTCTTTGGCACTGGCTTCGGATCGGCTTGGGAGCGCAGAGATCGGTCAAGACAATATGACCATCAAAGTTGCGATCATTGACATATTTGGTGGGAGCATCAAAGCACGTTCCACCACACATCACGCGCTCGGTCTTTTGGGTCTTGCCCTTTTTCCAGACATAAACCTTATCCTCCGCAACCACAGTATCAAATGGTACCACGGTAAACTCTGCGATCTCGGCCAACTTATTTAACTCACCGAAAAAGGCGGCAAGCATCGCATCATCCACAGATCCAGATTGGTCGATACTGATCGCAATCTTGGCGTGACGACGGACGCGCTTGCCGGGATGGACGCGAGGATAACGCTTGTTCAAGCGGCGCGGAGTACTGCGCTTGTCGCTGCGTTGTGAAGTTTTAACGAAGTACCGTAGCACCTTGCGCCAATCAACTTTTGAGGCGATACGATCCATAATATCTTTTCTCATTGATGACGATACGGTTCCCCAGTTGCGCGCCTTCTCCGCTTCTTCGGCGGCCTTCTTGAGAGTTTCCTTCAAACGCTCCTTAGCGATCTCTTGGGTGGTACCATCGGCCTCACCGAAACCTTCATGGCTGTCAAAGCTGTCGGTGTCGCCAAAAGGATCCCCGCCTTCACCGGGTTCGCCATCGCCGTCCTGTTCCTGTTCCTGTTCCTCAGCCATCTTTTTAAGAGCGTTCAAATACCACTCATATGATTTATGGGTTGGAAGGTCAGCAAACAGCTTGCCTTCGCCGGGGATGCAAGCCTTCATCGGCTCACCCTTTCCACTCTTATCGACCACAATGATCGGGCCAGGGTTTGCCTCATTGGGCAACTCGTTGGCGATGTGACTGTTGATCGCAAGGTCCATCGCGATGTTATCGATCCGCTTCAGGCCATCAGCCGGCTTACGGTTGGTCACATGCTCTAAGATCAGGTGATAAAACTCATGCTTCAGAACACCCAACTTGTGAGTATCGCTGAGAGAAGCAAAAAACTCAGGATTATACAGTAGCTCAAACTGGGCCGTGACTGGATTCACTCGCACACCAGCGGTCGGCACTTCGTAGCTGGAGCGTTTGTCGATACGACGCGAGAGGCCAGCGAAAAATGGTTCGCGCATAAGCAAACGAGCCATATGCTTATTCAGGTCAAAGGTCTTAGGTGCGTCCTCTGCGATCTCGGTTGGCTCAGTTTCTTGGTCGAACTCTGGAATGTCAGTTTTGGTGGTCATAGTCGTTTTTTCCTTTCTATACCTATAATATAGCACCGAAAAGGGCTATCGTCAAGGCGAAAGTTGTCAAGAGAGTGTCAAGGAGTTATTCGCCAAGTCAGTGCTATAGAAAAAGCGTTATTTGGCGATCCAGTAGAACACGGAACATTATAGTATGGTGTGCCCATGGGTGGTCTATTGCATTCCAAGGATACTGAAAATCGGGGAGTCTTTTTGGTTCTTCGAGGTTTGGTGACACGCGGCCAAAGCCTATTTATTAACAAAGGAGTCGAAGGCGGATTGCGCGTAACACTACCATAAAAATGGGGGCGATCAGGGTATAAGTTGTTCTTAGTGGTAAGTGGCACAGGAATAAACCTGGATCCTATTCTATAGAACGGCTGGGGTGTTTTAACACAATGTGAATACTTGTCCGATGGATATGTGAACATTGTATCACTGTTGGCTGGACACAATAAACTATAGGATAGGATGGCTGCGGCTGTTAGGTTCATATTTATTCTCTACTTTGTGGTTTCTTGAATATCGCTGATAGTTCTATGTCGGCGTACCATCGTTCTTTGCCGGATTCGAGCACCTTAAACTCTTTTCTTGCCTTGTCAGCATAGCCAACAGCATACTTGATCTCTTTAACTTCCAGAACTAAGGCCGGTATGGTTTTGTTATACCGCTCGATGGTCAGCAGGTCGCCTACTCTCACCTTGTCAGACAGGCGAGACGATGATAAGGTCTTCTTCATTAAACTTCATTCTCTCTCGACTTTTAAGCCACTTAACTTCATACTCTCGACGGCGGCCATCCGGGTCACTGATGCTTGTGACGATCCCTGCTCCGTGTGTGCGCCTATACGCTCGGCCAATACTGGCGGGGGCGCTAAGCCTCACAACGTCACCGACGCATGGCCGACGACGTTGTGAGAAGGCTTGAGTGCTCATTGGTCATCACCACCACCAAGGATCTCCACCAAGTGTTCAGATACCTTTGCTCCGTCCTTTGTTTCAGCCTTATGGAGCGATACCACGTTGTTAATGTTGTCGGTATCGCCCAAGACGCTCCACAGCTTCATAGCTACCTCGGAAGGCAGAGCAACGAAGTATTCAGCAAGGTTGCTGATCTGGTCGTCGGACAAGTCAGGCTTGAACACACCAGCGGCATCAAACTTCTCGATCATCGCGGAGTGATCATTGATCCCCCACTTGGAAGTCTTGGAAAAGTCGCCCTTGTCAAGAATATCCTCAACCGATACTTGCCACTCGTACTTCTCAACGAAGTCACGGAGGGACACAGCAGCCTCAAAGCCAAGGAACGCAGTCGCAAGGTTGAACAGCATATCGCGATCCCCTTCCTCACCGAACACACCAGCCGGCTCAGCGGTTTGGCAGTAGCGATCCCATGAGCGGCGTGAAGGATAAACCTTGTTAGGCTCATAGTCACCTTCATGCTCAAGGTGGCCACGGTTATGGTTAATGAAGTCCCACACGATAGAGGGAATCCGACCATTGGCCCACTTGAGCCAGTCTTCAGTAGAAGGCTCGACATCGAACACGGTCCAGCGGTCAAGCTCGGCGGGGTCCATTTCGCCAACTTGGTACTGAGCGCCGTGCTCGCCACCATTGACAGCAGCGACGATCAGGGTCTCAGGGTGGAGGTTCCACCCGTTCAGCTTACGGCTATCAGTAAGCTCAAAGAGCCCCTGACGCACCTCCAAGGTGGCGCGATCCACTTCATCGAGGAATAGGCACACCGGCTGCTCGCAAGCCGTCACAAGCCAGTCAGGGGCGTTCCACGTAGTAGCTTTGCGACCATTGATCTGTGTGTCTGCTGTGTCGGGCAGACCAAGAAGATCACCCTCGGTCATCTGCGATGCGCGGCGCTCTACCACTGGTAGCTTGCGCTTCTCCGCGATCTGATAGACGATCTGAGACTTACCAACCCCATGCTTGCCACGGATCAGCACCGGAAGGCGCGAGTTGAGGACGTGGGGAGCGACAGCGAGGAAGGTTGCGAAATCGATGGTCATAGTGGTTTTTCTCCGGGGAGGGTTGGTGGCTTTTTGTTCTTACTCTATAAATATAACACCAAATGGGCTATACGTCAAGTTTTTTGTTGTCAAGTAAATGTCAGAGGTTTTTGTTATCGGATGACAACTTTTCTTTCTCTTTCTTACCCTTATAATATAACCGCTCTCGCCCATAAGTCAAGGCGAGAGGTGTCAGGGAAATGTCAAGAGACTTCATAATGTTCTTCAAGTCCGAGATCGCGGATCACTTCTGCCGTCACACCGCGTGGCCACGTATAGTTGTGGCCGCGTTGCTTTTCATACTTGTTACCCTTGGTCGGGAAGTGGGCCGCAACGTCGATAGTAGAAGGCTCACAGTCCAGCCAGCCAGCGGCCGGATCGAGCGATGGGATAAGCGAAGCGGTTGGCTCAGAATGGTTCTGAAGTTCTGCATGGCTACATGCTTCGTTAAAGTTTTCCCGTAGGCTCACGATCTTGTCGCGAGAGGTCCAGCGGCCTTGATTGGCTGCACCAAGTTTCCGAGCATCAACATGATATACCCACAACCCTGCGCGGTTAGCAGTAACCGTGTTCCAATCTACACTCTTAACATAGCGGAGTGTTGTGTGTGTCCCCCACTCATTATCAGCGTTATATCCGCGTGTGCGGATAGGGATCATTGAACCCACACCGATGCCAGTCTCGCGGGCATCTTCAAGCACACCAGCACGAACACGGCGGGATTCCTCGATGAATACCAGCTTGTCACGCTCGACAACCCCACACACTCGGCGGGTGTGACCTCGCTGAGAGCAATAACCGCAAGTCACTTTCTTCATGCGCTCGGCTTTCGCCGTCTTGTTCTTCACCTTCTCGCCTGTCGCGGGATCGATCTTGGTGCGCTTCATGTATACAAGACGGTACCGCTCGGCTTGCTGCAAGTAGTGGTCAGGACGGGCTTCATCAACTTGCGCGGCAAAGCCCAGATTATCATTATAGCGGCGCAGCACCATCGCGGTATAGTCAGAACACTTGCGCTTGTTATGGCCAGTAGTGTAGCAGTAAGAGCAGCGAACGGTTCCGTTGTATGACATAGTTTTCTTTCCTTTCTATACCTATAATATAACCGCTTTTAGCCCCTTGTCAATGGCAAAGTTGTCAAGGGAATGTCAAGCGTGAGTGGGGCTATGAGTGGCTCAATGGTTGGATCGAACACACTACCAGAGCCGGGGGCACAAAGAATCGAAAGCACAGTTAGAAGCGTCATTATTCGTCACCTACCACTTTGCAGGATCATTGGGTGGTGGAGCCCATACATCAACGTCCTGATTTTTGGATCGATTCTTCGGTGTTCCAGGAGATATAAACTTTAACGCACGTCGGCTGGCCGCTTGGCTTGTCGCCTTCATCTTCTCGCGGGCCTCTACACCAACACTAAACATCTGCGTTTCCGCATTGATCTCAGCATCGATCCCCCATCCATCATCGCGGCGGCAGTCCTGTTCGCGAATGTCATCTGCGATCTCATTGATCTCGTCGATGCACACACCCTCGCGGATCGAATGTGGGGCTCTGGTGAAGTGTTCAAGAGCCTTCATCACTACCTCGATCTCACTGTCTGTCAGTTCTATTTTCATTCTACCATCCAAGCGGGCATGCTGCCCAGTGAAAGCCGAGGGCAATAAGCCCTGTCCAGCAAGTTAAGTCTGCGATGATCGTGGCGATCATCATTCCGTTTCGTTTTTCAAGCATTTTTTGCCCCTTTCTATACCTATAATATAACACCGAATAGGGTAGAAGTCAAGGTTTAAGTTGTCAAGAGAATGTCAAGAGCTAACGACTTTTAGGTGTTCTGATCTTATAGTCTCGCGACCATCCCCGGCCCACTCCACGATCCACCATTCGGACGGTAGTGATAGGGCGCGCCTGATAATGATGCCGACTGGGCCGCGGCCTTTGCTCGGTGCGCCGTAGTGATTTCTTCGGACCAAGTTACCGACTTTCACTTACTACCTCCAACCAAGATTCGGGTTCCCAGTCCGTCTTACCTGACCCCTTAAACCATTTTATACCTATCTGTATAGGACCGGTATCGGTGTATTTAGGATACCTGCCCATCACAATGCCGACAAGTCCCGTATTATGGGTTTTCATTCTCACCAGATCACCAACCTTCATCGCATCCCCGTAAATATGCGGTCAGCGAAACGCTTGGCATTACGAAGATTTGGCATGTCGGTCATATCCCGGACCTGTCCAGAATCGGGATCGTCAAGGTGTTCGATGGATTCCTTCATAAACTTGCGGAGCATCTTGATAAACTCAATCTTGCTGAACGATTCTTTGTGTGCGGTAGCGTTCCCCGAATACTTTGTGTGCATGATACGCACCATCTTTAGTGCATCGTGGATGCCTTCTCGGTCGCTGGAGTCT